AAACCAAATTACTTTAGTTAGTGGATCATTAACTACTGAAATCCAAAATAGAATCAATGCAGATAATAATCTACAAAACCAAATTACTTTAGTTTCAGGTTCATTAACTAATGAAATTCAAGACAGAATCAACACAGATAATAATCTACAAAACCAAATTACTTTAGTTTCAGGTTCTCTTGTAACTGAAATTCAAAACAGAATCAATGCAGATAATAATCTACAAAGTCAAATTACTTCAGTTTCAAGTTCATTAACTAATGAAATTCAAAATAGAATCAATGCAGATAATAATCTGCAGAATCAAATAAATCAATTAGCTGCAAGCGGAAGTGTAAATAATTGGACATTAACTTCTCCGTTATTATTAAATTCTTATCCTATAGTTGAAACTTTTACAGCAGGAGAAAATCTTAGTGCAGGAAATGTTTGTTATTTAAAAAGCGATGGAAAATTTTGGAAAGCACAAGCAAACAGTGAAAGTACTACAAAAGGATTGATTGCTGTTGCAAGTTCTTCTATTTCTGCTAATAATGTAGGGAGGTTTGTTTTATTTGGACCTTTTATAACATCTGGTATAAGCGTAGGAAGTGTTTATTATATTAGTCCAACTACTGCGGGAGGTATTACAACAACTGTTCCTACTACTTCTGGACAACAAGTTAGAATAGTTGGCTATGGGCTTACTTCAAACATATTATTTATAAAACCAAGCGATGTATATTTGGAGATTGCGTAATGAAAGTATGGTATGTAACATCAAATTTAAATCAAGCAAGATGTTATTTAGGAGGGGGAGGAGGATGGGCATCTGCATTTGCAATTGGAGGGAGAACTTCTACATCTAGTGGTACTTTAACGAGTGTTGAGCTTTTTAGTGGTAGTACCTGGTCTTCTCTTGCTTCATTAAATTTACAAAGATGGGGAATGGGTGTTACGAGTAGTCCTGGGTTTATACTTTCTTTTGTAATAAATGGGGATGCAGATGCATATACATATACAACGGAATACTACAACGGAGTGTCTTGGGAATATAGTAGTAACACAAACGTCGCGAGAAAATATTTAGGAGCGATAGGAAGGGCAGACGGAAGTTCAGTCATTTTTGGAGGGTATGCAGCATTATACACTTCTGAGTTATATTCTGGAGTATCGTGGACAACTGGGCCTAACTTAAGCATAGGAGTAAGATGGCCATTAGGAGGAGACGGATATGTAAATACAACTCAAGGATTAAAAATAGGAGGATATGATGGATCTAACTATTATAGTGTATGTGAAAGATATGATGATACATCTTGGGTAACAGTAAATAGCTTAAATGTTGCAAGAGGTTATGGAGGAGCGGGAGGTACAGGAATTTCCAATATAATTGTATTTGGTGGTTATAATTCTACAAATAGAGTACTTTCAAGTACAGAAACTTTTAATGGCACTTCTTGGGCAGTAGACTCTGCAACACTTAATGTGCCACGATATATATTAGGGGGAGCAGGAGATAGTGATTATGCATTAAGTTTTGGAGGATACAATGGATCTTCTGTATTAAACACTACTGAGTTATATCGAACTTCTGTAGGGTGGTCTGGAAAAATTTGGGGAATTTCTTCTATTTCTAAAATAATAGGAGTTAGTAAATCTTCAATATTAAATGTAAAGGTCTCATAAAATGCAAGTTTCTCCTATAGCATATCAAATTTGTAACAAATTGGGTTTATCTGGAGATTATTGGACAGTCTTAACACAAACCCTTATAAATCTTACCAGATCAACAAGAATGGTAATTTATGACTATTTAAGTTCTAAACTTTCTTATTTAAGATCTTACAAAGGGACTTTGAATACATTAAGTAATAAAGCAAATATATTATCTTCAAAAATTAACAATTCTATTAATGCTTTGAATATTATACTATCTCCAATAAGAAATACTTTAAAATCTATTCCATTAGAAGTTTTAGGATTACAAGAAATTCCAGAAGTTGCAGATTTGTTACAAGAAATAACAACAAAAGTACCTCTTAAGATACCTTCAAACCAAGCTACAATAATATCTAACTTAGCTGATTTTGATTTTTTAGAAGGAGTAGAAACTTTTGCAGATTTACAAGATAAAATAACAGAACTCTCTTACAGAGCTTCAAGAGCAACTGCTTTATCTACTTACGTAGAGAAAGTTACCTTTATGGCAGATGAACAAATGAAAAAACTTGAAAATATACTATATATTATAGTAGAAATAAATAATATAGAAGGAACGTCCTAATGGATTTATTAGGAATAACCATTTGTGATCATATTGTTGGAGATCCGATTGAAAAATTTACTTTAGAGAATTGTCCGAAATGTAATGGTAAAGGAGTAGTAGGAGACATCAGTTTTGATAGTAATGGTAAAGTAAATACCGTAGGAGGCATAGAACTATTAAAACAAAAAATAAAAAAGATTTTAACAGAATCAACAAGAGATACTGGATATGGATTTAATTATAATATGTTAAGTTATAATGATAAGTTAAAATCTGGGGTTAAAAGTGAAATATATAGATGTATTAATTATTTAATTAACTTACAAAAAGAAAAAGAGAAAGAAGGATTCTATTACTTACCTACAGAAAAGATTGATAGTATTGATAAAGTCGATATACTTGAGAATCCTGATCCAAGGAAAGTAGAAATACTAATAGTCTGTAAAAGTACTTCAGGTAAACAAGCGGAAATAAACTTATCTTTAGAGGTATGAAATGGCAAGAACTTTTTCTAATATTGTAAATTCAATGATCTCTTTTATAAAAAGTGTAAAACCAACTATTGATACAAGTGAAGGGACGATTGTTAGAGATGTAATAATTGATGCTCCTTCTCAAGAGCTTGCAAAAATTTATTCCGAAATGGATACAATTTCTTTAAGTCAATCTCTTCTTACAGCTCCAGACTCAGTTCTTGATAAAATAGCTTCTAATTTAGGATTAGTTAGGAAAAATGCAAGACAGTCAAAAGGATATGTAACATTTTTCAGAAATACTGCACCTAGTTTTGATATAACAATTCCTGCTGGTACAGTAGTATCTACATCTCCTACCAATACTACGGAGGCACAGCGTTTTGTTACATTATCAACTGTTACAATGTACACAGCGTTTTCACAAACCTATTTAAATCCCAACACTGGTGTATATGAAGTAACTGCGCCAATTGTATCTGTATTTCCGGGTGCAAATAGTGTTGTTGGTCCTTTATCTATTAATACTATTATTACTCCAATTACAGGAATCGAAGGATGTTATAATAAAGAGTCAACTACAGGAGGAATGGATAGAGAAGACACAGAAACTTTTAGAAATAGGATTGCTTTAAAATGGAAAGGAAGTAATTTAGGAACTTTAAGCGGATTATTAAGTGATGTCTTAATGTTTTCAGAAGATGTAATTGATGCAAAAGTATTGGGGCACAATGATGTAGGGAGAGAAGATGCGGGAGCAGTAGATGTTTATGTAAAAGGATACAGAATAAGTAATACTCAAGAAGTTTTTTCTGCAGTATTAAATCCTTCATTTGACGAAATAGTTTTATCTAATCAACCCGTAAGAGAAATTTTTTATATAGCTCAAGGAGGAAGTGAGATTACTACTAATTATAGTTTTGTAAAAGACTCTGGAGCTTATGCGGGTTCAGTTAAAGGAAACGACAAAATAACCTTTAGTCCTCCTTTATTTTCTTCTTCGGGATCTGTTATAGTAAATTACTCTTATAATTCTCTTATATCCGATTTGCAAAATTACCTTTTAAGAGAAGACAAATTAATTCAAAATGTAGATATTTTAGTAAAAGAAGCAATTGTCGTTCCTATTGTCTTAAATATAACAATTAGAGCTTTACCTGGTTATGACCAACTCAGTCTTGAAAGTTTAATTAGAGATGAAATATCTTCCTTTATCGACAGTTTACATATAGGACAAGAATTACAACAAGCCGATATTGCAAGAGTAATTCTCAATACAAATGGAGTTGATGATGTAAAGCTTCCATTTAATGAATTTAAAAGTGAAGATAATAGTATATTACCCAATAACTTTGGAAATCTTGAAATTCCGTTTAATTGTTTTCCTACACTAAGTAATTTAACTATAAATTGGTTTACAGTATGATTTTTATAAACTGGAAAGATTACGCAAACAGAAGTATAAACAGAATCCTATCTAGCTTATTTTCTTATCTTTCATCTCGTTGGTATCCTGTAAATATTATTGGGTCTAATATATACAATATACTAAAAATGTATGCAGATCAAATATCTTCTGCTTCTATCGAAAGTTTTCAATTATTTAATGATCTTTTTATTGAAGGAGTAAGAACTACTCCTTTTCCTACTGACAGAAGTAGTAGTAAAATGTATGAGAACTTTGGTTATTTATTTGAAGTTAGTAAAAATATAAGTCAAGAATATGAAATTCATAATTATATTTTACAAGGATACAGACAACAACTTCGATTTATATCAGAGGCTCTCTTTGATAGTACTACAATTAAAAGTATCCATCAAGTAGGACAAGCTTACAACGGAGTTTCTCCTTTAGTCAGAGAGTCTGTAAGAGATGTTTTAGGATGGAAGTTACAAACTGTTACAGGTTCTATATTGAGTACAGGAGATAATTTAGTAATTCTTGATGCAGAAATACCTAAAAAAGGAAATCTTTACTATACTAATCTTCCGGCGAGTGTAGGAGATCCTTATTTATATACATATTCTAAACTTGGTTTTAATACGAAATTGTTAGGAAAGAAACGTTATAATAGTGGAATTAATTGCACTTTATTCTTAGATAGTACTATTGCTACAAGTAGTATAGTTCGAAGTATAGAAAATTCTATTAATAATGTTTTAAAAGTAGATATAATTCCTTATTATGATGTTTCTGATAAAATATCTATATGGAAACCTTCTCCTATGAGTATACCTTCTTATTCTTCTGACTTATTTATGTATGCAAGTGGAGGGTACATTTATAATACTCAACAAGTTCTTTTTTGGAGAGATCCAATATATGAGACAGATCCTCACGTTTCTTTAATAGATATTCCTTCCTATAAAGGCGCTTTAACATCTGGTTATTTAGGAATTGTGGATATAAACCCTGACATTACTTATTATTATGATTGGTCTGTTTTACTAAGAAATGACGCAAGATATAAAGTTTATATGAGATCTTATCCTGGACAACCAATTCCAAGAACAGTTTACTTTAGAGAATATTTACCAGGATATAATAAGTTTAGTCTTTTATCTGACATAGAATCTTCAAAAGATTTACAACCTATTAATCACTTAATATTTAATAAACTAAATGAAGTAGAAGATATTTCGACTGTAAATAATTTAACTCTTTGGACTAGTGGATCTTTTAAAACTACTTACATAAGAGGAAGAGAACCTTTAAAATTAGGGTGGAAACTAAGTTCTGGGTCTTTAATTTTAATATATAATGATGTCGCTTTGGATTTATCTCAAACTAACTTTTTATGGGAAGGATGGATTTATGGAATAGATACTACATTTCGAGGTGTATTTGTTTATAAATATGAAGATCTTCCTTCTCCTCACGAAATGACTGTTATACCGGAAAACAATGGGTATTCAATAGCGATAGAATCATATGATTTTCTTAGCGGGTTTTTTAGCTTTAATATAAACAATAGTGGTAGTATTACTACTGTAAGGGCAGATATTTCAGAGTATCTTGAAGAATTACCATATAGACCTCATTATTTTGCATGTCTAGGTATTGATAATGTTATTTATTTACAAGTAGATGATAATTTAATATATTCAGAACAAATAACAGGAAGTATTCCTTCTATACCATCTGGGTATTTAAGAATTGATACTAATTCTATAGGAATAGGATTTGATGAAATAATGTTAAGTACAGGAAGTATTGTTCCTGGAGAATTAAGAAATCGTTTTTATGATACATTGCCTAAAATAACATCTCGTAAAATAATGAACCAAGATACGATACATCAATTTCAATTTAGAATAGAAGCAAATGTAAAAGAATTTGAGTTGCATCAATGTTCTATTAGAGGAGTAACTACATCTTCTATTCCATTACCTTATTTTAAAATAGCTCACGAAGCATCTGGGTATGGTGATATATATTCCGAAGATTATGGAATATACCTATAAAAAGAAAGGAGGAGTTTATGAAAAAATTATTATATTTTCTTTTATTTGTAGTTTTAACTTATATAAATGTAATTTCACAACAACGATTTGATCCACCTTCATCAAGAACACAATATTATAAATTAAGACAATGGGCTCAATCAGCAAGACCAAGTGCAGACTCGCTAAATAAAAATTGGACAGATATTGATAGTTTACTTAACGAATTAATTGTTTTTACAGATCCAAATCAATTACAAATAATAAATGATACTTTAAAGTTTTCTCCTTCTTTTTCAGGACAAAACTATTTTGTGGTTAACAAACAATATGATACTATTTATGTACAAGGCATTAGACCACAAGATGTTGTTGTTGTAACTATATTAAATACAATACCAGATCCACAAGATGTATTAGGAGTTAGGATTGAAACCGATCGATTTATTGTATCTAGACCTTCTACAAGTACAAGAGAATTATGGTATTGTTGGATTTGGATAAAGAAATAAAGAAAGAAGATACTATATGAAAAGAATCATAATTATCATTTTATTCTTATCACAAAATTTATTAGGACAGTTTGCAGGAGGAAGTGGTACTCAAAATGATCCTTATCTTATTTCTACCGCTCAACAATTTAATCAAATTCGTAACCAAGGTTCTAATACAACTGTTTATTACAAATTAATTAATGATATAAACTTAGATGATTTAGGAGTAGGTAGCGGAGGAAATTGGACTCCAATAAATATATCTGCACGAGTATCTCTTGATGGAAATGGTCATGTTATAAGGAATATGAAAATGTATTATGAAGTTACGAGTGGTAATTATATAGGTCTTTTCTCAGGTGCTACTACTATTAGAGTATTCAATTTATCTTGTAAGAATTTTGAAATAGTAGACTCTACTTTAAATAATAATATGACAAATTCCTACATAGGATTTATTGCTGGAAGATTCGGAACTTCTTTTTCTGATTTTAGAAATTTATTGTATAGAGTAATAGTTGATTCTTCAAAAATAATACTGAAAGAAAATTATATTAACATGCAAAATGGAGTCGGTGGAATTATAGGATATATTGGTACTACTACTTTAGATAGCGTAAAAGAATGTGCGATAAGAAATACTCTTATATGGACAGCAGGGGATGGGACAAGCGGCGCAGGATTTTCAACAGGGGCAATTTGTGGTACAATTGTAGAAGGAGTAATTCAAAAATGTTTTGCAGAAAATGTACATATAAAAGGAAGAAGATACTTAACATCTTCTGGAAATCTTGGAGCGTTTTTAGGATATATAGGATATTCTGCAAGTTCGAGTGGAAACGTAATAATAGAAGATTGTTTTTTCAAAGGTAAAATAACATTAACAACTAATTCTGGAGGAGCTACTGTAGGGTTTGTTACAGGAGTAGGATATTCAGGCGGAAGTCCTAATTTAATTATAAGAAGGTGTTATAGTACCACACAATTTGAAGGACCCGCGGGAGGTTTTACTAAATTAGGATGGTCTGGAGTTTCTCAAAACATATTCTATTCATATTTTAATTATGAAATTTGTGGTACTCAAAAAAGCGCTTCTGTTTTAGTAAATTCTGATTCTGCTATAGCGAAGCTAACTGCAGAAATGAAAACTCAAAGTACTTATACAACATGGGATTTTGATAACACTTGGGCAATCGATCCTTCAATAAATGAAGGATATCCTTATTTAAGATGGGCTCCATTAACAAAGTATGACACTTTAAAGTTTTTAAGTCCTTATCAAAATTCTTTATTTGTACAAGGGGATACTGTAAAGATTAAATGGTATTCTTCGAGAGATTCTGTAACTTTATTTGTATCTTTTTTGCAAGATTCTATTAATGTTTATAATAATACAACTTACCTTCTTCCTTTACCAGACTCAGCTCATAAATTTAACTTTACTATTATTGGAAAACCAATTACAAAAAATAATGTTGTTCCAATACCAGATACTTTATTTTTAAGTTATCTGCCAAATAGATATGTAGAAATTGATTCTTTATATATAAACATATACGTTTTAAATCCAGTAAATTCCGGAAATTTTCAAAAAGACCTTAATGCAGTATTATCTTCAATGATTGTAGATACTGTAATACATGCAAAGATACTAAGCGTAGGATTAGATACTTTGGATGTAATATTTGTAACTCCTGATAGTATATTATATAGAGTTGGCTATTATAAAGTACAAGATACTACTCAAATACCGAATATTACTTACGTAGAAATTCCTTTAAGAATGTTTAGAAAAGGAATAGATGCTTGTGGTATGGTTAGAGTAGGAGAAAAGATGGCAGTAGTAGCTACTACTCCTATACCAGAAGGAGGGTCTAGTATAACAGGATTTTCTGGTACATTAGGAAAAAGTGGAAAATCGAGTGGAGTATACTCTGGAGCATTTACTTATTTAGATATAGAAAAAGTTCTTAACTATCGTTTTGAAAGAATAAAAGTCGATATAAAGAAGGGCAAAACTTTGCCTAGTCCTTGTGGTTCATATTTTTGTTGTAATTACGTAGGAGGATTATTCTCTGGAATAATGTACATAGACTTAACTTGTGGATGGTATTCAAGTCCTCAAGGATGGACATCTAAAGATGGAAAAATGGTGGCGTGGGGGTACAACTTTACGGGTAAGAAAATAGAGCTTCCTATTTGGATACAACCATATCACAATAAAATAGTCTTTGAAGAAGAGTATCATTCTGATTTTGTTTTACAAAGAAGTTGGTATACTTTTAAATACAAAGTAATAACAGTTTATGGTAGTACTACTTTTGATTGGAGTTGGTTTGACCCAGGTCGGTCTTTTTCTCAAAGTCAGGTTTTTTCTGATTATAATTATCATCCTACTTCAGTTCTTGTAAAAAATCCTTTTATATTCTTTGTTAATGAAAATAATGAATTGGTTACTCAAATAATCTTACCACATAAAACTTATGAGATTAAAACTTTCTTACCAGAATTATCAGAAAGAGGATTTCAACCACCATATGATATAGAATTCGAAATAATAGAAGGAAAACCCGTTTTATCTATATCAGATTCAAGAGATAATGCATTAGTAATGTTATTAGACGATCTCTTTAAACTATCTACAGAGGAGATAGAGAAGTTAGTTAATCCAGTTTTTATGACAAAAAAGATAAGTGTTAATATTATCAATAAACAATATTTATCACAGGATGTAATAAATTATTTATCAGAAAAGATACAAAATTGTGAATTTATTTATAATAGCAAAAGAAATTATTTTAGAGGAATACATCCAAAAATTTGGAAATATGGTAATCCTCAAGGAGAAAAAAATTAATAAAGGAGGTTCAAAATGGAGAGACCTTATTTTTTTAATGATCAGTTAGTTTTAAGCGAAGATTTAAATAGTATAAGTGATAGTCTTATTGGAAACTTGCAAAATGTAATAAGATCCTTTTTAGGAAGAAGCGGGGGATACAATGAAGATCAACTTGTAACATATGGTAAAGATAAAGGCGGGGTTATAGGAAGTCCCTCAGAACACACTATGAATAAAAATCTAAAAGTAGTAAAAGTTCAAGATGATACAATAAGAATATATCCAGGGGCTGCTATATTAGATCCTGGAGAACTTATAGTTTTACCTGGAATTCTTACTATATCTAAAGGAGAGTCTTCACTTTATTATAGATGGACTTCTTCTCCTAATGATATTAATTATGTTAAAATTTCCTACGCAGAAGCTACTGGTAGTTTAAAAGCGGATGACTTAGGTGTATTACATCCTACAAGATACTATAGGTCTTTCTTTGTTTCAATAGATAATCTTCCTCCATCAACATCTTCTGAAATATTATTAGCAAGATTTCAAGCAGATGGTAATGGTAATATTGATTCAAGTGGTATAGAAGATACTAGATTGTATACAAAATGGTTTACTACTGCAGATTCTGTTGGAGTAGACCCTTATAAAGTTCCAGTACCTACTCACAAATCAGTTGCAGATCATATATATTCAACAGGGTCTGCAACTCCAACACCAAACAATCCTCATGGATTAAGTTTTGACGATCTTGGAGGAGATTTAAAATTATTACAAAAACGACACGCAACAGATTTACATGTAAATGGAATTATCCCTATTGGAGTAAGAAACCAACAGACTCTTGATAGTTATAAAGGAGTAATCAATGATCAATATATTGGAGCATATATTTCTTTTAATCCTCCTTCTAATGCTTTTTTGTTAGTAAATGGTAATGTAATAACAGGAAGTTTACCTATTTTACGTGCATCTGATGCTCCGTCTGACGGTTTATATTTTGCAGTTGTAAACTCACAAGGAGGAGTTGAGTGGAAAGAATTTGATAGTTTTTTCCTTACTTATATTGATAATCTTTTTTCATTTAACTTAAATGGATATCATTATAGTACAGGTCATAAAGGAATTGAATATTATCCATTAGGAGTTGCTGAAATAGCAGATGCGGGAGATGATATATTATCATGGACAGATTGTAGAACATTTTATGGAAATAATATACTTGACATTGCTGCAGATTATGAAGAGGGTGTACAAAATCCTTCTACATCTGAGTTAACATTAACTAGTTCTCTTAAAGATACATTGCAAAGATTACGCTATCAAATAGGAAAAGCACTTACTGGAACAGGCAGTAACTGGAAATCTTCCAATCCTTTAACAGCTGGACCTACTTCAGATGCAGATCCCTACCATACTCATTTGAGTTTGCAAAATAAGAGTGATATTTATGTTATTCCTTATAGTCTTTTTGATCCATATATACCACCTACTCCTGCAAACCTTGATTTTGATCAATTTCTTGATGTTTGTCAATTTATACCATGGCATAATATTACTGGTAATCAAATATCTCAAGCAGATATAATTACGGGTAATCCCACTTCTGGCACCGGAAGTTTTCAAATTACGATCAAAGAAAAAGGAATATATGAAGTAGCGCTTTGTAGTACTCATTATTGCTCTTATCAGGTTACGGGATCATATGGAATGATTATAATTAAGCCATATCCTTCTGGAAGTATGCAACAACCACAGTGGCAGGTTGCTGGTTGGTCTTTTGCTCAGGTAGACTCACATTACACATATAATTCTTTAATTACAAAAGCAATTGTAAATGTAGATGATACAAGTGGTATTTATAATAAGTTACTTGTAACTGGATATAATTATGTTACTCAACCTATCATTTGTATGAGAAACACGCGAAATTTATTTAATTTTAATGATCTACATGGAGGATATGCAACATATTTAAGAATAACTAAACTAAAGAATCAGTAAAATTTTGTATAATACAATTATTAATAAAAAAAAATTAGGAGATAATCGTGAAACTATTATTTATTACTGATGATATTCGTTTAAATACAGGAGTAGGAATACAAGCAAGAAAGTTGACCAAAGGATTAGCAAACTTAGGTTATGAAGTAGTAGTAATAGGGTGTGCATTAAATCATAAAGACCTAACTCCTGTTAAAGAAGATGTGTTAATATATCCAGTTAACATAGGTAGAGAGTATGGGGATAAGAACTTTGTAAGGTATGTTATTGATAAAGAGAAGCCCGACTTTATAATTCCTTTTTCTGATCCTCGATTTTTTGGATACTTATTTAAAATGGATGATGAAATCAGAGAGTATAGTAGAATAGTATTTTACCATACTTGGGATAATGACCCTTTTCCAAAATTTAACCTTCCTTTTTATGAATCTTGTGATGCGTTAGTAATGATTTCAAAATTTTCTTATGAATTAATGAAGGAAAATATTAAAGATAAACCAATTTATTGTGTTCAACATGGGTTTGATCCTACAGAATTTTATCCTTTACCACAAAACATTATTAGAAAAGAAAGAGAAAACTTAAAAAATCTTGTAAATATGGAAAATCTTGAGTTCATTATATTTTGGAACAATAGAAATATTATAAGAAAAAGAGTAGGAGATGTTTTAATGATTTTTAAAGAATTTCATAAAACTCATCCACACTCTTTACTTCTTATGAATACTGATCCAATAGATGTTGAAGGTATAGATATACTACAATTTCATAGAGATTTAGGATTTGAAAAAGTTCCAGTTGTTTATAATTTTGAAAAAGTAAAGTCTGATAGGTTAAATTTATTCTACAATATAGCAGACGTAACGTTTACGATAACTTATAATGAAGGTTTCGGACTTTGTGTAGGAGAATCTTTATGTGCAGGAACTCCTGTTGTTGCGACTAAAACTGGTGGTATGACAGAGCAATTAACGGATGGGAACAAAGTATATGGAATATTGATGGAACCCGATGTAAGAACTTTATTTGGAGTTCCCGGTGCATCTTATATATATCAAGATTATGTTTCATTTGACACTGCAATTAATTCTTTGCATACTATGTATAAAGAGCGCAAAACATTAAAAGAAACTATTGGAAAAGAAGCAAGAGAACACATCATATCTCATTTTCATATAAATCAAGTAATAGAAAAATGGGATAAAATTTTAAAAGAACTTTATGAACAACCAAAATCTTATAAAAGAGTTAAATTAACAACAATATAAAGAGAGGAATTATGAATAAACCGAATATTGTTTTAAGAGCTCCAGTTTTTTCTCAAAGTGGATACGGAGCTCACAGTAGAGATATTGCTATTTCTTTGTGGAATAGTCAAAAGTTTAACATTGCAATTTTACCAACTCAATGGGGTGGATCAACAAATACTGCGGATACTATTCCCGTAAAAGATAAAGAAGTACTGTTATTTATGTGTAATAATGTTATACACAAATATGTTCCTTTTATATTTGTACATGTTGGAATACCACCAGAGTTTACAAAAGTAGGCAATTTAAACGTAGGAATTACAGCAGGTTTAGAGTCAAACAAAATACCTAAGGAGTGGGTAGATAAGTGTAACTTAATGGATTTAGTAATTGTTCCAAGTAATTTTCAAAGAGATGTTTTCAAAAATAGTGGGGTTACTACTAAGATAGCAGTAGTAGAAGAGGGAGTAGATACTAGTATTTTTAATAATAATCCAGTTAATTCCGATGTCTTTGTATACAAACTTTTAGATGATTTACCGTGCGAAAAAAACTTACTAGGTGTAGGTCAATGGTTGCAAGGAGGAATCGGAGAAGACAGAAAAGGGATAGGGTTGCTACTAAATTTGTTTGTAAAAACTTTTGAAAATAACAAAAAAGTAGGTTTAGTATTAAAAACACAAATTTCTAATAATTCTTCTTATGATTACTACCATGTACAACAAAGAATTAAATCTATTAAAGGAAACGCTTTATATCCTAAGATAACTTTATTACATGGAAACTTAACAGATGAAGAAATGGCAATTGTTTATAAACATCCTAAAATAACAGGGTTTGTATCTCTAACAAGCGGAGAAGGATGGGGAAGAGGTATTGCAGAAGCGGTTGCGTGTGATTTACCCGTAGCAGTAACTGGTTGGAGTGGACATATGCACTTTATAAATCCTAAATATTTTAATGTTATAGATTTCGATTTAAAACCTGTTTCTAAAGGAGCATTATCTACTGGATTTTTTACACCAGATATGATTTGGGCATACCCTAACATCGAGGACGCAAAAAAGAAGATTAAAGACTTAATAGATAATGAAGAAGAAAACAGAAAAAAAGCAAAAGAAGCAGGAGAAATATTTAGAAAATCATTTTCAAAAGAATCTACTTATAGTAAATTAATTGACTTATTTAGTAACCTTTCTCAATCTCTTATTTCCAAAAGCTCCTTAGGAAATATATTGACTTTAGATAAGGTGTGATGTATGTCAACCTTTTTAAAGGTTGACATTCGAGATGCTTTAGCATCTCGAATACTTTAAATATAAATTTGTTCTTTGATTTTATTTTTTGTAAGAAAACTAACTTATTATATTTTAATAAGTTATAGAAACTATAAAAAGCATTTTTTTAACAGTTTTACAATCTTGAAAAAAATTTGAACTTAAATTATCTTTTAGGTTTTAACAATTTTTAAATTTTTTATTTCTATAAATTGTTATTTTACAACAAGTTATAAAAAAAATAAAAAGAAATGTAAATTTGTATGAAAAAATGCAAAAATCATTTGTATTATATAATCGCGCTTCGCGCGATACACATATAATTATTTATTAATATTAATATTATTATTATAATAAACGCCATATATAATACGATTATATAATACGATTATATAATAGGAATTCGTAATTTCGAATATGTTAAAAAGGAGACTTAGGAAATGAATTTGTCAATTATTATTCCAGTTTACAATCAGTTATTTTATACTAAGCAAGTTGTAGAATCTATACGTAGAGTTTTTTCACAATCTACTAAGATAAACAAACTCTTTTTAGTAATAGTAGATAATAATTCTACCGATGAGACTTTACAATATTTAAAGAGCAAAGAGTACTTAAAAGAATCTCCAAACTTTTTTCCTTATTTTATTCATAGTGATGAAAATTTAGGGTATGGAGGAGGTGCAAATTTAGGGATAAAATACATTTTGAGTTTAAAAGAAGACTGCGATTTTTTGATTATGAATAATGATATGATTCTCCTTGATGGATGTATTGATAATTTAGTTACTGCTGCATACTTAAGCAATGATATAGGAATTGTAGGAGGTAAATTATTATTTCCAGATGGAACTATTCAACATGCAGGTGCGTTTTTAAATGTATTTGGATGGGGACAACATATAGATGCTGGACTTCCTACTTCTTTTATTAATCAAATTACAGAAGTAGAGTATGTTACTGGTGCATTGTTTTATATAAAGAAAGAGGTAGTTGATAAAGTTGGAATTTTTGATAATATATTTGAGAGAGGGTACTTTGAGGAAGTAGACTATGTTTATAGAGCTAGAAAAGAAGGATATAAAACTGTATATACACCATTTGCACAAGCTATTCATTATGAAAACGTTACTTCTAGAGATATAGTTAAAGGAGATAGTGAAGATGTTAAGAAACAAATAAGTGATAAGAATCAAATTAAATTCTATTTAAAGAGAGAACAAGAAGAATATAAAAGTGATAATCCTTATAAAGTTTTGATATCCTCTGAAATATATGGAGAATGGTCTTTTTGTGGAGTAATGAGAAATTTAGCAAAAGGATTAAAAAGAAATGGAGTCGATGTTTCAATTGCTCCAGTTGAATATCATTATGATAAGAAAAATATGATTGATTGGGAAATTAAGGAGATGATTTTAAAACCTAATGATTACTGGAATAGAGTTGTTTTAAGATCTTCAGAAGGGGATCATATGTATTTAATGCCTCCAGGAAAACAACGTATTGCACATACTACAGGAGAAAGTACCAGAGTTCCAAAACAGTGGGTAGAACAATTAAATAACGTAGACAAAGTTTTTACAACTTCTACTTTTTTTAGAAATGTTTTATTAGAGTGTGGAGTTAAGACTCCTATTTTTGTGTTGCCAAATTCAGTTGATACTTCTTTATTCAAAAAAGAAGGAAGCAGATTGAATATAGATGGATTAAAAGGATTAAATTTTGTTTCTGTTTTCCATTTTGGAGAAAGAAAAGCCCCCGAAATTTTAGTAAAGGCATTTTGTAATGCTTTTACAAAGAATGATGATGTTACTTTAACTATTCACGCACTATCTATGAAGTTTGTTTTAGAACAAAAAGGAATGTCAATAGTTGATTGGATAAACTCTATTGTACCGTTTGAAAATCGTCCTTCTATACTTGTAACAACAAATTACATATCAGACAAGCTTATGCCAAATTTTTTAAGAAATTTTGATGTTTTTGTGTTACCAACAAGAGCGGAGGGATTTGGATTACCATTTATAGAAGCAGGTGCGCTAGGCATACCTTCTATAGCTACTGGTTATAGTGGATTATTAGATTATGTAGGAGAAGAAAATGGGTGGTTGATTGATTACAAACTTGTAGATATTCCTTTACAATACTTACCGTATTTTCATAATTATATAGGAGGACAATGGGCAGAACCTAGTGTTGATCATCTTACAGAGATATTTAGACATTTGTATAATAATAGAGAAGAAATAAAGAAAAAAGGTGAAATTGCTTATATAAAAGCACAACAATATTCAATTGAAAATATTGGGAAACTAGGAAAAAATTTAATTTTTGATAAGTAATGATAAAACATTTTTTTTTAAGAAAAAAATAAGAAATTTTGTGGAGGCTTTATGATATCTACAGAAGAGTTGTTGATTATACACGTACTTCCAGAAAATACGTCTCCTTGCGGAGGAATAAAAGTACATTATGATTTATCTGAGATAGAGAAAAAATTAGGAATTGAGTCTATTATATGTTTTCCTAATGTTAATTCGATTCCTCATTGGATGGCAAAAAGAGACACAGGAAGAATAACTTCATATAAAGAAGCTCAACAATATGCATATACTTCAAAGAAATCTGGTAAAAAAGTTGTAGTAATAGGGTGGGAAGATACTTATCCATTAGATTCTATGTTTAATGATTTTATTAAAGTTTGTTACATACAAGGGCATGTATTTTGGAATCCTATTTTGAATAATTACAGAGATAAACACATACTTTGTATTTCAGAGTTTGTGAGAAAGTTTATTTTGAGAGAAGATGCTCACGTTGTAGAGCCTTTTATAAGAAAAGATATTTTTTATCCGATGAATTTTAATTTGAAATTTTTTGCGAATCGTTGTAATGTTTTAATACAAAAAAGAAAAAATGGTGATAAAGTTAGAGAAGATTTAATAAATATTCTTTACTCTTCTAATAAATATTCTCCTACTCTTTTGAGAAGAGTTCAATTTTATACATTAGAAGATGTATCGGAGATTGCTTTCGCACATGTTTTAAGAGAACATGATGTTTTTATTGCTCATTCTTATCCAGAAGGATTTGGATTACCTGCATTGGAGGCAATGGCGTCTAATACTTTTGTAATTGGTTTTACAGGAGGTGGTGGAGAAGAATTTATGAAAGATGGTCAAAATTGTTTTGTTGTAAAAGACGGAGATTTAAATGCCTTAGCAGATTCTTTATATAATTTTTTACTTTTAGATAATCAAAAACTTGAAGTGTTAATTAGAAATGCATACAATACTTCTTTAAAGTATACTAAAGAAAATACAACACAACAATATTTAAGATTTTTAGAAAGGGTAGTAGGATGAAAGGAGATGATAAATATTTGGCTTTTATTTTTTACACATTTTATTTTTTAGGTGCAATAACAAGCAAAGAAGAAGAATTAAGAGTTAGAATATTGAATCCATGGGGAGTGATTTTTATTTTGTTTACTTTTATATATTTTTTATTGAGAGGAGTATTTGGAGCAGTAAAGGCTATTTTTATTATTATTCGAAATAGAACAGTATTATGGTAAAAGGGAGTGAATAAAATGCCAGTATTTAGTTATAAGTGTATAAATGTTGATTGTTCTAACTACGAAGTAATAGTTAAAAGAGTTTCCTTTAAGTTTTCTTCAGATGAAGTTTGTGAAATTTGCAAAAAACCTTTAAAAAAAGTTTACAATTTTTTTAATGTAAGTGTTAAGTCTTCTAATAGTGATAGTGTTACTAATATAGGTAAAATTATAGAGGAAAAGAATAATAGTTTGAAGAAAAAATGGGAAGCTTATAGTTACGAACAGAAATCTTTAAGAGAAAAAATTTCAGAAAAACTTAAAGAGAGGAAAAAATGAGTCTTGGAGTATATCAATTTATAAGAAATGGAGTAATTTATGATTATCCATTTTTAGAATCTTTAGAATCTGTAGTACCAATTGCAGATCAAATAGTAGTTTGTGAGTGTGAAAGCGAAGACAATACATTAGAATTATTACAACAATTTCGAGAAAAGTATAAAGATAAAGTTAAGATTGTTAGACATTCGTGGGCAAAACATTTTACAGAGTTATCTGTAATTGGGAACTATGCAGCACTATTTTTAGATACAGATTTTAAGTGGCATGTTCAATCTGATGAAGTAATACATGAAAACCAATATAATAATATTAAAGCATGGATTAAATTAGTTGAAAAACATAATTTAAATGTAACTGCACTTACGACCAAGTATATTCATTTTGTATGTAATTATGAAACAACATTTCCTTTTGTTTATGATGAAATAATAAGAATACACAGAAGGGGGAGTAATTGGATGTTAGTAGAGGATGCGCATCAATTAGCAGGAGGGGTAGAGCGGGAGGTATTACATACGGATATTACAGTTTATCACTATGGTAAAGTTCATTCTGGTGAAAAAGGATGGAAGAAAGAGTGGGACTTTCAACAATTATTCAAAGATATAGGATTTCCCGATCCAAAGATGTTAGAAATGAAAGAAAAATTAGGAAAAGAATATTGTGATTATTTATTTTTATTTGAAAAAGACATTATAGAAAATAAAATAAAAAAGTTTACTGGAACTCATCCAAAAGTTATGCATAAAAGAATAAAAGAGTTTAAGGATAATAATTACGAACAATTTGTTTCTAAAATAAAAGAAAATTTAAGGATACAATATGAAAGTTAATTATGAAAAATATAAAGATGTGTTTGAAAAACACGGATTTAAGTTAGGAAGATTATTATCTTTTTCTAAGGGTTTATATAAAACTTTGTATCCTAAAAATTTTGTTTTATTTAATGCTAATATAATTACAAGGAACACGGGAAAAATTTGGTATGGGGATTTAGATCTTACAAAAGACGAAAAAGTTTTAAAAAAGATATCCAAGGAGATTAACAAGGAGTTATTTGTGTTAAGAGAGATAGATTGTAGATTTGAAAACGAAAAATTACCTTTTAAGGTTTTGAAAAAGAGAGCAATTTGGAGCTCTAAAGAAGGGCTTTTAGTCAAGTCCTATCTCAAAAATTTTCTTTCTTCTTTAAAGAAAAAAGTTTAAGGAATAATTTATATGGAAAAAAAGAAAAACATTAATAGAAGATATTTACCTTCTATTAGTGATTTATTAGACAGACTTAGTATAGATTTATTGAAGATTGTTTTTATAGAAGATAAAAAAGATGTGTATGAAAAAGAGATAGATGATATATTACACGATATTGATCAGATACTAAGATCTTATGAAGATATTAAGATAACGTCTACTTTACTAAAGTCTCTGATAATTTTATCTCAAATTAATACTCATATATGGTATAATGAGAAATCAGTTAGAGAAGGGAAAGATCAAGATCTTTACAAGTTGAAGTTAACACACAGTTTAAATGGGATAAGAAACTTAATGAAGAACAGAATTTTATCAGAATTGAAAGAAGAGAAAGGATATGATTATAAAACAGATTGTTTAGCAGCTGAATTTAAAGAATGGAATTCTTTATGTAAATAGTATTTTAGATTATATAGAAAGGTTTATGAATATAACTATTGTATTATCTTTATTTTCTGATTCACGTAAGTATATTAATAGACTACCTTTAATTAGAAGATGTTTGATAAGTTTAAAAAATCAAACGTTTTCTAATTTTGATGTTATTGCTATTGATAACAATAGTTATGATGATACTAAATCTTTATTTTTAAAATACTTTCCAAATTCTTCTTATTTTGTTTGTAATTTACCTAAAAACCGTTCTGCGGTTCGTAACTTAGGAGCGTCCAAGGTTACTACTCCTTATATTATTTTTCTTGATTGTGATTGTATAACATATCCAAATTATGTAGAAAATTATGTAAGATACATAAACAATCATTCTTTTCAAGTTATTCAAGGTGCTTTTTACTCTTATTGGAAATACCTATATTTAAAGGATGAGTTTATAATCATTAATGATGGTAAAGAGATGATAGATTATTCATCTTTAGAAAAGATAGATACTTTAGTCAAATCTTTTTATGGATATCAAACAACTTCTATATCTTCTGATAATTCCAAGGAAGAATTTTATCATAAATGTGACTCTATTTTTTCTGGAAATTTTTGTATATTAAAAGAAGTGTTTGATAAAGTAGGAGGTTTTGATGAAGATTTTGCAGGATATGGATATGAAGATGCTATGCTAGGTCATACATTAATCTCCAATAAGGTAAAGATTGTAGGAGTTTTGAATACTGCTGTAATTCATCAGAATCACAGATGTGAAAATGATCTCTCTCACGAAGAAGATTGTAAAAATGCAGCAATTAATAAAGAATTATTGATAAAAAAGATGAGAGGAGAAAAATGATATACTTTATAACTGGAGGCACAGGGTTTGTAGGGAGTCATATGATTGATTTTCTTTTGAAAAAAGAAGAAGATTCTTTTATATATGTTTTGAAAAGATGGAGGAGCTCTAATAAAAATATTAAACATTTATTTAGTAATAGTAGAGTAAAATTTGTAGAAGGGGATTTACTCGATATAAAGAGCTTAATGGATATTATTAAAGGTTTTAAATCCTTGGACTATGTATATCATTTTGCGTCTCAAAGTTACCCTGCTTATAGTTTTCAAGCTCCAATAAGTACTTTAATGACAAATGTAATTGGCACTGTTAATTTATTAGAAGTTTTAAAAAATTTCAGAGATTTAGGTTTACACGATCCTCTTATAATTTCTGTGAGTAGTTCTGAGGTTTATGGAAATCCAACACCTGAAGAGGTCCCTATAAAAGAGACTAATTCTATAAGAGCTGCAAATCCTTATTCAATATCAAAAGTAGCTCATGATTTAATGAGTCAATATTATTATAAAGCATATGGAATGAGAATTATAGTTACTCGTATGTTTTCTCATGAAGGACCTCGAAGAGGAGAAGTTTTTGCTTTAAGTAATTTTGCTTATCAAATTGTTTCTCACGAGAAGTCTCAAGAAACAAAAGAGAATTATCTTATTAAAGTAGGAAATCTAAACTCTGTTAGAACATATTCTCACATAGATGATGCTATATATGCATATTATTTATGTGCAAAGAAAGGGAAAGTAGGAGAGATTTATAACATAGGAGGAAATTATACTTGTACAGTAGGAGATGCATTAGAAAATATGTTAAGTAAAAGTATTATTCCAAAAGAAAAGTTTCAAATAATAGTTGATCCTTTAAGAGTAAGACCTACAGATATAACTCTTCAGATACCAGATTGTACAAAATTTAAACAAGATACTGGTTGGAGTGCTAAGAAGTCATTAGATGATATTACTAATGATTTATTACAATATTGGAGAAAAGAATTATGATATCAATATTAATTCCTACGAGAGGCAGACATGAAAGGCTGCGCTCTTTAGTTAAGAACATTTTAAATACTTCATTATATTCTGAATCAAACGAAATTTGTTTTTACGCAGATGAAGACGATACAAGTACAATCAAAGAGTTAGAAATTTTATCAAGAGACTTTTGTGATGTTGTTAAATTTAAAAAGGGGCCTAAAGTTATTTTTTCGGATCTTTGGAATCAATGTTTAAGTATTGCTACTAAAGATTATTATATGATTTGCGGAGATGATGTTGTGTTTGAAACTCAAAATTGGGATGAGAAAGTATTGCGCGTTTTTAAAGATTTTTCTGATAAGATTGTTTATGTAGGTGTAAATGATGTAATACACAACGACGGGTCTTTAGCAGTACACGGAATTGTTCATAAGAATTGGGTAGATGCATTAGGATATTTAACTCCTAAAATATTTATTTATAACTATGCAGATAATTGGATTGATGATATTGCTAAGATGATAAATAGAAGGATTTTTTTAAGGGAAGTAATTGTTCGACACAATCACTGGATCGTTGATTCTACATTGTACGATACTACTTATGATTTTAATTTTAATAATTATAGAAGGCGTCAGCTAGAAGTTGATAATCTTTATAGAGAAACATTAAACCAACGGAAATTAGATGCAAAAAAATTGCTTGATTTTATTAATAATTTTTCTACGAGTAAAAAAGAAGGTGTATTATGAAAAAATTTATTGCTACAACTACTATTAATAATCTCGAAAAAACATCTTATACTTATTTTACAAAAAATCATCCAGATTGGACTTTGGTTATTTCAGGAGATAGCAAGACAGATGATAGTATATATGAAAAATTTGCTAAAGATAATAAAAATGTTGTATATCTAAGTTTAGATGATCAAAAGAAAATGTATAGTGATCTTCATTTTATTTTAAAAGAGAACACTGATACAAGAAAGATGTTTAGTATATATTATGCTTATACTCAAGGAGCAGATGTGATTGCGCTTGTAGACGATGATAATTATCCAATTAGGGCATGGGGTCAAAATATTTTAGTAGGAAAACAATCTAGATATACTTGTTATTTTTTAGATAGAGTAAATGCTCAAACAGTGGATCCTATATTTATTGTAAAACAACATCCTTACGTATGGCACAGAGGTTATCCTTTAAAACAACTGAAGTTTAGGAAATTCGTTAAAAAGAAACAAGTAAAAGTTACTCCTTATGTCCAGACTAATCTTTGGTATGGAGAACCTGATGTAGATGGTATATGCAGATTATTAAAATCAACAGAAGATTTTTTTAGTACAGATTCTAATATGAGTGTTTGTCCTTTTGTTACTTTACGGTTTTCTCCTTTTAATTCTCAAAATACTATTTTGCATAGAAGAATTGTACCTTACTACTTTTTGTTTTCTTCTCTAGGAAGAATGTCTGATATATGGATATCCTACTATATAGAGTCTTTATTTAAGGATCCTATCGTAGTTTATGATAAACCTACTGTTTTTCAAAGAAGAAATCCTCATGATATAATTTTAGATATTGTAAATGAAAAAAATGGATATTATAATAATGAAAAATTACTAAGTGACATTTCTAAAGATTCGTCATTATTTTTTAACTATATTACAAGTGATGAAAAAACATTTTATTTAGAATATTTAGATAAAATGAGGAAGCTTTTATGAGATTATTAATAACTGGTGGAAATGGTTTTATTGGAAGTAATTTTGATGTAGGTGTTAAGATTAGTAGAAAAGATTGTGATTTAATGAATTTAGATGAAGTTATAAAAGTGTTTTCTGATATTAAACCAGATGCTATAATTCATACTGCAGGCAAGATAGGAGGAGTGTATGGGAACATTAAAGAAAAAGGAAGGTATTGTTATGAGAATGTAGTTATTAATGCTAATGTATTAGAAGCTGCGAGAATAGTAGGGGTTAAAAGAGTATTATCTTTATCTTCTTCTTGCGCGTATCCCGTAGATGCTCCTATACCTTATAAAGAAATTGATTTTCATAATGGAATGCCTCATGAAGCACATTATGGATATGCTTATGCTAAAAGAGTGTTAGATATAATGAGTAGAACATATTGTGAACAGTATGGTGTTATTTACAATTGTTTAGTGTTATGTAATGTTTATGGCCCTAATGATCATTTCGGAAAAGAATCCGGGCATTTAGTTCCTAGTTTAATTCATAAAGCATATGTATCTTGGAAGAATAAAACTGATGCTTTTTGTGTATGGGGAGATGGTACTCCAATGAGACAGTTTATTTATGTAAAGGATGTTGTAGATATTTGTAAAAAGGCGTTATTAAAATTTACAACTCCAGGAATTTTAAATGTAGGAGATGAAAAAGAGTATACAGTTAAACAACTTGCAAAGATAATTTCTTCTAATTTTGATAATATTCCTTTTTACTTTGATGTAAATATGCCTAACGGACAGTTTAGAAAACCAATGAGTATAGAGTTGTTTAAACAATTATTTTCTAATTATAAGTTTACGAGTTTACAAGAAGGAATTAAACAAACTATAGAAATTTACAAAAAAGAGATGGAGAAATGAAACGAAAAAAAGTAAGCAACCGATTTGCAGTTACTTTAAACAACCTTCTTAGAAGGAATGTTGCTTCTTTTAAAAAAGAAGCTTTGAGTGATAATAATATCGAGTTGATAAAATCAGAAACTATAGGAGAAGTTATTGAAAAACTAATAATTTTAAATATTCGAATATGGATACTTGAAGATCTTGCAGCAGAGGCAAAACAAAAAAATAATATTAGTAAGTATGTTGATTTAAAAAAGAAATTAGATATTTGTTTTAAAATAAAAAGACCAATGCTAGTAACTGCATTAAATAAAATGTTTGAAAGTATTGCTAAAGGAGATTTAGATGTATGTAAAGACGGAAATATTAAATTGTATAATAATGAATAATAAATTTTTATGATATTTTCTCATACTCTCACACAGTATATAAAAGAATTAGGAGATCCTAAATATGAACCTCTTACTAAAGAAGAGGAGAAGGAGTTGTTAATACAATTTGCCTCAGGTTCTTCTTATGCAAGAGAAAGATTAATAAATTGTCATTTACGTTTTGTGATTTATCTTTTGAGAGATTATAAAATTCCACCTCAGGTAGATGTAATGGACTTAATTCAAGAAGGTAATTTAGGGTTAATAGATGGATTACAAAGATTCGACCCGTCTTATGAATGTAGAGTTTTTACTTATGCAAGACATTATATTTTATGGTATATAGGAAGAGCTTTAGCATTTTACTCTAAAACAAGTCAATTTTATACTATACCAGAAAGTTTTGATTTTGATAATATTAAAAGTGAAGAAAGTGAAGATATTACTGTTAAGACAAAAGCTTATAGAGATATAGTTAAGAGTATAGAGAAAGTGTTAACTGATAAGGAATTGTCTATCATAAAATTATATTTTGGATTAGATCCACCTTATTTTAAGTCTTATACTTTGAAAGAAATAGGATTATTACTTCATTTAGATTCTGAAAAAGTACGTCAAATAAAGGAACAAGCTTTAATAAAAATTAAGAAAAATTGTAGTTTTTATTAAAATTAATAAGGAGAAATTTATGAAATTTGAAAGAGTATTTACAGCAGAAGGACTTCACCCTTTTAATACCGTTACATGGAAGAATTTTAATTCTTCTATTACAAATAAAGAAGGAAAGAAAATATTTGAACAACAAAATGTAGAGTTTCCTGAATTTTGGGATCAAACAAGTGTTGATATTGTTTGTGAAAAATATTTTGCAGGAAGTACTCCTAAAAATAGGGAATACTCTTTAAAACAATTAATAACAAGAGTAGTAGGGTGGTATTATGAAAAAGGACTTGCGGATAAATATTTTGACACTGAAGAAGATGCAGAAGTTTTTAAAGATGAGTTGACATATTTAATGCTTTATCAATATGCAGCATTTAACTCTCCTGTATATTTTAATGTAGGAGTGAGGAAAGACCCGCAAGTTTCTGCTTGTTTTATTTTATCTGCAGATGATACTATGGATTCTATATCAGATAATATGAAGATAGAAATGAGTATATTTAGAGGAGGTTCTGGAGCAGGATTAAATAGAAGCAAATTAAGATCTAGCAAAGAAAGAGTTTCTACAGGTGGAACTGCAATGGGTCCTTTAGTTCCTATAGAGATTTCCGACAAAATTGCGAAAGCTACTAAGAGTGGAGGAAAAACAAGAAGAAGTGCTTTAATGATGGAATTAGATATAGACCATGGCGATATAGAACAATTTATAGTACAGAAAGCACAAGTTGAAAAGGCTGCAAAGATTTTGATAAAGGAAGGATGGAGTGCAGACTTTGATGATCCTAACGGAGTATATTCTTTGTTAGGGTTACAAAATTTTAATCAGTCAGTATCTATACCTGATTCTTTTATGCAATGCTTAATATCATCTCAACAATGGGCATTACTTGAAAGATATCCTACAAATTTGCCCGATATAGATAAGAAAAAACTTAAGACTATAACTACATTTCAAGGAGATTTTTTTGAATACGAAGGTAATTGGTATTTAGAGAAAAAAGATGAGTATATAAAGGTCATTAAGTGGGTAAAGGCGAGAGATTTATGGAATATGATTTGTGAAAGTGCATGGGAATGTGCAGATCCCGGGGTTCAATTTCGCACTCATATTAATAATTGGCACACTTGTAAAGCAGATGGAGAGATAACAGGGTCTAATCCTTGTTCCGAATATTTCTTTTTAGAAGATACTAGTTGTAATTTAGCATCTTTAAACTTATTAAAGTTTTTAGAAGGAGATTCTTTTAATATAAGTAAGTTTAAGCAAGCTGTGAGAATATTTATAACCGCAATGGATATTTCCGTGCATAATGCATCTTATCCAACTAGACATATTAAAGAGAAGACAAAGTTATACAGAACTTTAGGATTAGGGTATACTAATTTAGGAGCTTTACTTTTATCTAAGACATTACCTTATGATAGTGAAGAAGGACGTAAGTATGCAGCTGCAATAACCGCTCTTCTTTTATCTTTTGCATATAGTACATCTCAGGAATTAGCTTCTCAATTAGGACCTTTTGAAAAATATGAAACAAACAAAGAATATGTGTCTGAAGTTTTAGCAAAACACTTATCTTATATGGAGAAGTTAAAGAACGATTTATCTTTTTCTCAAATAAATGAAGACATAAAAACAGAGATAAATTATATTATTGAACAAGCTATTCAGAATTTTCCTTCTAATCATTCACCAGTTCGCAATGCACAGGTAGTTGTTATTGCACCAACTGGTACTATTAGTTTTATGATGGGAGCAGAAACAACTGGTATAGAACCTGTTTTAGGTTTGACTTATTATAAGAAAATGGTAGGAGGAGGGTTCATTGAATTAACTGTTCCTTCAGTAAAGAAAGCTTTACTTAAATTAGGTTATACAGATAGAGAAATAAATGTTATTTTTAAATCATTAAAAAATGATCCAGAATCTCTCTTTTCTTTATTAGATGCAAAACACCTACCATTATTACAAACTTCTTTTTCTTCTCTACCGCAATTAACTTTATCTCCAAGCGCACACGTTGAGATGATGGCAGCTGTTCAACCTTTTATCAGCGGTGGTATATCTAAAACAGTAAATCTTCCTTACAATGCTACTAAGGAAGACATTGACAAAATATTTATGACAGCATGGAGATTAGGATTAAAAAGCATTTCTGTTTATAGAGATGGATGTAAAGGAAGTCAACCGTTATCTTTAGACAAAAGTGAAAAATTATTGAGTAATGGAAGACCTAAACCAATTAGAAGAGTTTTACCAGATGATAGACCGGGATATAATCATAAGTTTAGGATAGGTAATCAGAAAGGATTTTTACAATTCGGATTTTATCCAGATACTCATAAGTTAGGAGAAATGTATGCAGAAATAAGCAAAGGAGGTAGTACTCTAAATGGATTGGTTAATACGATTGCTATTTTAGTAAGTATTATGTTACAGTATGGAGTTCCTCCTGAAGAAATTATTGATGCATTTGAAAATTTACAATTTGAACCAAGTGGATTTACAAGTAATCCTAATATTCCAGTTGCTTCTTCTATTCCAGATTATATAGCAAAGTATATGAGACATTTATTGTCATTTCATTCTCATAATTTAGGTTCTGAAAAGAAAAAAGAAGAGTATCAAACAGGAGAAACTTGTCCTAATTGTGGAAATTTAATGGTAAGAACAGGTACTTGTTATACTTGTACTCATTGTGGTAGTACAGGTGGGTGTGGTTGATAACAACAAAAAAAGAGGTATAGATATGCAATATCTCTCAATTAATGACTTAAAAATACCTTTTCTTGTTGCACGAAGAGGAAGAGGCAGTAATGAAGTTATTTCTAAAGTATGTATTAATTACGAAAATGATGTTAGTTTATTTGATATAATAAAAGTAATGACTGATTATCAGAAAAAAGTGATCAACAAAGATTTGTTATTAGATATAATTGAAGATTTGAAGAAGTTGGGATCTCTTAAGTTTTTAGAAATTTTATTTTTCCTTCCTGTAGATAGAGTTTCTGTTTATTTAAAGGAGTCTTTAAGTTATCTTTTAGAGTGTGGTTATAAATTTGAAAAAGATAATGATGAATTGATTATGATAATCAAATGTCCAGTTCCGGTAGATTATCTTTTTCCTTTTTTAGGAGAAGTTTATTTGGAAGTAAACAATCCTAGTTTAAATTTTTATTTTGAAGATTTACTTGATTTATTACAGAGATACGGAAGTGTTATTATTTATCCTATGGTTTCTTTTGAGGATTTACCTCGACTTTCTACATCTTTTGAATCTAGAGTTACTTTAGATGAATTTTTGAGAATTATGAAAAGTATTTTTACTAAGAGAAAGTTGTGTGAAAATGGAAAGATTTGCGTTAAATTTAGAGATATGTATGGTTTATATACTGTTGAAAAAGGTATAGTATGGTAATAATGTTGTATTATATGAATAAAAAAAGAAGGGATATATATGGAAAAAGAAATAGGAATATCAGAGTTTTACACATGTATTCAAGGAGAAGGAAAATATACAGGAGTCCCTCATATTTTAGTTCGTATGGTAGGATGTCCTATGAGATGTGTTTTTGGAAGTTCTATTTGTGATAGCTGGTATACTAGTTGGGCTCCTGAACCTTTTCGTGTTGTAGAGAGTACACTTATAAACTTTTATAAAAAAAATTCTCATATAAAGCATACTATGATAACAGGAGGAGAACCTACTTCAAATCCAACTTTGTTAAATAGGTTGGTAAATATTGCGAAAGATTTTGGTCATTTTGTTACTATAGAGACAGCCGGTATTGCTTTTGTAAAAACAAAAGCAGATTTTATTTCTTTATCTCCTAAATTATCAAGTACTACTCCTAAAGTTGGAGGTCTTTACAAAGCAGGAGATAAAGTTATCAAAGTTCCTCAAGCTTGGGTTACTCGTCATAAATCATTAAGGAATAATTATGATATTATGTTACAACTTATTTCTTATTATGATTATCAATTTAAGCCAGTAGTATCTAACTTTGAGAAGGATATTGAAGAAATTGAAGAAATGGTAAAACAACTAAAAATTCCAAACTGTAAGGTATATTTGATGCCTGCAGGAGCTACGAGAGAGGAATTAGATAAGATTAGAGTTCCTTTAATAGAGTATTGTATTAAAAAAGGATATAATTATACTGATAGAATTCACATTGTTGCTTATGACAATAAAAGAGGAGTTTAGTTTATGTTAGATAAAGAAAGAGTTGTTTATGAGATATTAGAAGAGTTAAGAAGAAGATATAATTCACCTGTATTACGTAAAAACTTAAGATTAGATGTCAATTTTCTTCGAGAAGTATTAGAAATTGTAGAAAATTCTGGATATGATATATTACCTGCGAAAAGTTATCCTACAGAAGGATTTTCTGCAACTGCTATTGATGATTTTTATCAAGAAATAGCTCAATGGGTTCAAACAGATAGAGATTATTATATACCAGCAGAACAGATTATAAGAAACCTAATTTATAAAGGATGGGTTATTATACCCCCAAGAGGTTTGTAGATGATGGGAAAAGTAGTTATTAATTTTTCTTTTGTTTGGTGTAAAATTATTTCTGCTCCCTCCGCGGTGTATAATCTTTTATATGATACTCTAAAGTATAGACCAGAAGGATATTATTTTTCTCCGAAGTACCAAAATGGTATATGGGATGGATATTGTAGATTGTATAAACATGCTTCTAAGAAATTCAGAACAGGATTATTACCAAGAGTAGTAGATATACTTAAGAGTAATAATTATGAGATAGAGATATTAAATTTTCCAAATCATGCAATATCGGAGATTTCAAAAGTTGATTTTAAAGATGCAAATGATAATGTTGTTACTTTAAGACACTATCAACAAGAGGCAACTTTGACTGCTATAAGAAAAAGATTTGGTATAATTCAAGCTCCTCCGAGAAGTGGTAAAACTTTGATTGCGGTTTCTATTATTTATCATTTTAATCAATTTCCCGTAGTTTTCTTAGTGCGCAGCAGAGATTTAGCGTATCAAACTTTAAGGGTGTTTGAGAAGAATTTTAAAGATAAACAAATAGGTTTTATTTGTGATGGTGAATGTAAGATAGGAGATATTAATGTAGTTACAGTTCAAAGTGCTTATTCTGCTTATAATAAGAAATATAAAGAAAAAGGATTATACGAAGAAAAAGAAGTAGTTGATAAAGAAGGAGTAAGAAATTTATTAATAAAAACAAAAACCTTATTTTTAGATGAAGTTCATCATTTACAATCTTCCACTACAGGATTTATTTATGATAGGTGTATAAATACAGTTATGAAAATAGGGTTGTCAGCTACTCCTTTTTCAGATAAACCTGACTCTATCTTAGTAGAAGAGAGAACTGGTCCTGTTATATACAAAATTACTTATTCTTCTTTGATCGAAGAAGGATATTTAATGACTCCCTACATATATATGTATAAACTTCCTTCTATTAAGGTTGATGGTAATTATAGAGCTGTTTATACAAAAGCTGTAATACAGAATCCATTTTTAACTCATTTAGTACGTAATTTAGCGAAACAACTAAACGCTCTTGGAAAATCAGTTGTAGTTCAAACTGAATTTATTCAACATACTAAAGATTTAGCAAAATTCTTAGAATGTGAGTATTTAGTAGGCAGTGATAGTACAGAGAAGAGACAAGATGTATTAAAGAGATTACAAAATAAAGAAATTTTACTTTTAGTGTCTACATTATTTGAAGAAGGTTTAGATGTTCCAAGTTTAGATTATACTATCAATATGGTTGGAGGGTTAAGCAATATAGCAACTTTTCAACGTATGAGATCTATAACCAAACATGAATCAAAAACAACAGTAGGAATTATAGATTTTATACATCAATGTAAATATCTATCTCAACATTCTCAAAAGAGATTATCTTTATATAAGTCAGAACCTGCTTTTGTAGTAGAGATTAGAGATGTTAGTAATTTAACTTTAGAGGATATAGAAAATGAAGATTAAGTTAACAAATACTAAAGATATAGATAAATGGTCTAATAGAGATATTTTAATTTATTTTTTAGTTAAGTATAAGGAGTTTGTTTCTAAAGAGTTTAGTGTGCCAGAAGATGCTTGGGTTGGTATGATGTCGAGGATAAAAGGATTTAGAGAAAAGATGAATTTAACTTCTCTTCAATACAAAGAATTTATTGATGATGTATTTTCTATTTTTTTTACTCAAAAGGATTACGTTCCTTCTTTTGGGGCAATAGTAAGTGAAAAAGTATATTATAATATTAAGTTTTTAAAAACTTCAAAATTAACATCTTGCAAATCATTTACAAACGATGATTTTGAAAAACTTAAACAAGAACTTTATAGTAAGGAAATTTTTAGAAAACTATTATGAGAAATATTGTTTATGAAAAGTTTCTTAATACCCCCAGAGAAAGTTGAAAGTATTAAAAATTCTGTTATTGGAAAGTTTTGTAAAGGAAAGTGTTTAGGGAGAGGTGCATATTTAACAACGAATGGTATATTTATGGATTGTGAGTGTGTAGAAGAGTTTAGAAGACAGATAAAATTACTTTCTGCTAATATACCTCAAAAGTATTGGGATTTTGACCTTCGAAATTTAACAAAAGAATTTATAAGTAATAATAAAGAAGCGTTAAAGATAATAAAAAATTATGTAGATAAGATAAAGATTATGGTAGATGAAGGTGTAGGGTTGTATATACAAGGAGCACATGGTTTAGCCAAAACAGCACTTAGTTATTATATTTTGAAAGAAGCTATGAAACAAGACATTATATGTTATGCTATTAGTATGTCTCGACTTACAGGACTATTTTATGACATAAATATAGAAGAGAATAAAGAGTTAATTGAATGGATTAAGAATGATGTAAAATTGTTAGTTATAGAAGAAATTGAAAAAGATTATAATATTGATAAGTCTACTACTTTTTTGGGTTCAATGGTAAATGATTTTTTTAGAAGTATTTATGATACAAAAAAATCATTGATTGTTAATTCTAATTTTTCTAAAAAAGTATTGAAGGAAAGTAGGGTTCACGCAGATAACGTAGTTGATAGATTTGAGGAATTAGTAGATGTTATTTTAGTTGGTAATTCTTATCGTAAACAGTATGAAAACCTTCGAAAGATAATAGAATTGTAATATGATAAAATTTAAAGATCCTCAAGTCGAAAAGTTAGTATTAGCTGCCTTCTTAAAAGGCCCAGAATTTTGGAAAGAGATTCCAGAAAGCTGGTTTGAGGAAGAACTACACAGAAGATGTTATAAAGAATTTAAAAAAATTCTAAGACCTCCTTACTCTACTTTTCCTACTCCTGATATAATTATTGATAAGACAAATGATCCGGACGTAAAAATTTTAGTTTTAGAATTAAAAGAAATTAATATTACTTTGCAAGAACTGAATGTTAGAATTCAAGATTTATTTGATATGTTTTGTTCACGCAAGTTATTTGATGTAGCATCAAAGTTACCAGAGGAATTACAATCAAAGAATCCAAGGGAAATTGTAAGAGAGAAAATATCTGTTTTATCTGAATTAGTAAATCCTTTTGGTATAAAAGAAAGTAATAGAGAATTTATTTATGATTCTGCCGTAGAAAGATGGGAGTATTATAAAGGAGTAGAATCCAAAACTATTGAAAGTACAGCAATACCTTTTCATATAAACGACTTAGATTATTATACTAATGGAGGTTTAAGAAAAACTCATATGATGTTAATTGTTGCAGGAACTGGAGAATTTAAAACCCTTACTAAATTGTCTATTGCATATAATTATGCTTTTATAGAGAAAAAAGATACAATGGTACTTACACTTGAAGTTCCTGGTTCTGGAGACCAAAGAGATTATCAAAGAATGATTGATGCGAGACATTCTTTATTAGAGTTTAAGGATATAGTTTCTGGTAAATTGAATGTAAATAGAGGTATTTATAGAGAGAAGTTAATAGATATTGTTGAAAACAAATATCCTCTTTACATTGTAGATATTCCAGATAAAGCTACTTCTGGAGATGTTATTAAAGAGATAGAGTTATATTTTGCTAAAACAGGAAAGTATCCAGATGCAGTTATAATTGATTATTTGAATGAAATGGAGCCTTTAGGAAGTTATAGTAGTAGTTCCGAAAAGTTTAAGTTGCTTGCGTCAGAACTTAGAGTTATAGCTCGTACATATGGAACTCGTTTAATTACAAGTATGCAATTGAATAGAGAAGGGAAAAAGATTAAGGAAGGAGAGAAAAGAGATTTAGAGAATATTTCAGAATCTCATTATGTTACTAATCCTTTTCATGTTATTGTTTTTTTACATCAGGATCCAAATGGAATTGATGCTGCTACAAATCAATTACATTGGACGATAAGAAAAAATAGATATGGTCAAAAGAATGTTACTTTTACTACATTTGCAAATCCTGCATTTTGTTACGTAGGGGATAGAAAAATAATATATCCAGGGTATGAACAATAAAGCAAAAAAAATGTATGAGTATTAATATTGATATAATCAATATATTAAACAAGTATAATATAAGTTATAGAGAAAATTCTTACTCTGATGAAATAGATATTTTATGTCCTTTTCATGATGACCATCATTTTGGTAATGCTAAGATTAATAAAAAAACTGGTTTGTTTAATTGTTTTTCTTGTGGAAAAGGAGGAGGTATAGTTAGGTTTGTGGCGTTATTGGAAGGAATAACTGATAGAGAAGCTTTTTTATTGTTGAAAGGAAATAATAATTATGACTTAAATACTTTACAAAAGAAAATAGATTTTTATAAAAGAGAACAAGTAAAAAAAGATAATAGAAATCTTTCTCAAAGAATTCTATACAAGATTTTAAATAATTTACCAATTGTACCAATAGATTCTACAAACTATTGGTTGTATATATGTAATTGTATTTTATCATATAATTTTAGTGAAGAAGAATTATTACAAATTTATAATGAATTTTTACATCAAAAAAAATAAAAAGGAGAAGTGATATGTCTAACTCAATAGAAGAATTAACAAAAACTTTACCAGATGTTCAAAATTCTCAAGATCCTCGAGGCATAGGATTAGAAAGAGTAGGGCTTACTAATATAAAGTTTCCTATTATTATTTTAAGAAAAGATGGGTCTCAAGTTAATGCCTCTGCTAAAGTAAAATTATTTGCTTCTTTACCCGAAAGTGCTAAAGGACATAATTTGAGTAGATTTATGGAAGTTTTAGTGTTTTTTAAGGATAATCATTCTTCAATTTTAAACTTTCAAATTTTAGAAGATATATTAGTAGATATGCAAAGACGGTTAGGAAGTAAAGATGTTTATGCAAGATTTGAATTTGATTATTACATAAATAAAAAAGCTCCTGTTTCTAAAAAAATTGCTCCGATGTCTTATTTGTGTGCAATGACTGGTATAAAAAAGAATGGAAATACTTATTTTCTTTTAGAAGTTAATGTAGTTGCTGCATCTGTTTGTCCTTGTAGTAAAGAAATGAGTTTATTACAAAATGATTATATAATAAATGAAATTTCCGCGGAGTGTAAGTGTTCTAAAGATATAGAATTTTATAAAGATATAGGAAGATTTGTAGGTTTAGGAGCTCATAATCAACGTTCATTAATTAAAATAGAGATTCAAGTTGATAAAGATGATAGTTTATATATAGAAGATTTGATAAAATCTATAGAAGCTCAAGCTTCTGCTCCTACTTTTCCACTTTTAAAAAGAGCTGATGAAAGATGGGTTACTGAGAAAGGTTATAAAAATCCTAAATTTTCTGAAGATATTGCAAGGGATTTACAAATTATGTTACAAAACAATCCAAAAGTGTTAGCGTGGTCTTTGAAAGTTGAGAATGAAGAATCAATACATCCTTTTAATGTACTTTCTTCTAGTAAATCAGTTAATTGGATATTTTATTAACAATTTAAAAAAAAATAAAAAAAAAATAAAAAAAAGATTTGGATTATTTCATTTTGTTTATTATATTTTAGTTAACATTTTTTTAAAAGTTAGGAGAAAAAAATGGATATCCAATCATTACAAAAAATTATTGATGATATTACATATTCAATATGTTCCCCCATCACTTCTCTGGAAGAAAGATTTAAAATCTTCGAGGAACAAAAAATCCTTCCTTATTACATAAGAGGAAAGAACAAAGGAAAGATAAGGGAATTTTATAATGTGGACGATAGGGGATTCGAAAAGCTGTGGGGGTTTATTTTCCCTTATATTTTTAAGTCTTGTATTAGAAGTAGAAGTTATAATGAAAGTATTGATGTTGAAGACCTTATAAGTGAAGTCAGATTTTCGACTTATAGGTCCTTACAGTATTACGGACCTATGTACAATAATCAAACCTTTTCAAAGAGGTTGGGATTAATTGTTAATAATATCCTAACTAATGAACATAGGAGGATTAGCAAAAATAACGTTATTGAAATACAATATTACGATAGAGAAGAATTTGATATTATTTTGGACTCAAATCACGGATGTGAGAAAGAAGGAGACGATGTTGATTTTTGGTGTAGCGTGCCAAATGATATAAGACCGTATGTTGAAAAGATTGTTTTTGAAGGGGTAGAGTGGGAGGAAGTAAAAAAAGAAATGGATGAGGAAAAAATAGAAATTTTAATTAAATTTGTGAAGTCATTGAAATAATTAGTTGATTTTGTATTATATTTGTATATAAATAATAAGTAATAGGGTAAAAAAAAATGAATCTTTTTAATTCTAGGAATTTTTATAATTCTATTTCCAAATCCCGTAATGTTACTACTTCTTTAGTAGGGGATGAAAAAGAAATTATTCCACCAAATGAATGGGATTTGGGTCCGGATTCTCCTTTATTGCATCCAGTAAAAGAACATTTTTATCATCCACATCCTGAAAGGGCTTTTCAATTTGTTTTAGATAATTTTAAACCTCTTCACGATATAGTTCTTTTTACAAATTGTACTGCAAAAAAACCTTATTCTACGACTCATACTTATAAAAAGATAATTGGCGCTACTAAACCTTATGATGATATTTATGATTTAGTAACCATTTCTTCTATTGGAGTTATACCAACCCAATATGAAAAGTATTATCCTTTTGCTCATTATGCGTGGGATGATAATCATAGAACTCCAGAAGAAATAAAAAAAGTTTTTTATCAAGTAATCGGGGATAGAGTAAAAAAGTTTTTAGAAAAGTTTGATTATAAGTATGTAATCGGAGTATTTAGAGTTACGAGTAAAGGTAAAAAAGCTCTTAAGTATGCTTGTGATCAGTTGAATAAGCCTTTAATAGAAATACCAAGTGAGATTACTTTTGAGAAAATTAAGGATAATTTAATGAAAATGAATGTTTTTCAATTACTTAATAGTGAAACTTTAGGGGAATTAAATGATGTTTTATCTAAGTTAAGTAAAGGAGTTCATGTAGATGCAAGAAAATCTTGGACACCAGAACAAGTAAAGGATGCTATAAGAAAAAGACAAAAAGAAATAAAAGAATTGAAGAAACAACTTATGGCAGAGGGAAAAACTAAGGAAGAAATTTATGAAATGTTATATGGAGGGAATAAATAATGGAAATAACAAGTAGTTATATATATGATTTTGATATTGTTTTTAAGAAATATAAAGAACCTGGAGTATTATTAGATATTAATAACAAAGAATACTTTGACGCACATTCTTTTTCATGTTCTACTTCTTTGTGGATCCCTACTTTATCTAAAGTAATAGGAGAACAGTATAATGCACTTCCAACTGCTTATGAGTTTAATAGTGAATTGAGAAAGATGCTGACCTCAAAGTTAGAGGATCTTGTATCGAATAATTATTTTATATCTTATACCGCGAGTGGTACCGATTCTGTTATTAGTGCTATTCATTTTGCAAAGTTATATACTCAAAAAAAATATGTAATAATGTTTGATGGTCAATACCATGGAAAATTTGGTTCTCTTTCAGGAAGAAGAGAAGTTATTTTGCAACACACTTTTTATGATTCAAGTATAATATTATATGATTCTATTCACAACAAAGATTTTTCTTTTGAAAATTTTGAACATTTTTTAAGTCTTTTTCGAGGGGATGTTGCTGCTATTATTGTAGAACCTTGTGCGATTGCAAATTCAGGAGGAGTTTTCTTAAAGCAAGATGTTTTTAAGAAGTTGTTTGATGTTGCTAAATCTATGGATATATTATTAATTGTAGATGAAGTACAATCAGGATTTTGGAGAACGGGAAATGTTTTTTCATATCAAGGATATTTTGGAATAGATCCTGACGTTATTGTTTTTGGAAAAAGTATAGGAGGAGGTCTTCCTCTTTATGGAGTTTTTTATAAATCTAATTTATTTGATAATTTCTCTTTGAAAAGAGGATTTTATAGTAGTACTTTTGCATTTAATTTGATTGCAGCGCGTGCTGCTCTTCATATATTAGAAAACATATCATCTTATAAAAGTATTTATGATTATATAGAATGTAAAGGTAAAATATTTGATGAATTTTTTTCTGATATGAAAGATTATAACAGAAAAGGAATGTTAATTTCTTTTTATTTAGACAGACTTAGCACTAAAGAGTTTTTAGAAAAAGGTGTATTATTAAGAAAAATTAAAAATAGAATATTATTAACTCCTCCTTTATTTACTTCTTTTGATGTTATAAAAGAGATGTGTAATAGAATTAAGGAAATAATATGAAAGACTATCATTTTCATTATGATCCACGCTATCATAATCAATATGATTATTATATTAATAATGTAATAACAGACGGCATTATGGTGATACATAAAAATCAAATGAGGTTAAATGATTTTGTAAGAGGATTAGAAGAATTTAGAGGTAAGATTAATATAGGGATAGAGTTAAGCTCAAATTCAAATTATAATAAAATGGAACGGGATATTAAAGAATTAGAAGAGAAAAATTATAAAATAATTTTATCTTTACATACTTATAAAGATTCTTTACATTATTTAGAAGTATTAAAGAGTATCTATCCATTACTTACAAGAGTACATCATTTAGGTCATCCTTTTCATAAAGAGACAATACCTCTTTCTGATTTTGTGATTGAAGACTTTATTTCATTTTGTTTAGCACAAAATGTTTTAGTTGAATTGAATGAAAGATATTTAAGAAAACATTTGGTTAATTTTTATAAAGAAGTTAAAGAAAGATTAAACTTTTTGTATTCTACAGATGCACATATTCCAAACAAAATAGGTGTGTATAACAAAATGAAGCAATATTTTCTTTTATAATTGTATTTTATTTATAGAAAAAATGAAAAGGGGATAAATATGTTTAATCAAAAATTGTTAGTATTATTTACTGGTACTAATAGTACTGGAAAAACAACTCTTTTAAAAAAAGTGAAGAAAGAGTTAGATTCTATGAGAATTTCTACGTTTGTAATTAGTGAGTTTGTAAGAGATCTTATTAGAAAAAAAGTCATTGATGATAAAATTGATGTAGAAAGTAATGAGTATAATCAAATTGTAATTACTTCTCAATTAATGAATTTGTTTTGGAAAGGAATTAATAGTGAAAGTTGTGTTGTATTATCAGAAAGAACTCCTATTTGTACAACAGCTTATACATTATCAATTAAGAGTTCTTCTTTTTTAAAGTCTTTAAATATTGAGTTTATTAAAAATTTGTTTAATACACCAGGAATAAAAATACTTTTGTTTTATTTCCCTCCGATTATTCCTTATGTACAAGATGATATAAGAAAAGAAAAAGGAAGACTTTTAGTGGATAAAAAAATAAGAAAGATACTAAAAGATTTTAATATTCCTTTTATAGAAGTAAAAACAACGGATATAAAGGAAAGAGTTAATTTAATAATTAGTCATATTAAAGAAAATCAAGTTCAATAATTATTTTTTCTCCTAACTTAATAAGAGGAGGACAATGTCTTCCTCTTATTGTAATAAATTAATAAAAGGGAGGTTTTTATGAAAAAAGCGGTTGTAATACTTAGCGGAGGGTTAGATTCTAGTACGTGTCTATTTATTGCAAAAAAAGAAGGACACGAATTATATGCTCTAACCTTTTTATATGGGCAAAGACATTCTAAGGAAATTGAATGTGCTAAGAGGGTGGCAGAAATTGCAGGAGTAAAAGAACATCGAATAATAAACTTACCAACTCCAAAAGGAAGTGCATTAACTGATAGTATTGAAGTTCCACAAGGAAGATCGCTAGAAGAAATTTGTAAAGAAATTCCAGTTACTTATGTTCCCGCTAGAAATACATTATTTATTGCTTATGCATTACAATATGCAGAAGAAATAGACGCGGATGCTATATTTACTGGAGTTACTGCAGTAGATGCAAGCGGATATCCAGATACTCGACCAGAGTATATACAAGCGTGGCAAAATTTAATAAATAATGCTACTAAAAAAACTACAACTGGAGGAACTATAAAATTAAGAACTCCTTTACTTCACTTATATAAGTCTGAAATTATTGAGATAGGAAATATTTTGAAAGTGCCTTATGAATATACTTGGAGCTGTTATAAAGGAGAAGAAGAACCATGCTTAGAATGTGATACTTGTAAGTTGAGAATAAAAGGGTTTATAGAAGCAGGTGTAAGAGATCCATTAGTTAATGAAGATAAATGGAAAGAAGTTTTAGAAAAATGGGAGCAAAACAAAAGTATTTAAAATAGGAATGATTTTTTAATAAAAGAAGTTGTTTAACAAAAAAAAAGTGTGAGAGTAATGGTAATAAAAATTAAAAGTGATTATGTTGACTATTTAAAAACTGCTACGGAAAAAGATTTTGCTATTGTGGATCCTCCTTGGGATTATAAAGATAAAGAAAATCCTGCTATTTCTAATAATCTCACTTATTCAAGATGGGATAATGTTCAAGGGTTAAATACCTTATTTAGTCTTTTAAATACAAAATATTTATTTTTGTGGTGTACTAATTCAATGATAGAAGAAGTTTTTAAGACAAATTTTAATAACTATGTTTATAAAACTATTATAACTTGGGTAAAAGAAACTCCTCATAAAAAATTACATTATGGATTAGGCAATACATATAGAAATTGTACTGAACAATTATTAGTTTTTTCTAATAAGAAAGAAAAACCTCTTCGTTCATCTCTTAGAAATTGTTATATAGATATAGGGTGGTTTAAAGAAGTATCTTTGTCAAGGACACAGAAACCAAAGGATTTTGAAGTATGTTTAATTAAAGATTTAGTTACTAAAGGATTAAAACAAGGTGTTTATCTTTTTTCTGGTCCTAATGTAGATGTATTTAACAGTATTGAAAATTTAGAATTGGAGTGTGTAGATATATGTGTGGAATAACAGGATGTATAGTTAATAATAATCCTTCTTTTGCTACAGAAGTTTATTTTAAATTACTTAAAGCTTCAGATATCAGAGGTCAAGATGGAACTGGATTGACCTTGCTTAGAAATAAAAAGTTTTATACTTATAAGTGGCCTATACGAGCAAGGGATATATCTTTTGATTTGGCTTTAGAGAAAGGAGATAAAATTATTGGTCAAAATCGTTATGCAATTTTCGGTCTTGATTTTTCTAATAATCAACCTATAACATTTGATAATCTTTCTTTAGTACATAATGGGGTTTTGTATAATTATGAGAAGCAAAAGAAATTATTCGAAGAAAAATATAATATTTATCAAGATACACAGGTTGATACTGAATTGATTGTAAGACTTTTACATTTGTTTTTATCTCAAAAGATAAAACAAAAAGACGCTATCAAGGATGTTCTTTCTGTTATTGACGGAGAAGCCGCTTGTATTTGTTTAGATTGCTTTAATTCTTCTTTATATGCATTTATGAAAAACAAGATATTGTATAGAGGGGAAGACGAGTATGGAAATGTTTATTTTTTTTCTACTTTGTATATTAAAAATAAAGTTTCAGAAATTTCTAAAAATATTATAGAATTTAAAGATTGCGAGGTGTTTGTATGGAACAATTAATTATTATATTAATTCTCTTTTTATTTATGACTTTCCTATTGAATTCTCAACGTTGGTATAATTCTTATCTAAAAGAAAAGGATAAAAAAAGAAAGGATCTTGAAATATATGTTATGAATTTAAAAGAAAGACAAATGTTTGAGATGGAAAAACAAGGATTTGTTACGTTTGTAAGATTTTTGTTTTTACTTTCTCTTTTCCCTTCTTTTATAAAAAATTTAGTACGATCTTTAATAATAGAAATAAAATTTGTTAAAAATTCTATGGATATAGAAAGTAATAAACTATCTAAGTATTTAGAATCTTTAAAGAGAGATAATTAAACTACAGGAGGAAAAATGCAGCATTGTATTATTTGTCCAACTTCTTATTTAGAAGATTTTGCAACAAAATCTAAGTACCATCTTATTTTACCACATGTGTTACAGTCGGATTCAAAATATTATGAATTTTATAGAAAGCGTATACGTGAAAAAGATTTTGTCATTTTAGATAATTCTATTTTTGAATTAGGAACAAGTTTTGATGCAAATGCTTTATTGGATATTGCAGAAGATTTACAAGTTTCTGTAGTAGTTGCCCCAGAAGCATGGGAAGACGCAGCAGAAACGAAAAAGATGGTGTTAGACTTTATTGAATTACATTCATCTAGAAATTGTAATATTCCAATATTAGCAATGGCTCAAGGAAAAAATGTAGATGAAATTATAGGGTCTTTTTTCTTTTGGAACAACCATTCTAAAATATCTTATATTGGACTTCCTTTTTCTCTTGATTTTGAGATTGAAGGAGTATCTGATAATATAAAGAGTCAAACTTTAAAAAGAGTTTTAAACAGGTGGTATTTAGTAGATCGTATAAATAGATATATAAGAGCATCTTCACAAAAGATTGTTAAACCAACACATTTAATGGGACTAAGCGATGCTGTAGAGTTACAAAGATATAAAGGAGATTCTTATTATTGGATTCATTCTAATGATTCTTCTTCTGCATATATTCATGGTAAGCATTGTATTAAGTATACTGATAGAGGTCTTCCTTGCGAAAAGATTTTAGAAAAAGTAAACTTTTCTGATTCTACTGTTTTAAACACAGAACAATATAATTGTATAGTTTATAATATTGAAAAAATTTTAAGTTGGGTTAAATAAAAGTTATGTATGATTTGAATTGTCAAAAATGTGAATTATATAAAAATAGGACACAAGTAGTTCCTTCAGTAATTGTTGAAGGTTCGGAGATATTCTTTATAGGAGAAGCTCCTGGAGTAGAAGAAGACAAGAAAGGCATTCCTTTTGTAGGAGATGCTGGAAATTTATTAAATGCGTGCTTAAGAGAGGTAGGTATTGATAGAGAGAAAGTTTCTATAGGAAATATTTGTGCATGTAGACCTCCAGATAATAGAGTTCCATTACCGAAAGAGGTTGAAAGCTGTTTTGAATTTTTAGAACAAGATATTTTAAGTTTAAAACCAAAAGTTATTGTTACTTTAGGTAATACTCCTCTTAAAAAGTTTTTAAAAGGAGTAGGGGGTATAACAAGAGTACATGGTAAGATATTTGATTGTGAAGAATATAATTGTAAGATTATCCCATTATTTCATCCTGCTTATATACTTAGAAATCCTCAAGAAAGAACTAAATTTACTAATGATTTAAGAACTGTAAAAGATTTTTTGCAAGGTAAAATTAAAATAGAAAATGAATCTCCTGTTGATTATAAAGTTGTTACGAATTTAGCACAATTTGATTGGTTAGTTTCTCAATTACACGAAAATGATTTGTGGGCTTTCGATATTGAGACCACTGGTTTAGATTTTATGAAAGATGAGATTTTTATACTTACATTTTCTTGGATGGAGAATACCGGAGTACTAATTGATTTAAGAATTTTAACACAAAAAATAGATAAAGATTATATTTTTGATAAGTTGAAAGAAGTTTTTGAAAATAATTCTAAAAAGATTGCACATAATGGATCTTTTGATATTGAATTTCTTTTATCTCGAGGTATTATAGTTAATAATTATTATTGTGATACTATTTTGATGGATCACTTACTCGATGAAAATAGTCCACATGGTTTGGAAGTTCTTTCAGAAAAGTACACAGATTTAGGAAGATATGATATTCCTCTTAATCAATATAAGTTACAAAATAAAATATCTAATTATTCTGATATTCCAGGAGAAATTTTGTATCTATATGCTCTTAAAGATGTTGATTGTACTTTAAGATCTTATAACAAAATGTTACCTGAGATATATGAACAAAAACTTGATTTTGTATTGTTTGAGATAATGATGCCTATGCAGAGAATTTTGATTCAAACTGAATTTTGCGGGGTTAGTATAGATATTGATTATTTAAATAAAACTATTGAGAAGTATGAAAAGAAAATGGAAGAGTATTTACAAAAAATTTATGAAGTACCTCAGGTAAAACAATTTGAATTAGAAAAGACTAATGAAAAAATAAAAGAACTATATGAAAAATGGGAAAGTTCTGCTTTTTTACAAAAAAGATTTCCTAATTTTGAAGATTATTTAGAGTTTAAGAAAGAGGAAACAAGATTTGTTTTTAACATTAATTCTCCTAAACAATTAAAAGAACTTCTTATAGAGAAGATGAAGTTACCTATAATAAAAACTACTGTTAAGAATAATCCTAGTTTAGATGACGAAGTATTATTAGAGTATTCTAAAGCTAATAAGTTTTGCGAATACTTAGCAAAATATCGTACTTTGTCTCATCTTAAAAGTACTTTTCTTGATGGTATTAAGAAAAGATTAGTAGGAGATAAAGTTCATACAGATTATTTATTGTTTGGGACAGTTACTGGTAGACCGAGTTCTAGAAATCCTAATTTAAATAACATTCCGCGTACTGGAACTGCAGAGGATATTAAAGATATTTTTTGTGCGGATCGTTATGAGGATGGAACGTCAGATTGGTTAGTAGAAGTAGACCAAGGTCAAGCAGAATTTAGAATATGGATTAATTACAGTAAAGATCCACAAGCTTTAAGAGATTTACAAAATGGAATAGATATTCATAAATTAATGGCAGCTGCTGCTTATAAAAAAGTGCCTATACCTAATAGAGATATTTCATACGAAGAATTTTTAGAAATTACGAAAGATGTTACAAAAGCAGAAAGACAAGATACGAAGTTGATAATATTTGGAATAATGTATGGGAGAGGTGCGAAGAGTGTATCAGAACAATTAGGAGTTTCTCCTTCATTAGCTCAACGTATTATTGATACTTTTTTTAATCGATATAAAGTAGCAAAGAAATGGCTTGCAGTAACCACCGCTTTAGCAAAGAGAGATGGATATGTTGTTAATTTATTTGGAAGAAGGAGGAGACTTTTAAATATAAATAGTTCGAATCAAGGTCTAAGAGCAGAAGCAGAAAGACAATCAATAAATAGCCCTATACAGAGTGCTGCTTCTGATTTAACATTTTTGTCTTGCGTAAAAGTATTTAGAGAGATAAGAAAAAGAAGCTTGAGATCAAGACTTGTCTTAACTGTATATGATTCTTTAGTATTTAATGTTCCAGATGATGAATTAGAATTCGTTTCTAAACTTTTGTATAATAAAATGTTGAATCCCGAAGTTTCTGATTTAATTGTTCCTTTATCTCCAGAAATTAAAATAGGAAAATCTTGGGGGTCTTTAGTTGAGGTAGATTTAACTAAAGATTGGAGCATTATTAGAGAAATGTTAAGAGAAAAGTTTGAATTTCATAAATAACTTATTTTTATTAATAAATTAAAGGAGAATGACTATGGGAAAAATAACAGTAGGAGAAAGGAAGAACATTTTACAGAAAGATGTTAAGCCTTCTCAGACAGAGTTAAAAAATGATGCTTTTTTAGAGGAAAAAGCCAAAGCAACTAACTCAGATTTAGATGATATTTATTTAGATGATGAAGTTATAGATGATGAAGTTATAGATGAAGATGATGTAGATAATTATTTAGACGATGATGATGAAGATGTAGAAGAAATGGAAGAGTATAAAAATCAATTTTCTAATACTACAACAACTGAATTTGAAAGTAAGATAGAGGTTCCGTCCTCGAGCAGTTTTTCTTTATCCATTGAGGAGCTTAAAGAGTTTATTTTTAATACTGCTGGGTCTTTTTATGCTACTTATGTTTCTCATTTTCATCCTTCTCAATTAGCTAAAGGAGGAGATTCTATTAGAAGAGATGCAGCTAAAGAGATTATTGCTTTTTCTAAAATTCTTTTAGAAGAATTATCTAAAGAAATGAGAAACAAAAAATAATAGTTTGTTTAGTTTTTAATAAATTAAGGAGAAATCTTTGTTATGAAACAAAGAAATATTGTTTATGAAGATGCTCTAATTAAGTTGAAAAAAGGTGTAGATTATTTAGCAAATATTGTAAAATGTACTTTAGGACCTAAAGGCAATAATGTAATTATAGAAAGACCCGGATTATCTCCCTTGATTACTAAAGATGGGGTTACTGTTGCAAAAGAAGTGTTTGTTAAAGATGGAATTGAAAATTTAGGAGCTCAGATCGTTAAAGAAGCTGCATTAAAAACTAATGAAATAGCAGGAGATGGAACTACAACCGCAACAGTATTGTCCCATTCTTTGATTACTTATGGTATTAAGAATATAGTAGCTGGTGCGAATCCTATAGATTTGAAAAGAGGTATGGATATTGGAGTAAAGATGGTAGTGAGTCGTTTGCAAGAAATTTCTCGAAAAATAGAAAGTAGAGAAGACTTAATTAATGTTGCTAGTATATCCGCAAACAATGATTATGAGATAGGAGAAATTATTACAGATGCTATTGAAAAAGCGGGAGAAGATGGAGTTGTAATTGTAGAAGAGAGTAAAGGACCTCAAACTATCATAGATGTTGCGGAGGGAATGCAGTTTGATCGAGGATATAAATCAATAGGATTTATTAATAAAAAAGATAGTATGGAAGTAGAATTAAAAAATTGTTATATATTGATATATAATGATATTCTTAATAATATGTACTTAAAACAAATAATGGAAGAGGTGTATCATAAAGGAAATTCTTCTTTATTAGTAATTGCAAATGATTTTAGTGATGACATACTCAAATTATTATTGTTGAATAGTGTTAAAGGGGTTTTGAATTGTTGTGCAGTATTATCTCCTGGATATGGAGACAGAAGAACAGACTTGCTTAATGATATCGCTGTTTTTACTGGAGGGACTGTGTTTGGAGATGTTGTTCCTATAACTCAAGCTACTACTTCTATTTTAGGGAAAGCAGAAAAAGTTGTTGTTAGTAAAGATAGAACTATTATTTTCGGAGGAAAAGGAGATCCAAAAAAGATTCAAGAAACTATTGAACAAATAAAGACACAAATTAATAACACGGAAATAGAATATGATAAACAAAAATTAAGAGAGAGATTAGGTAAGTTAACAGGAGGCATTGTTGTATTAAGAGTAGGTGCATTTACAGAAACTGAATTAAAAGAAAAGAAAATGCGGATAGAAGATGCATTACATGCAACGTCCGCGGCATTAGAAGAAGGTATTGTCGCAGGAGGCGGGGTAGCTTTGTTAAGAGCAAGAGAAGTTTTGAAAGATTTAAGTGACGTAAAGTTTGTTAAAGGAAGCATTGAGGATCAAAAAATAGGGATAAATATTTTGTATAATTCTTTAGAGATTCCTTTTCTAAGTATATGTGAGAATGCAGGATTAAAAGGAGATGCGATTTTAAAAGAAGTTTTAGACTCTAAAAATATAAATTTTGGGTATGATGTTTTGAATAATACTTTTGGGGATTTATTTGAAATAGGAGTGATTGATCCTGTAAAAGTAACAAGACTTTCTTTAGAAAACGCAGTTTCTGTTGCGGGTATGTTTTTGACTACTAAAGGTATTATATCTTTATCAGACGAAGAGAAAGATTATATTGATAGACTTTTTACTCAGTCAGCGCAATCTTGATTTTATATTCAGAGACATACTATGAATTTGGATGCTTTATTTAAACATTATAAAGATGCTGTTTTATCTTTGAATCATTTAGCGAATTTTTATAGGAAGTCTCTCTTTCACAGTCAAAAAGGATTAGATTATTGTAGTAAAAGGGGAATTGATAGTAATATGATTGATAAATTTTTGATTGGTTATGATCCTGGAATTGTATACAATAAGAACTTTTTTGAGACTTATCAAATAGATCCAATTCTTTTAGAAAGAATAGGAGTTTTGAAAAAAAATAATGATAATGTTTATCATAGTTTTTTTTCTCATCATTTAATTTTTCCTATTTTTGATTTAAAGGGAAATGTAATAGCAATATGTGGTAGAACATTAGATAATTCTTTACCAAAATATCGTATGACTAAAACTTCTGAAATTTTTCAAAAATCTTTATCTTTATATGGTTTATATCAGTCTTTAAATTCTATTATCAAATACAGAACCGTATTTGTTGTAGAGGGCAATGTAGATGTAATTTCTTGTTATAAAGCAGGTATTCATATTGTAGTGTCTCCTTTTGGAACGTCTTTTATGTATACTCATTTTTTATTGTTGAAAACTTTTGCAGATTACTTTATTTTTTGTTTTGATAATGATGATGCAGGAAGAAAAGCCAAACAAAAAGTTATAGAAATGTCCAAACGTTTAGATAATATTAAATTAGGTTTTCTAGATTTAGAGGGGGCAAAAGATCCCGATGAGTTTATTTATGCACATTCATCCCACCCTCAAATGTTGATAAATAGTATCAAAGATATGAGAGATCAAATGAGCTTATCGTAGTTTATTTGTTTTATGTTGTTAAAATTTAAGGATTAAAGTTGATGAAAAAAATTAAATTTTATATAGAAGGAAAGTTAGTAATTAGCGAGGTGATTTAATGATTTTAAAAAAGCAAAGAAATCTTAAAAAAGAAGATTTTTACTACGATATAGTTGAGATTCCTATAATTGTTTCTTTTCAAGAAAAGATACAAGAATGTTTAGGAAATATACTTGTAAGAAAGAATTCTTTATTAGAAAACCCAACAGCAGATGTTTTAACTATAGTATCTTCAAATTATAAAGTAATTCTTCACAAAGATTTTGTTGAAACTGTGGAGAATACTCTTTTTAAAGAGGGATTAAAATATGAAGTTTATGATATAAATGAAGGGGGTAAAAATAATAATAGGTTATTTATTAATTATATACTTCCTTCATATAAGTTTAGTATTAGGAATGATACATGGGTTCCTTTTGTGCAAGGTTATAATTGTTATGATAAATTTATGTCATATGGATTAGGGATAGGATTATATAATTTGAATTATGAAAGTGCTTTTTTAATATCTGGTAATGTTTTAACTTATAAGAAGAAGCATGTAAAAAGAAGTGGAGTTAATTTAGAGTTTGATATGATAAAAGTATCTGAGTGGATCTCGAGTATTGGGAAAGTAAGAAGAGCGTTAGGTTTATTATATGAGTCTTCTCTAAATACACAAGAAGATGTTGTTTTTTTGATAAAAGGTGTATTAGGAAATAGGAAACATTTTAATATTTTTCAGTCGAATCATATCTTTGAGCGGTTTGTAGTTGAATATGGGTTTACGTATTATTCTCTTTTGTTATCTTTGATGTATTATGTGACACATGCATATTTTTTTATTTTAAAAAAGAGGAGTTATGATGAATCTAGAAACAAACAATTATTATTGTATAATAAATTTATAAAAGATAAGGTTTAGTACAAATGGATGTATATTATATAAAAGTTGGTAAAAGATATAAACCCGCAGGATTAAGTATACCCGATTTGTTTGAAGGTATTTGGTATGTTTCTTTTCAAGGAAATTCTAAAAGAGTCCAAAACGTAGTTGCGTATAGTAAAGATGTTCCGATTATTGATATTAGTAAAGAAATTACAAAAATTGAACTTGTTGAGATAATTTATAGTTATATAGTAAAAATTTTTACTAGTTGTTCTTCTATTTGCTCTTCTACTTTACACGATTTTGCAGAAGAAATAGCAGAAGAAATTTTAAAAAAGGTAACTAAGAAAAAACATAATAAAGAGGTAAAATTATGACAGATGTAAACAGAATAAAAATTTTGAATGATACTATTGCTTCTATTGAAAAAATGTTTGGGAAAGGTTCCATAATGAGGTTAGGAGAATCAAAAATAGAAAAAATTGAATCAATTTCTACTGGATGTATTTCTCTTGATTATGCTTTAGGAGTAGGAGGCATTCCAAGAGGTAGAATTATTGAAATTTTTGGTCCTCAAAGTGGAGGTAAAACAACAATAAGCTTACATATTTTAGCAGAGTGTCAAAAATCAGGAGGGGTGGCTGCTTTTATAGATGCGGAACATTCTTTAAGTGTAGATTATGCAAAATCTATTGGAGTAAATGTTGATAGTTTATTACTATCCCAACCAGATTATGGAGAACAAGCTCTCGAAATTGTAGAAGCTTTGATTAGATCAGGCGCAATTGACGCAATTGTTGTAGATAGCGTTGCAGCGTTGACTCCAAAAGACGAATTAGAAGGAAATATGGGTGATTTACAAGTCGCATTACAAGCACGATTAATGTCTCAAGCTTTAAGAAAACTAGTTGCTTTGACTTCTAAGAGTAAAGCTTGTTTAATATTTATTAATCAACTTAGAGATAATATTGGACAAATGTGGGGTAATGCAGAAGTTACTCCTGGAGGTAATGCGCTTAAGTTTTATTCTTCTATAAGAATTGATGTTAGAAGAATTTCTAGTATTAAACAAGGAGATTCAGTATTAGGTAATAAAACAAGAATTAAAATTGTTAAGAATAAAGTAGCTCCTCCTTTTAAAGAGATTACTGTAGATATTATTTTCGGTAAAGGTATAGATTATATACAAGATATTATTGATTTATCTATTTCTTATGATTTAATAAAAAAGATAGGAGGAGGGTGGTATATTTTTAAAGATAAAAAAGTACAAGGTAGTTCTTTTAAGAAGTATTTAGAAGAAAATCCTCAAGACTTAGATCAATTAAAATCTGAATTAATTAATAAGATAGAATCTTCCAGAATTCCTAAAAAAGATGCAATTGAAGTTTCAGAAGATCATCAGAAGGAGGTAAATGATGTCGAAGATTAAACTATCAGAGAATTTTGTAAAGGAAATTAATTATCCTATTAAAGAATATGAAGAAGATCTTGTCTTTTTAATAAAAGAAATACAAGAAAGACAGAGTATGATTTATAAAGTTCCATATGAAGAACTAGACGAGATTAACGTGGTTTTAGATTCAGTTCCAGAAGAAAGTATTGATAAGTTTAATGAGAAGTACTCTTATATTCAAGCTTGTTATAATAGAGTATCTTATATTTTAATGCAAGTAAAGAAAGAAATGAAGATATGGAATTACTTTAGAAATAGAGTTAATACATTGTATAGAAAAGCGAAAAATTTATTATTAGTTAATAATCCAGATATTAAAAATTTGAGGAATAAAGAATTACAAGAAGCAGCAATACAATCAGAACTAAGCGCATTAGTAGACTTAGTAGAAGGTTTAGACTCGATTATGGAAGATTTAAAGTTTGATTCTGATATTGTAACTCTTAAATTAGATACATTAGATAAAGCAAATTTGAATCTTAATAGACAACAAAAAATTGTAGAAAATGAAATTATGTTAGGTATGATTCCCGGAGTACGACAAAAAGAATAAGACAAATTTGTATAATATATTTTAAATAATTTTTTAGAAATCAAAATAAACGCTATTTTGATTATATAATTAAAAAAATCAATTAACAAAAAAAGGAGATATAATATGGCAATTATCAAAATTAAAGAAGGTTATGAAATAAAACCAGAGGGATTGTACGTACTTAGAGTTAACAAAATAGATGTGCGTACATCAGAAAGAGGTGTTACTGCAGGAAGTCAATTTTTAGTTTGGGAGGATATTATAGTAGAATCTCCCGACCATCCAGAGTTAGTTGGAGATACTTTTACTCATTCTACTCCTGCAGGGTGTTCTCCTAAGTCAAAATATTATAAGGTATTTCAATCTGTAGGGATGTCTATTCCTGAAGGACAAAAGGAAATTGAATTTGATACAGATGAATTAATAGGGAAAGAATTTGTTGCAGATGTTATAGTTGTTAAAGTAAACGACCAAGAAAGAAATGATTTTAAAAATGTATGGAGTATAGAAGAATTTCAAGAACAACAAAGAAAAGCTACACAAATCTTTAATAAGAAATTAGGAGGTGTTTCTAAAGAAACATGGGGTAGAATAAGTGCACAATCTTCTCCTAATTCAACGACTTCTGATAATAAGGATACGAAACCTTCTTCAGATAAAAAATCAGTATTTAATTTTCCAGTATAATTATTTTAGATTATGAAAAAAGGTAAAGGGAAATTAAAAGGGTCTTCTTTCGAAAGAAGAATCTCAAAAATATTTGATATGTGGTGGAACGTTCCACCACATACTTTTTGGAGAAGTGTTAATAGTGGTGGAAATTGGGAGCCAGGAGATATTGTCCCGAGAGATCGTTCTATAAATTTTCCCTTTATAGTAGAATGTAAGTTTTATAAGCAATGGGATTTTCTAAAATTCTTTAAAAATTACAAAAAGAGTTTGATTTATAGTTGGTGGAGTCAAATTACCGAAACTAAAATGAAATTTGATAAAGAAAATATCAAAAAGAGATTATTAATTATTAAGTTTAATAATTATCCTGTGTTATGTGTGTATGCGTTAGAAGATTTCCCAAATTATGATAAGTTTTCTATAGTGATACCTTCTTTTTATTTAGAGAATGGTTTTAATGATTCTTTATGTATTACTCTGTTAGAGGACTTTATAAAATTTTATAATCCTAAGGAATTTTTAAATACAAAAATAAAGGAGAAATAAAATGCCTTTTCTTGTGTTTGATATAGAAACTTTTCCTATAACTCATGATAAAAAGTTAGAAACTCTTGTTAGATATAAAGTAAGAAATGTTCCAGAAGAAGAAAAGGAAGAAAAGATAAAGTCTTATTGTTTTCATGAACCTCAATACTCTCGAGTTATATGTATTTCTTATTTAATTTCTATAGATGGAGAAAATATTGCATATAAAGATACTTTTTTTTCAAGAGAAGATGAGGAATCTCTTATAAGGAATTTTATTAGTGTAGTAGAAGATTTTGAAAATACCTATAGAGGAGTATATGTAACTTATAATGGAATTGATTTTGATGTCCCATATTTGTTATACAAATGTGCTTTATATAATATAAATCCTCCTCAAAGGTTTTGTAATTTAATAAGATTTCGTAATAATCCTCACTACGATGTAATGCAGGTTATGACTAATTGGGGTAAGTTTAAGATTTCTTTACAAGAGATGTGTTATTCTTTTGGAGTAATTGATCCTAAAGAAATAAAAGAAGATGGAGAAAGCACTTTAGATTTTATGTTGAGAGCTACTGATGAAGAAATTATTTTGTATAACACAAGAGATGTAGATTCTTTGTTTTCTTTGTATAAACAAATAAGTAAGATATTTCAGTAAATTAGTGAGGTGTTTATGTTTACTTTAATACTTGTAATATTTGGAATATGGATATATTTAAGATACTTAGGGCCTATAATTGTTTTTTTTCAAAAAGTAGATCCTTTAGCAAAGAAACCAACGAAGTCTTATGGAAGAGCTGCGTGTTGGGATGTTTATTCTGTTGAAAGTGTAACAATTCCAACTGAACAATGGAGACAAGTGAGATTAGGAATTAAGATTGCACCTGCGTTTCATTTTTATATTCCTTTCTTATCATTAACAATCACTCCTTTTGGTAATGTTGCATATAAAATTCACACACGCTCAGGGTTAGCTTTTAGAAAAGGTTTGAGAAATCATTTAGGTATAATTGATAATGACTATAGAGAGGAACTTACCGTAATTATATATAATCATGGCAAATATCCTTTTACCGTTAAGAAAGGAGATAAAATTGCTCAAATAGAGTTCTTTAGAGTTCCTACTGTTATCTTTTTTCATAAAAAGAAACTTTCCAATTCTGCACGGAGTACTAAAGGATTTGGGAGTTCTGGAAGATAATATAAAAAAAGGAGGTTATTATGTATTACAGTGTTATTTCTTTTGCACCTGAACCAGTTTTATATACTTTTGATAATGTTCAAGATGCTATCATAGGATTATCTAATATTAATATAATTCCTCAAACTTGTACTTTAAAAGATATTACTTTAAAGGAAACCGGAGAGTTAGAAATAGCTGGAAGATCTTGTAATATAACTAAAAAAGGGTTTGAAGACTTTTTAAAAGTTTTAGGTATACCAGTTATTTATGCAAAGAAAGTTCCTTATGATGTGTTGATATATGATATTAGATCAATACAACAACTTAATAGTGGTATGGAAGTAACTGTTTTATGGAGAAATGATGTTAGTGTATCTACAATTATTAAAAAGAAATATTCAGAAATTTCATATTCTTCTATTTTGGATACTTTTGCTTCAAAACCAATTAAAAGGATACAAGCAAGCGAAGATTTAATGAAGATAAGTTTTATTTTTAAAGAATTATCAATTCCAGATCAAAATTCAATGTTTGTAGGTGAGTTTTTATATGCTTCTTTAACTTCTAAAAAACCTCTTCAAATATGCGCAGGGTTATATAAAATAGATTGTGAAAATTCATTTATAATGCCTCTTTTAGGAAAAGTGGTTGCAAATTATTTAAAACCTGCAGATATAAGATTGTTAAGATTTTTTGATACTTTCGAATGTTATGACAGTGCAATTGTTAGTGTAGTTTTTGATAAGTTTTCTAAGAAGAAAGATTCTTATTTAACACAAGTAGATGTTGTAGATATTTGGAAAAAGACAAGTTCAATATTTTCAAAGACAGATGCAGATCTCTTATTTGGTTTTGACGAGAATACTCGTAATTATATGATTAATAATGTTAATGCTTATAAGACTCAATATAAAAAAGCTGCTCTTCTTGGGCAAGAATTACCTCTTTCTCCAATAACACCATTTACTTATTATGAGATAGCAAATAAAATTACAACTGTTGCGCATAGACTTTATAATATTTGGGATCAAACTAACGCAGAGTTGTTAGGAGGGAGTATTTTACAAAAAATGATTTTTTCAAAGAATTAAGAAATAAATAATTTATAAGTGTGAGATTGTGTATATTATTATATTAAATATAATAAATAGTAAAAACAAAGTATAAGAAGATATGATTAAGTCATTACATATAAAAAACTTTCAATCTCATAAAGATACTTTTGTTGAATTTGACCCAAATGTTACTGCAATTATTGGATTAAATAACCATGGAAAGAGTGCTATTCTCAAGGCTTTAAGAAAGATAGTTAGAAATTTACCATTAGGAGATTCTTTTATAAGAGAACTACCAGAAGATTCTAAACTTTGTAGTATTGTTGTTAAATCTTTTATAGAAAATTTAGGAGAAACTACTGTATTTCGTGTTATAGAAAGAAATGGAGAAAACTCTTATAAGGTATTACTTCCTTCAAAAGAAGAATATTTTTTTAATAAGTTTTCTAAGACGGGAATTCCAGACGAGGTAGTTCATTCTTTAGGCGTATCTCCTCCCATCCTATTAGACGATAATTTAGAAATAGATTTAAATTTTCACGTTCAAAAAGATGAAGACTTTTTGATAAGAGGGAAAGGACTTGCTTCTATTAGAAATAAAATAATAAGTAAGATTACTGGAATAGATATTGTACAAAAAGCATTTCAGGTTGTAAAAACGAAAGAGAAAAAGATAGAATCCGAAATTTCTACTCTTAAAAAAAGGAAGGAAGATTTAGATAAAAAATTACTTAATTATGAAGACCTTGATAGTATTTTGATAGAAATGGATTCTATAAAGAATCAAGTTATTGAATATCGAAATAAAGAAGATTTTTTGAATTATCTTAACAAGAGTTTAAATGATTTAAATTTATTAATTACTAAAGCAGTTTCTGTTAAACGAATAGTAGATTTAATTGTTATACCTTTTGATATAAGTGTTTTACATAATAAAACTTTTATTTTAACTCTTTTAAGAAAACTTAGTTCTATTAGTTACAATTTAAGTTCGACCAACCTTGTTTTATCTGTATTAGATACTACGAAAACTCTTAATACAGATCATTTAAGTTTTCTTTTTTACAAGAAAAACCTTTTAGAAAAACAATTAAAGTTGTTTAACAGAATACAATCTTTACATCTTATTTACTCATTGGATTTTACTTCTTTAAAATCATCTTTAGATAGAGTAGAAACAATTTATAAAAATATTTCTTTCTTAAAAGAGAAGAAAAAACATTTTGATTATTTGTTTAATAATATTGAAGAAAAAGAAAAACAGATAGAAGATATTAAAGTGTTAATAGAAAAAGAGGTACAATGTTTACAAAAAATAAAAGAAGAACTAAAAATTTGTCCTATTTGTAATAGACCATTTTGAGTAACTAAACATAGGAAAACATTATGAGGATAGGATATTTAACAGATATACATATGAGGTTAGAAACTCCTGAAGGAAGAACTGATAATTTTAGAAATTCTCTTCTTTTAAAATTAGAAGAATGTGGAGATATTTTCAATAAAGAAAATTGTGATATTGTTTTATGTGGCGGGGATTGGACAGATAGACCAGATGTTTCTTATAGCGCTTTTAATGATTTAGCTAAAGTGTTAAAGTCTTGGAATTTACCTATTATAGGAATAATAGGAAGTCATGATTATTATGGATATGAGTTAAAAAGTTTAAGAAGAACTGCAGTAGGAGCTTTAGTTATATCTGGTATAATAGATTTAGTAGGGATTGGTGATCAACAGTTTGTAGAGGTGAAAGATAAAAAAAATCAAAAAGACATTATTATTTGTGGGACTCCTCATACTTATTATTTAGATTTTAATCCTGAAAATTATTACAAGCCTTTATATAAGAATGGTTCTATTCAAATTCAATTAACTCATGGTTCTTTATTAGAGTCTCCTGCTCCTTTTGAACACGTCTTGATAGAAAATGTTAAGACAGAATCTCATATAGTATTAGGTGCTCATTATCATCCGGGGTTTAAGAAAGTTCATAATATTAAGGGTACTTTTTTTGCACATCCTGGCTCTATTGCAAGACTTGATAATACTGGTGTCAGAAGAATTCCTAAAGTATTGATAATAGATATTGAGGACAAAATTAATTTTAATTTTGTAGAATTAAAAAGTGCTTTAGAACATCCCTTTAAAGATAAAATAATAAAAGAAGAAATTCCGGAAATTTCAGTTGATAGAGTGTTAGAGCTTATACAAGATGTCAAGGTAGGTATTGTTGATGTTAAACAGAGATTATATCAAATTTGTAAAGAATTAGATTATTCTGATGACATTATAGAAGAAGCTTTTAATTTAATAGAACAAGTAGAAAAACAATAATTAAGAGGAGGACTAAAAAATGTATGAAATTTCTAAAGAATTTGAATTTGATTACGGCCACAGAGTGTGGACACAAGATTTGAATAAAGATTTTAGTCTAACATCTACAAATGCTTGTAGACATTTACATGGACATAGAGGTAAGATAGTTGTTAGTTTGAAAGGTAGTAATTTAGGAGAAGACGGAATGTTAACGGACTTTAATAATCTTAATATATTTAAAAAGTGGGTAAATGATTATCTTGATCATAAGTTTCTTTTTCATTTACAAGATCCTCTATTCAAAGCTGAACTTGAAATGTTAAAAAATCTTTTAGGAATTTTTGACAGTTCTGTTTATGATTATTTAGAATCAAAAGGAGAGGGTTATTATGTAATAAAGCAAACGATTTTAGAAATGATTAAGTCTAAAGCAGAAGAAGATTCTTTTTATTTATGTTTATTAGATAAATGGAAAGGATTAACTATTTTAGACTTTGTACCAACTTCAGAAAATTTGTCGAAGTGGGTATTTGATATAGTAACAGAAATGTTAAAACCTTTATTAAAAGACTCTGGAGTTAAAGTTAGTAAGATAGATTTTTATGAAACTCCAAAGTCAAAGTCTACTTTTGAGAGGAACTTATGAAAGTAATTTTAAAACAGAATAACGTAAAAATTTTATCACATTCTTTAAATTTAGTTTTTTATTGTAAAGAATGTGGAGCGGAGTTTCAGTCTGATGAGTATCAAGTTGTAGATGACACAATACAAGATGTATGTCCTACTTGCAAGTCTTTATGTATAATAAATATGAAAGAAGAAGTTGATTTTTTATTAAAAAAACTTATGTTAAAGGAAGATGAAAATAAAGCTTTATTCTATTGATAATTTTTATGTTAGTCCAGTTAAAGATAATTATTTAGCTATTTTAAAAAGAATTGACAATTTGTTAGAATTTTTTAATTCTAAAGTTGAAACTTTACAAGGTATGAGAAAGAAGATATTGTTAAATAAATATTATACTAGTATTGATGTTTTTGAGATAGATTCTTTAGAAGAATTGAAAAATTGGGATAAGAAAGATTGGACTGAGAAAGATTTTCCATTTTAAAAAAAAAGAAGGAGTAATATTATGGGAAAAAATGATGATATCTTAAAAAAGATCGAAGAAATTAATAAAAAAGTGAAGGATTTAGAAACAAAAAAAATTAGAGCAGAACAAGAGTTGAAGTTTCTTCAGGATCAATATAATGAAACAATCGAAGAGTTAAGAAAAAATGGTATTGATGATGTGCAAAACATACCTGATATGATTATAAGTTTAGAAAAAGAAATTGATGATATGATTAGTAATATAGAGTCTCAAATTTTGCAAATAGAACAAAAGTTACAATCTATTTCTGATTAAAAGAAAGATATTGACTATGGCTAAATCAAAATTAAAAAAGAATAGTAATAACTTACCGTTATTTGATCAGCCTTTGAAGAAAAAGGCTCCTTCTCTTTATATAGAAGAAGGTAAATATTATTATACTAGAGGTGGATGGATTGCAAAGGTTGTTTATGTTAATGATAAAGATGATATATGTTATGCAGTACATAATCCTAAGACACCTTTTGAAGTTGGTCCTGTATTACATATGTTAAGCACGGGATTTGCAGCTCCTCTATTTAGTATAGTAGAACCCCCTGCTTATACAGGACATCCAGCAGATTTAATAAAGGAGGCAGAAGTGCAATGACTATTGATGAAAAGGTTTTATCTTTAAATAATAAGATTTACAGATTAGTAGGGATAAGGGATTCTTTAAAAAAAGATTTAAAAAGTGTTCTTGATGATATAAGTGAAAAAGAAAAAGATCTTTCTATACTTTCTAAAGTTAAGAGGTTATTTGAAGTTTTTATAAAAGGCATGGAAGTTCAATCAAAAAAATATATTGAACCAATAGTTACAGAAGCGCTACATTTTATCTTTAATCAAAATTTATATTTTCATATAGTGTTTGTTAATAGAAGGAATCAGATTGAGGTAGATTTTGTAGTTCTTCCTAATCTTGAAAAAGAAACTTTGTACCAAGAATATTTAAAAGATTTTGAAAACTATAAAGAAGAGATTGAAGAAATGTTAAGTAATTATAGTGATATTGCTTTTTTATATGGAGGAGCTGTTAGTGAAGTATTAGGATTAATATTAAGATTTTTATTTGCGGAATTACTAAAAATAGAAGGACCTATCATATTAGATGAACCTACATCTTCAGTTCATGAAGAGTATGCAAATAGAGTTGGAATTTTTATAAAGTCATTAAGCGAAAGATTTAATAGACAAGTAATTTTTGTAACCCACAGTCAAGCTCTTGCATCTTCTGCTAATAAAGTATATGAAGTTATAAAAGATAATGATGTAAGTACAATAAAGGAGTTATAATATTAGTTATGTATGATGTAGAGTTAGAAGTATTCAAAGACAACATTATTAAAGCTCCAATACATTGTCCTTATAAATATAAGTTTTCTAAAGGAGAAGGAGAGTTCTACGAAGAAATTTTTGTAGTAAATTCTTCTATTTGTGTTCTTTGTAGACTTTGTAATTTTAAATCTAAGCTTTCTATAGATATTAAGGAAAAAGAGTTTGTTAAGTACTTAACTTATCAAAATGAAGAAGTTTATGATTCTATACTTAGACAAAGTTCTTATTTGAGAAAGAATAATAGAATACCTTTGATTATATTAATAAGTCCTGTTGTATTTGATTGTATGATAAATTTTGTATATAGAGATTACTCCCAAGAAGATAGAAATGCTATAAAGTCTTACTTCTTTACAAAAGAAAAACCCATTTGTTACATACTTGGATGTCCTGTATACCTTTCTCCTAAACTTACCAAGTCTTCCATTATGGTAGTAGGCGAAATTGAATGGAAGTAATTTAGCTTATTTTTTTTGTATTATATATATGTATTAAAGGTATAAAGAAAAAGAAGGAGAATATGTGATGAAGTTTTTAAGTGTAAAATATTTAAAGATTATAATATTTTTATTACTCCTTTTTTTAGGAGTGTTTTTAATAGTTAATTACTATTCAACTCATTTTTTATCTAAATCTGTTTCTACAAAAAACAACAAGAATTTAGATGTTTCTTATGAAATGATGTTTGTAGAAGATGATTTACATACTTATGGATATTCTAGTCGTTTTATAAAAATTGTCAAAGATGCAATTACATCTGCTTCTAAAGAATTTGATATTCCTATTGGATTATTACACGCAATTTTTCGTATAGAATCTGATTATCATTTTAATATTACTCATCCTACTGTAACTGTTATGGTAAAAGGTAAACCTGTTGTAACTAATGCAATTGGATTAGGCGGAATTATTTGGGAATTTTGGGGGGATAGTTTAATTTCTAAAGGTATTGCAGAAAATAAAATGGATTTATATTTGCCCGATGTTAATATAAGAGCATCTGCTTATGTTTTACGCGTTTTAATTAATCAAGAGTTATCTAAAAGTGGGAGAAAGAATTTTATGTTAAGTTCTGTTATAACACGATATTATGGAGAGTATTCTCAAATGTATATGTTAAAAATGGAGAAAGTAACTTCTGATTTGTGGATGAAGCGTATTACAAAAGAGATCGTTAAGAAAGAAACAAATCTTTTTAATAAAAATACTATATATTAATTATAAGGAGGAAAACTATGAATTCTTTTAAGGATATTTTAAAGATCGATAAAAAAAATATTATTACTAAAGTGGCGTTGTCTTCTTCTGATGAAAGAAATATTGACCATAGAAGACAAGTAATGCCTTTTTATAAAGTTCTTCTTCGAAAGAAGAGGAGAGTGAGAGATAATTAAAAATTTTATAGTTTTTTATGAAGTTATTACTATATATTTTAAGGATGAAAGATTATGTTGGAAAAGACGTTTAATATATCAATAGATTCAAAGAACCAACAATATGTTGAGTGTCCTTTATGTAAAAATTTGGTGTTGATTGAAAATTTTAATTCTAAAGAAAATAAGTGTATTCAATGTATAAATAAAGATAAAGGTACAAGAAATGATAACAAGAAGACCTCCAATTCAGAACGCTAATAAAATATCTCGAAATACTATGTCCATTTTGTCTTCTGTAAGAAGAACTTTACAAGAAATGTCTAATAATTCGTCTTCTACAAACTTATCAAATTACGATAATTCTGATTTTGGTAAGATTAAATTTTCTAGCGCCTTACTAAAGAATTTTATACCAATTGGTATGGGTTTATACAAACAAGCTACAGATGATGATGATTATGGAAAAATTTGGATAAAAAAGACTATAGTGGATGAAAAAACTGGTACAGCAGAAGATTGGTTAGTGGTTTATACTACAGAAGAAGATGAGATTATTAGACAAGTTGCTAATGAAAAATTTCAAGAAATATTTGGTTCTAAAATAACAAAGAGTGCTCATAAGCTTAAGAAAAAATCGATGGATTTTTCTGTATATGAAAAATACCCAGAATATAGAAAATACTTTACAGAATTGTTACGTTTATTGAATTTTCCTTATTCATATAGTGAACAAACTCTTTTAGATAAAGGAGTAGATTTTTTAATGAAAAAGTTTCCAGATTTGGATCCAGTTGAGGCTAATAAAATTTTTAATATTTGGATAGGGGAGTTTAATCCTTTTGATGATGAATTAGTTACTGCTTCAAATATTGATCCTAAAAATATACCTATTGCTCCAGGGATTAAGTCAAAAGACTTAAAATTAAACGAAACTGGAGGTGGAGGTGGCGGTACTGTAACAATTGAGTTTACAGATCCGCAACACGCATTAGATTTTTATCAGAAGAAGGTGACTCCACAAAATGGGCAAGAAGAAGCTCCAAAGGAGGAGGGGGGAGCTCCACCTTCTCAATTAGAACCAACTCAACAAACGCCTCCTCCTTTTTTACAGCAACAAGTGCAAAAACCACAAGTTCAACAACAAAAGGCTTCTAAAAAATTATCTAGTGATAATGATGTTGCAGAAGATATGTATGGACAACTATTGTTTGAAGGGGATAGAGTAAAAGATTCTTACGGAAGAATAGGAATTATTACAAAAATAGTTGATAGAGATGTGGTTTATGTTAAGTGGGGGGAATCTGCAGAAGAACAACAAATGGATACTAAACCTCTTCCGATATCTACATCTTCTTTAGTTAAGTGGTCTAATTTAAAGCCAACTGTATTTGAATTTACAGATGGAGTTAAAGGGATTAAGGTATATAAACATACTTCTTCTAATGTCAATATTCCAAGAGGAGATACATGGAAAATAGCTTTGAGTAATTTATCTTCTAACACTCCATCTTTTATAGATGGGTATTTTATTAATGAGGATGGAGCAAAGGTGTCAATTCGCTTAAGTAGCAAGATTAAAGTCGGAGAAATGCTCGAGAGGCCAGATACTCACGATTTAGTAAGATTTGCAGGATGGATTGATAAAATATCAGACAAAAATAAAAGTAATACTTTAGATGAATTTACAAATGAATTATCGAAAAAGCAAAGAAGAAATAAATCAAAGGCAGGAGCCGATATGGCGCTTTATTTAGACGATGAGCAATACAAAAGAGGAATGGATGTTAGAGATGATGAAAAGTTGAACAGTCTTGCAGAAGTTTTTGCGAGTAGTATAGGTTCTGACAATTATTATGATGTAGATAATGAGTTTAAAGTATTTGTAGACTCTTTTGAATTAAGTCCAGAAGAAGCAAGTTATATAGCTGGTTATTTAGAATCTGTATATAATCTTTATCAAATAAAAGATGTTTTTTTATCAAAATTTTCAAGCGCAAATTCTTCATTAGATATACATATTGATGCAGACGAAGAATTAATAGACAATTTTTTAGAAAAAGTCTTAGAAGAATTTAAAGAGACACCAGATGAAACAGATCGTCTTGAAGGAGGACTTGCAGATGATATTCCAGACGAAGCTTTTGATGAAGACAGTTTAGAAGAAGGTATTGAAGTGGAAAAAGAACATACAGATGATGAAGAAATTGCAAAAGAAATTGCAAAAGATCATTTGATAGAAGATGAAGATTATTATGATAAACTTAAGAAAATGGAAGAAGATGATTCAAAAGAAGATGATTCAAAAGAAGATGATTTAGACAAAAAATCTTCAATAGTTTTAAAGAAAAACAAGTGGTATGTAGTTAGTGAAAAAGGGAAGAATTTAGGAGGTCCTTATGATACAAAAGAAGAGGCAAGTAAACGACTAAAACAAGTAGAATATTTTAAACATAAAAAGGAAAAGAAATCTTCTATGAATAAAGAATCAGATCATTATTTAGATCCTAACTTTGGTTTATGGGTTGCAAGTTTTAGTAGATATTTGCCCGATAATCTTTTAAAGCAGTATAGAAAAATTTTATCTGAGTTTTTACCAGAGAACAAAGAATATATAAAAATTGTAAGAGATGTAGGTAAGTTAGATCTTTATACTAAGAAAAAACTAGAAGAAAAGTTATATGATTTGATAGAAGGGGATGAAAGATTGAAAGATTTATTAAAAGTTGCAGGAGATGTAGCAGATAGTGTTTCTCCAATGTCTTGGGTAAAAAATAGAAATTCGGATCAAACAAAAGTTCCATCTGCATTACCGCCGAATCCTCCCAATCCTAACTTAGAGAATGCTATAGATGATGTTATTTATGATAGTGAGAAAGCGAAAGATGAGAAAGGAATATTTCAAATTGTTACAAATCCTGATGAAAAAGAAGTAGTTGTAAAATTTATAGATGAAGGAGATAAATTAGATAATTTTTTAAAGCAGAAGAACAAACAAAATCCTTTACAGAGTGATTTTCAATCTCAAAATAAGTCATTTGAAGACTTAAATAGTCCAGTTCAGTTTTAAACAGAAAGAAAAACTATAATGAATGAGTTTAATAAATACTATAATTATTTAGATAGAGTATTAGTAAAATCAAAATTTAAAATTGATATTTTTAAGAAAGGTGCAGATATTTTATTGAGGAAGTTTCCCGAAATTGTTTTTAGAAGAGACGCTTCTAAAATATTGATTAATTGGATTGTAGATACGGATCCTTATAATAGATTACAAGAAACTCAGTTACAATTAGATTTAGAGTTTTTTTAGTTTAGATGAATTTTGTTTTAATAACAAATAACACTTGTTTATGAATCAACCAGTTCAACAAAACTTAAGTCCTAAAGTATTTCAACAAGGAGAGTTTGTGGTTAATCCTGCTGACGGGAAAGAGTATCAAGTGTATCAACACGTTCCTGGAAAAGGGGTTACTTTAATTGATCCTGCAACTCAACAACAAGTAATGGTAAGTGAACAAAATAGTGTTAATCTTAAACCTTCTATAAAAACTTCATCTCATTTTTCTGTAGAGAAGATTGCAGAAGAAATATTAGAAAAATTACTTAACGAAAAATTGCCAAAAGTGAGTCTTTCATTTAGAGAAGTAAATAAAGAGGTAAAAAATATGAGAAAAGACTGGAATACAAAAAGAAGTTGGTTAAATATGAGAAAGCAGTTGAAAACATTTTCTCAAATGAGTGAGGATGAAATTGCAACAATTCCTACTTATCTTAAAGAGTCGCGACAAGATAGAGCAATAAAAGAATTAGGATTTAATAAAGAGGCGGAGTATTCTCCATATAAAGGAGATCTTATTAAAGAAGTAGGAAGAGATAGAAAAACTGGAATACCAATGAGGGGAGGAGATGATATTGAAGTAGGATTAACAGAGTTTCCTAAGGATGTAGACAAGTCTAAAAATCCGAAAGGATACGGAGAGTTAACAATGGAAGAAATGGACAGAAAGTTTGAAGAAGAACGACCTCATTTTAAGAACGAACAATATTTACCAGATTATACAAAGAAGAGAGAAGAATCTACTACTTATTTATCAAGATCAGAAAAGAATAAGAAGATAAAGGATTTAAGGAAAGATTTTCCAGAACAAAGGTATGCATCTTCAATCGAGATTGCTCTAGATCAAATTATTGGAGGTTTTAGTAAATCTGCGCAAGATAGTGACATAGAAGAATTACCTATACAATATAAAGAAGTTAAAAAAGCTCCAAAATTAGAAGAGTATGTAGAACCAGAAGTATTAAAAGAAGCAGATCCTAATGTAAAAACAGCTATTGACTTATTTAAAGATACTCAGAGTAAAATTGAGCAAATACAACAAGAGATAAAAAAGAAAACAGAACCTTTACAACAAGCTATTATAGACGCTACGAAAGAATTAAATGAAGAACTTGTTAAAAATGTTTCTTTGTTAAAATCTTGTTTGGATATGATTTATCAAGAATTAAAGAAAACTCAAGATAAAGTCGCTGTTTTAGAGGATGATGTATATGCTCTTGTAGAAAGAGAAAAAGCAGTTGCCCCATCCGCAACGTTAGCACAAATTTTGAAAAAAGCTCAAGAGATTAATCCTAAAATTGTAGAAGAAATTAATAAAATAAAGGCTCTTATAGAAGGAGAAAATACTAAGTTAGTGTTAGAAAGATTTTTATATAAGTATCCAGTTTCAGAAGTACAAAAGAAAAAAATTTCTACCTCTGCTGATGATAGTGTATATGAAGATAAAATGCTTTTTGATATTTTGAAAGAGACTATAGACATTGTAGAGAAATTAAAAGATATTAATTCTAAGATTTAAATAAAAAAAATGGGGTTTAAGAGATGACAAGAATAATTCCAACGATTAATAGCAATGTAAAAAAAGAACTTCCTGAATGGGTTGATATCAAGGAAGTAATAGAAGTTAGTAATAAAGAAAAACAGATTGTTGACAAAATGGTAAAAACTTCTTCTACGGAAGTAGTTACTACAAAATTATTTTGTACAGATTGTAATAAGGTAATTTCTTTAGGAAATCAAAAACTTCAAAAACAGAAAAATTTAGCAAGTAAAGCTAATAAAGAATTTATACCTACTTGTCCAGATTGTGGTACAGAATTAGTTTCATATGATAAAGTCTTGAAAGTTCCTTCTAAAACAAGTACTAGAGAAATTTTGCAAACTAAAAATGTAGATCTTCTTAGAAAAGATGCAAATGCTAAAGGTACTTATAATACATTTCTTGACAGAAGAGTAGTATATAATGTTTCCGAAAAATTAGCTGATTTTGCGAAAAATAAAGGAATGACTCAGTGTATTGCAAGATATAAAAGAGGAGAATATTCCAAAGAAGCAGGGAATGATTTATCTACTTTGAACAACTTAGAATTTGAGTTAGAGTGGAAATATGGAAAAGGATTGAAAGCAAGAGCTACTGCAATAGTTGGAATTACTCCAGAAGGCAAGATAATTTATCCAAAAGTATTTAAAGTTTCGTCTGGAGTAGAGTATCCTTTTGAAGAAACTTATGTTAAAAAACTTGAAAAGGAACCTTATTTATTTGAAAGACAACCTTCTTTAAAGAAGTCGGATATTGGAGAAGTAAGACCTAAAGACCCATCTCGCTTTAGAGTTGGTAGTCTTAATTCTGAAGAAACTCAAATTTTTAAGTTTTCTGGGGATTATACAAAATTAATGCTTTCGAAAGGTCAAATCTCTCCTGAGGTAGTACAACAATTAAAATCTATAGATCCATCTTCTACTAAGAAGTATTTGGATTGGATGGTTAAGATGTACATAAAAAATCCTAATTTAGATTTAGAAGAATTACGTAATTATATAGAAGAATTTTTCATAATTTCTAATAGAAATATTTCCGAGGTTAAGGATATTAATAGATTTGAGTCATATGATGATTTTAAGAATTACATGGAAGAACAAAGGAATCGTAAGTTTGTTACTGTAAAAGAATTAGAAAATGATTATGATGTTATTGCAGATAATGACAAAGTACTTATAGTTGTTCCTTATACACATGAAGCATCTAGAAAGTTAGGATTTAGATACTTTGTAAATCCTAAACGAGGGGAGTGTTCTTGGTGTACTACTCATGGCAACTCCGGTTTTTGGAATAATTATAGAGTGCGTTTAAGAAATACTTTATACTATGTTCATATTAAAGATCCTAAAGTTTTAGATCAATTAAAACAACTCCTAATTGAAAAAAATCTTTTTAGATCTTCTAAGGGTACACGTGGACTAAGATATGACCTATCAAATTTTGCAGTTGTTGTAGACCCTCGAGGGGAGACTCAAATATACGATAACTCAGACAGTTTATTAGATGATCAGGCGAAAAACATTGTTATTGATTTTGTTCATAGTTTAATATAATGAGTGAATTATTGTTTCAAACATATTCTAATGAAATTATTACTAAAGTTGTAAAAGATTATGTTCCTAAAAAACAAGTAGATGCTCTAACTTTTCTTACTTCTTCAGAGTACCAAAACGAAGATCTAATTCCCGTACAAAGAGTAATTATTAAGACTTTTTATAATTTATGGGAAATTTACCCCCCCGATAAAGAAGAACAAAAAATTTTAGATATTTTAAAAAATGAGTGGAGAATAAATATAGATTTACATCGAAAAACACCTATAAAGTTTTTAGTTTTAGTTTTAGGAAGAAGATCTACAAAATCTACTACAATTTCTTTTATTGCAACTTATGAAGCATATAGTTTGATTTGCAAAGGGAATCCTCAAGAGTATTATGGTATTAGAGATAGACACACAATAACTATAATGCACGTTGCCGCCGCAGGATCCCAAGCAGAAGATGTTTTTGCTTTGACTAAGAATAATATAAGAAAGAATTCATTTTTTGAACCATATATAGATTTTGATAAAGATAGTACTACAGAATTAAGATTATTTACTCCTTATGATTTGAGGCTTAATGATGAAATAAAATATAAGAATAGTTTAATAAAGAGAGGATCTGGAATACAAAGAGCGTCCTTATTACCGGGTAGTATTATGATCGAGTCTGTTACTACGTCTGCTGCTACTCATAGAGGTAAATCAATAAAAACTTTAATGTTATCAGAGTTCGCACATTTTGAAAGACCAAAATTACGTAATGTAGAAGATTCTATTTTATTTGAGAATCCTAAGACAGATTATGCTATATGGAAGGCTTTTGTACCCTCTACCAAAGATTTTAAAGAAGATGGTAAAGTGTTAATAGAATCTTCTCCCAGAGACAAAGGAGGGGAGTTTTATAATCAATATTGTATTGCGGGAGGGATGGAACAAGAGAATTTTGAAAGTGTCATTCCTGATCCTTCTTATGCACTTATTCAACTATCAACATGGCAAGCTCGTTTTGAAACATTTACTTTTAGTGATTTTGTAGATGACTTTAGAAAAGACCCTATAGGAGCTCAAATGGAATACGGGGCACACTTTGGAAATCCTGCAGGGTCTAGTATTCAAGAACAATGGATAGAAAATGCAATTCAAAAGTCTATAACTATCGTACGTAGTAATCCTAAAAGACTAAAATATGTAATATCTGTAGACCCTGGTGGTAAGTCTAAACAAAAAACATCTGATACTTATGCAATTGCATGGGGACATGTTGAAGGAGTTTTAAACGAAGATGTGACAGAAGAAAAGAACTTGATATATTATATTGATGGGTTAAAAGGATTTGATTCTACGACAAGATATGAAGGAGGTCAATATATTAGGCATTCTGTTGATCCTAATGATGTAATAAATTTTATTTTAAATTTAGTAGATGATTTAGGAGGGAAAAATTTTATACATGAAATTGTTTATGACCAATTTGATTCTACTTCTCCGGTTGCAATTTTACAAAGCTTAGGACTTCCTGCTATTGAAACTACTTTTACTGCTGGTTACAAAGCAGATATGTATGGAGATTTTTTAGAAAAACTAGCATTAGGACAGGTTAGGATTTATGGTATTGATGAAGAGGGGTGGGTAGAGAGATGGAAGTTGGAACTCAAGTATTTACAACGAGTTATTCAAGGAAACAAAACATTTTACCATCATCCTTCTACAGGACCTGTTCAGCATGATGATTTTGCAGATGTTACTGCTAATTTAGTTCATAGATTATGTCTTATTTCTACTCCTACTCACGAGAGTATTCGCCAATTAAGACATTATGGAGTAAGACCGTTTCAATTAAAAAAATTACCTAAACCTTTAATGGCGAAGAGAATTCATTAGTTTTGTATTATATATAAAAAAAATAAGGAAAAACTTATGGAACAGGAAGAAAATTTATTAAGTGAAATTTTAAGATCTGCAGGAATAGGGTTAGCAATTTATACTTATGTGCCGTTAATTATATACCTTATTTATATTCTTTCTGAATTAAATCTTTCACTTTTTGGTATAATTTTACTTGTTTCGAACAAAGTTTTTTCAAAGTATGTTGATACTGGTAAATTTCTTTATTTAATGTTAACTATAATATCTATACCAGTGTATATTGCATTAATAGTTCGTATTGTACGTATATTTATTTCTATTTTTTGAAAAAAAAATCGAAAAGAAAGAAAGGAGAATAACGTATGTTAACCTCTCAAGATTTAGCTGCTTTAGAAAAAGCAACTGCCAATAAATTACAGGTTGTAATTAATTATACGAAGAAGACTACTGGAGAAGCAGTTACTCACGTGTGTGGCATTTATGAGATTGGGTATAATAAAGCAGGAGAACCCTGTGTATGGGGATGGGATGTAAATTCAAACGATAATATCAGGCAGTTCTTAATTTCTAATATAGATTCTATTCAGATTTTAGATGTTCCATTTTATCCTCCACATCCGTGGCCAATAAAGATAAATGGTCAAATTATTGGATAAAATATCCTATATATTAATATGAGGTAATTATGAAAATTGGAATTTTAAAACCAGACGGTGAAGTAATTACTTTTGAATCAGATTTTTGGGAGTTTTCTCAAAATAAGTTTAAAGATTACGATGTTGTTTTGCTTTTCTTTTCGAAAGAAAAAGACGAAAAAACTCAGAATGAATTTTCAGCTCAAAATGAGAAGACTCAAACTATAGAGGACGAAGAGATCAAAAATGTAGAAAATGAGAAAGCGCAAAAACCTTCTAAGCAAGGTATAATTTCTCTAGAAGAAAAAGAAATAACGGAGGATTTGTATAGTGTTGTAACTCCAGAAACTGTAGAATCTCTTCGAAATACTTATAGAGTTGTTTTTGACAATAGTTCTAATGTTAATGAAATGGAAGAATATGTTGTATCTACAAATAGTTATCAAATTTCACGTCCTGGGAGCATTGATAACTCCGTTAGAGATTTAGTTGAAAAAGAGAGTAAGATTATTAGAGAAGGAATGAAGATAAGAATACTTAAACCTCCTATGATAGTAGTTAAAGAAGACTCATTTTATATAACAGAAGTTTTAGGGTTATTTAAATAATTTAAATAATGAAGAGAACTGCAGATTTATATAATGAAGATCTTTATACAATTGTTAGGAAAGATCTGGATGTTAGAATGGGGATCTTTCCCGAAGATCAAGACTTATCTCCAACTCATGTAATTCTTTGGAACTCAATAATGTCAATTCCTTTTTCATTAGTTAATAAAGATAATAAGATATTGCAAGTAAGAGTTTCTTTTAAAGATGTACGTAAAAATTTGATTAACTTAGGTGGAGGTGCATATGGATTAGAGTATATACCTAATTTTTGCATATTAAAAGAGGTAACGTATGCAGAAGACTAATATTGTACTTATAACAATTTGCTCATTGTTGTTAGTGAGTTTTATAATATTTTATAATAAGTATCAAAAAGTTACTAAAGAGTTGAGCTCTTTTTCTTTAATCATGTCTCAAAATACTCAATATTATAGTAATATTTTGTCTCAAAAAGAAGATTCTATACAAGTACTTATTGGACAAGTTAAAAATCTTAATTTAAAAACTCAAAGTATTGAGGGTAAATATTTGACCCAAGCTTTTTATTTGAAATTGTTGTTTGATAGTTTACATGCAAGTCAATACACAACTCCAATTAAAGACAGTACATATATAGAAGTACCTTTTTCTGGTAAACAATCTATTGTAAAATATAGTGGATTTACTCGTTATTTTTTTGATACTGATAAGAGTATGTATCAAATATCTTTTGTATTTGATCCTATTTTTGTTAAATCTGAGTTGTATAGAGATAAAGATAATATGTGGAAAATTTTTACAAAATCACTTACTCCCGGAGTAAAAATAAATGTTGATTATTCTATTGATTCTGCTTTTTATGTTCAAAATCAACTTTCTGAAGTTCTTGTAAAGGAGCCAATCTTGAAGTTAAGAGCATATGTACAAACTTTATCGAGCTTTAATAACTACAACTCTCAATTTTCTTTAGGAATGGAGGGGTATTATAGAAATTTTTATTTAGGATATGATTTTGTTCAAAGAAATGTTTATGCTGGAATTTATTATGACTTTAATATTTTATATCAATATAAAAAAGAGAGGTAATTATGGAAATTACTGGTAATGTAAATAAAGTATATTTGGATGATATTAAGTTTGTTGATTTGAGTTATAAAGAGTCTTTATGTGTTGAAAGTTTAAAACCTTTTGAACAAGGAGAAGAAGTAATAGTTGTTGCTACTGGAATTTTTAAGAATAATTCTATAGAACTTAACGACGGTGTTTTTTTTGTAAAAAAAGAATTTATAGAAGATTTTGTTTTGAGGTTCAAACAGTCCTTAGAAGACTCAACTTTACAATCTTCACTTGATCAAAAAGAGGGTAATTCTCAATGAATTCAAAACTTGCTTGGAATAAAGTGACAGAAAATAGTGGTAAGTATGATCATTATAAATTAAACAATTTGATTGCTTATGAAAAAAGATCAAAAGTTTTTAATAAAGACTATAGTATTTTTTGGTCTGGAAAAAGAGCACAAGAATCAAGATTTGAGACCTTAATAAAGATTGGAGACTTAAATAACAAAACAATTTTAGATGTAGGGTGCGGATGGGGAAGTTTCTTTTCTTTTTTGAAAGAAAAAAATATTAACGTAAAGAAGTACCACGGAGTAGATATTAATGAAGAGGTTATAAAAAAAGCAAAAAATTTGTTTAATTTAGTTAAGAACGTTACTTTTGAAAAAAGAGATATTTTAATAGATCCATTACCTTCTCATTCTTTTGATTATGTTTTTGCGAGTGGTATTTTTGCATTTGATGGGGATGATTGGGAGGATTATGTTAGAGATATGTTAAAAGAAATGTATCGTATTTGTACTTCTGGAGTAGGTGTTAACTTTTTAAAAAAGAATAATCATTATAATTATCCTACTTTAAGATATAATAATCCAAATGATGTTTATGAACTTGTTAAAAAAGAAATAACTTATAAAGTTGTTTTGAAAGACAATTATGCTATAGATGATTTTACTTTATTTTTGTATAAGTTTAAGGAGGATGAATGAAGGATTTAAGATTTAATATAGTTGCTACAAGAAAAAGGTCTTATAAAGATATCTTTTTTGATTATGATAAAGAACGAGGACAACAGTTAAATATAAACGAGCCGGGGGAAGGAGAAGGAACTGCTTTGGATTCTTTAGACTTTAAGCAACCTTGGAATACTGATATGTTAAATCGTCCTTTTATAGATAAAAAAGATAAAGAAGAAGAGTCTTTAGATTCTACTAAAAGAGATGGGTTATCTTTATGGATATAATGAGTAAACTAAAATTTTCTTCACCAGAAACATATACTGATAAAAGTGATGTGGATCAACCATTTTACAAAGATCTTGTTATGTTTCATTGGGAGGATAAAGATTTACCTTTTCCAAAAGATGAGTATATAGGAGAAGACACTCAGGAGTATAAAAAAGATCCAAAAGTTTATCAAGAGTTAGATAGTTTGCCTCAACAAGCTTACACAGGTGTTACTTCTTCTAAATTGTGTTGGAGTAGTTTAGATAAAGAATCAGAAGAGTTTTATGATATTTCTCCGCTAAACGAATTGAATTTATATCCAAGTAAACAAAAAGATAATGAAGATTATAAAAAAAGAAATACAAAAAATGATGAAGAAATGATTTTTGAGAAAGGATTACACCAAAATGTTGAAAGAGATGAATCTTTAAGAAGTGAAGTTCCATATAAATAAAGGAGTAACGCATGACACCACCGTTAGTATGTCCTTATTGTAATAATACTTCCTTCGTAAAACGGGGGTTTTCTGTTAATAAAAAACAAAGATATTTTTGTAAAGTATGTGGAAAAACTTTTTCTATTAATGAAACTGACTTTCATCCGCCTTCTAGAAAATACTTAAAAGAGCTTGTTTCCGCTAATAAAGATGTTGCGGAAATTACTTCTACTGTTAATGAGAGAGTTTTAAATGAACAAGATTTAATAAGAGTTTGTAACATCGACACAAGTATATGGGAAATAGAAAGATGGGTTTGTAATAAGTGGGAAGTGGGTGTAAAAACTCCTAAAGATGGAGTTGAGATAAAACCTTTATATCAAGTAAAAGCATGGTTGCGACGAAAAAAAGAGGAAATACTTTTAAAAAATATTAAAGAAGAAATTAAAGACGAGATTAAAAAATTTTCTCCAAAATATCCAAAGATTTTTTATAAAAAACACAAAGAAAAGTATTTGCTTGAAATTGATATGCCTGATTTACATTTTGGAAAACTTGCGTGGAATGAAGAGAGTGGAGAAGATTATGATATCAAAATTGCAGAAGAAGTTGCTCTCGATTCATTAAGTTCTTTGATTAATCAAAGTTCCGTTTATACTATTGATAGAATACTATTTCCAGTAGGTAATGATTATTTTAATGTAAACAATAAATTTAATACTACTGTTCATAATACTCTTCAACAAGAAGACACAAGATATCAAAAAACCTTTAAAAAAGGAAGGTTATTAGCTATAAGAATGATTGATATGTTATCTACAATTGCACCAGTAGACGTTGTTATAGTTCCTGGAAATCATGATGAAGAAAGAACTTTTTATTTAGGAGATTCTTTAGAATGTTGGTATCATAACAATCCTAATGTAACAGTAGATAATAGAGCAGTGAAAAGGAAATATTACTTGTATGGCAAGAATTTGATAGGATTTACTCATGGATATTATGAAGATTTAAAAAAGTTGCCTTTGTTAATGTCTTTAGAACAACCCGAATGGTGGGCTATTACTAAGTTTAGAGAGTGGCAAACTGGAGATAAACATCATAAGAAAGAAATTTTTACATATTTAAGAGAGGACGAATCTCAAGGTGTTATGGTAAGAGTATTACGAGCATTATCTGCTACTGATACTTGGCATTACGATAAAGGTTTTGTAGGAGCACAAAGAGCGGCAGAGGCTTTTGTAAGGCATTTTGAAAATGGATTAATTGCACAATTTTTATCAGTGGTGTCTTGTGAGAAATACACTACTAAAAAAGATTGAGGAAATATTAAAAGTTTTAAATATTGATAGTATAGATAATTCTATAAAAAATGCTCTTTATTATATTCTTTATTCTGTATATGTATTAGGGTTTTCTAAATCTAAAAATTTTGATAGTAAAACTGATTAATATTTCTAAATATTAAATATAAGAAAAAAAGAGTTAACGTATGGCATTTATTATCAAAGGAACAGAAGAAAATTTTAGAAGTGCATTGAGTCAAAGAAATTCTTCTATTACTTCTTTTTCTTTACCCAAACCATTAAAAGTTGCAGGGAATACTGATAAGATTAAGAATTATGCTTTAATGCAAAAAGTAGGTTTTTTAGATACTTCTCGTACAGCACCTCTTTTTAATGATCCACGCTATACAAGCTCTACTTTAGCAATTCCTACAGATGAAAGAAGCTTACATGGTTTATATAGGTTCTTTTCAGAAACAGATCCGATAGTTGGGGCATCTTTAAAAATTTTAACGGAATTACCTCTTTCGAGTCTTCGATTAGGTATATGTGAAGATAGTGGAGTTCAACAACATTATGAAGAAATGTGGGATAGAATAAACGCTTATAAGTTAATAACTGACTTAGTTATGGAGTATTATGAAATCGGTACTGTAGTATTATTTGGTGCATATAATGAAATTGATTATATGTGGGATCAGTTTGCTATTTTAAATCCTGATTATGTAAAAATTGAAAGTACGTGGATAAATGAAAACCCTTTAGTTAAGTTAATACCAGATGAAGCATTAAAAAGAATTGTTCAAACACAATCTCCACAGTTTTTATATAAACAAATTCCCGAAGAAGTAAAGAAATATGTTTTTTTGAATAGAGAGATCCCATTAGATCCAAACAATACTTTTATTCTTACTCATGCGAAGAGACCATATGAAACTAAAGGAAGGTCTATAATAAAAAGAATTTTAAAAGTTTTAATGTTAGAAGATAGACTTAATCAAGCTAATTTTGCATTAGCAACTCGACACGCAGTTCCTTTTACCGTTGCACATGTAGGAGATCCAAATCTTAATTGGTTACCTGATGAATCAGATTTAGAGGAAGTAAGAGATGCAATTGCAGCATTTGAATTAGACCCTAATTTTACTTATATAACACACCCTGGTTTTAGAATTGAATATTATGGTTCAAATGGTAGAGCTTTACCAGTAGGACCAGAGCTTGACAGAATTTATAGATTAAAGTTCATAGGCTTAGGAGTTCACGAACAATTACTTGCAGGTCAAGGAGGATCTTATGGACAAGCTTATATTTCTTTAGAAGTACAAAGACAAAGATTTCTTAATTTACAATTAAAGTTAGAGTATTTATTTCATAATGGTATATTTAAGCCTATTGCTGATATGTGTGGTTTTTATAGAGTCAAACAAGTTTTTGCAGGATACGGAGGTGTAAAGAAAGTTAAGTATGGTAAAGAAGACAATTTTCTTAAAGAGATAAGAAAAGCTTTTAGTTATAAAGAGGATTATAATAATCCTGATTTTAAAGAATTTTTGCTAAAGAAAACTGCAGAATATAATAAGAATAATCAGAGATATTCAAAAGAATATGTATTTCCAAAACTTGATTTTGGTGCATTAAACGCATCTTATGATGAAAATATGAAAAATTACGTAAGGTGGATGTACGAAGAATTTCCTGAGTTGGTTGATTCTGGATTAATAGCAAGATTAGCCAAATTAGATAGGGATGATCAATTAAAAGCAAAAATTAATGATATTAAAAGAATGAAAGCGTTTTATCAAGAACTTCAGAAAGAGGGGTTATTAGATTTTTATTTATCTAAAAATAAAGGTAAAGGAGGAGGGATGAATTTTGACGAAGTTAATTTCGGAGGGGGAGACTTGGTAGGATTGACAGGAGAAGAACCACCTATTCCTGCAGGAACAGAAGGTCCTCCAGAAACAGCAGAAGGTACAGAACCACCACCTGCTCCCGAAGGAATCGCAGAGAGTATGGAAGAACCTATTAAAAGATTAGTTTTTTCAGACGATATGACTTTAATTAAAGAAAATAAAGTATTAAAAAAGAAAAAAATATAAAAAAGAGAGGTAGATATGAAATCAATTAACAAGGTTTCAAAAAAGAAAAATGGATATCAAATAAATGAGTCCTCAATACTTGTAGATGGGGAGTCTCTTGAAAATATTTTAAAAGAGGCCGGCGTTAAAGACACTCCTCAATGGTTTAATTGCTTAAACAAGGTTGGGGTAAATTTCTTTAAAGACAATTATTTAGATTTTTTAAAAGAGGATTTATCAGAAAACGCTAAAAAAATTAAAATAAGTTGGAAAGAAGCTCTCATAAAAAATATCGAAAGTGAACCTGCAGAAGAGCCTCCCGAAACTATTACTATTGATCCAGATGAAGAACCAGTAGAAATACCAACAAAAGAAGTTCCACAAACTCCTGAAAAGGTTAATCCATTTAAAAAACCAAATATTAAGCCCGGTACTGAACCTCAACCTAAAGCTAACGTAAAAGAAGCACTTAAAAAAAAAGCCGCACTAAAGATTCATCCTCATATAGCAGAAAAGATCGATAAAAATGATACTCCATATCATTCTATACCTTCTATACCAAGTGGAACATTTTTAAAAGATATAGCGTCTTCAAGATTTCAATACTTACTAAAATTATTAGAAAGATATTCTCATATAAGAGTTCGTACTGTTTCTGATATTGCACAAGGGATGATGATCTTATTACAAGATATACAACAAACAGAATCAGAATATATTCCAGCTTTAGAAGATTTAGCTATATCTATTGTAAAAGACCTATATGGGATAGAAGATGAAATAGAGTTTGATGCAAAAATTGAAAGGGTTGTAAATAATGATAGTACAGGAAGTAAAATCAAGAACCTAAGCTCTCCGGAAGTTGACGTAGAAGAACAATTAACAACTAATATAGATCTTAGTTTAGAATCTGCTAAAAGAAGATTTATAAATGGATTAATACAAGGAGCTGCTATAAATAGTTTACATGCATTTCATCTTGTAAAAAGAATGTTAGATCATATAGATCCTTCATTAATAGATAAATATGCGTTGTTTTCAATATTTACAGAATTAGGTTATTGGGTAGCCCCGCCGTTAGTATTGCCACCTAATAGCGAAGTTGAGGGTGGTATTCCTGCTCCTGTTGGTGGTATGGTAAGAGTTGATCTTTCTGGAGAAGTACCAAAAATAATTGCAAGAGCTGTGAATTTTCCTATTTTAGTACAAGAGTTAGTAAAAGGAGTAATGGAGTTAATATCAATGCATGGATTACCAGAAGATGAGAAATTAAGAAATGAGGTGCTTTCTCAAGCAGATTCTTTAGAAGATGAATCTTGGGATATTAGGTTTGGACCTGAAATTTGGAAAAAAATCTTAACATTAATAGATGGAGAAATTAATAATAGAGCTCTTTCGATTCTCTATTATAAGCTTGTTCAAATGCCATCTCCTGAATTTCACGATTTTATTAATAGGTTGTTGAAAAATGATAAAAACGCAATAGAAAGTTTAAACAATATGTATAGAGAATCTTTACAACAAATTTAAAAAGGTGAAAAAATGTTAGTAAAAAGATCTTTTTTACAAATGGTTTTTCCTTCGAATGATTTATCTAAAATAGCTGTGAAGGAAAAGAGGGTCGTTCCTCTAAATACAAAAGATTATAGGTATTTAAGGTTTAGAGCAATTGGGAACTTAGAGGTTGATAAACCAAAAGGAGGGTTTAATTCTAATTGGGACGGATTTCCTTATAAGTATTTTGAAGATGATGAACCAGGTTATGGATACAAGTCATTCATAGGGAAAAGAGCTCATTATGAACATAATAGTAAATTAGGTGACAAAGGCGCAATTGGAGAATTAATAGATGCGTATCTTAATCGTTTTATTTACCCTGATGGTGTTGGTAGATGGAGTGATTTAGACGGAAAGGATAATGCAGAAAAGAGACTTAAGATTCTTAGTATTCCAAATCAGAAAGATGGTTCTATAGAAGTATTAATGAAGATAGATACAACATTATTAGGAAAGAAGATTTTGGAACCAGAAGTAGAAAGAGCGTTAGAACGCATTATAAAAATGATTGATACAGGACAAAAACTATTTTGTTCTATGGGAACGAACGTAGAGTATAGCATATGTAGTGTTTGTGGTAACAAAGCTAGGTTTGCATCAGACTATTGTGATCATATGAAACCAATTCGTAAAGGTGCTATAACAGTTGTATCTGCTAATAATATAAGAGATTTGTTAGATAAAGACTTATTAAGACCTGAGTGGTTAAAACATGTAGTTGTATCCAAAAAAGATGTTGATGAAGTGTTAAATGGGATTTCTAATAAAGGGGTTGCAGTAAGAAATGGAGAAATAAATCATAAACTTTCATTTTTTGAACTTTCTATTGTTAAGTCTCCAGCATATGAAGTAGCTAAAGCTTTAGAGAAAATAAGTTCTCAAAATGATATGGAATATAAAGATTATTTGAGATATGTAAGGAATATGATAGGGGATGATGTTTTATTAGATATTTATTCTTTATTACAAGAAGAAGGTATTGTAAGTAAAGGATGTGAAGTGAAATGGTAATGGACAAAGGAAAATTTTATTTATAAAACACCTTTTGTATAAAGTAAAAAGAAGAATTTATGTTAAGTAAATTAAGTTTTAACAACATGCTTATTCTTTATAAACTTAATGAGGTTGAAAGAAACAGAGAATTTCATTACTTCTCTAACAAGAAATCACCGACGGTGACTTAGATTTAAATATATAAGAAAAGGTTTAAACTTATATTACACATCTTTATTAAAACTTCTAGTGTTTTTTATAACAAATCTTTCTTTTGACAAATCTTTTTTTTTAACAGTATTTAGAAAAAAAAATTATATTTACAAAAACTTTTTATTTTATTACTTTAGTTAAGAGATTAGAAAATTTAAGTTTTTTGTATATCTTATTTTAGTTACTAACTATTAATTGTTAGATTTATAAAAGTTTGCAAACAAAAAAAAAGGAGCTTAAAAATGATGACAACAAGTAAAATTAAAGAAAGTCTTATTGATATGATAAAAGACTTGAAGCTTTCGAAGAAGGCAGCTGAGGAGTTTTTAGAAGACCTCGAAGAGATAAAGCCAAAAGATATTAAGCTCGATAACGAAATGGAAACAGAACCAACTGAGAAAAAAGTTTTAGAAAAATCTAAATTTAAATTAGAAGAACCTGAAGAAGAACCAGAAGAAGAACTTGAAGAAGAACCAGAAGAAGAAGTAAAAATCGAAACTACAGAAGATGCTAAAAAAGTTTTAGACGAAGCTAAAGAAGATATTCAAGATGTTATAGAAAATCTCGATTCTTTAGTTAATCAAGCAGAAGAAGAAGTTGAAAAGGTTTCTTATAAACGTATTAGTAATAAGTTTGCTTCTAATGTTAAGAATTTAAGTTCTGCTGCATATAATGCTATATTAGAAGCAAATAGTGCATTAAAACATTGGGCATTTATTAAGAAGAGAGTTAAAAAAGATTCTGTAGATGAAGATGAAATTACTCATCCAGAGTTAAAACAAGTTGCTAATACTCTTAAGCAAATGACGCTACTTGATAAAATTTTAGCAAAAGCAGGATATGTTAAAAAGAGTTCTCTTGAGAGAGAAGGAACTGCAGTTCCACCGACAGGAGCTAAATTTACAGGAGATAAATGGCCTGAAGGAAAAAATCCTGCAGAAATAGAATTAAGACATTGGCAAGCAGGTGCAAAAGAATTTGACAAAGATAAAGAAAAAGAAGATAAGATGCAGAACCCAGCATCTGATCCTAGATTGAAAGATGAAGGAAATCCACACGATGAAAAACCTTTTGTAAATGCATCTTATAATCCAGTTGGTCAATATTATGATATTTATGATTCTAGAGAAGGGAGAGCAATTAGATATACTTTTGCAAATGCACCAGATCATTTAGGAGCAAAAGATGAAAAAGGTCTGAGAAACTTTGCAAGTAAAGCATATGCTAATTTAATTTGTGAAGCAGTTATAGAAGATGGATTAGAAGCTGTAAGAAAAGAAGTTAATGGACAATATCTTAATCCTACCCTTTCTAAAGAAGCTGCTAATTCTAATGGTGTAAAAAAATATTATGAAGATGCATATGGAGATAAAGAATATGCATCACAATTGACAAAGAAAAGAAAAGTAGAAAAAGAAAATATAGATTATAAACCAGAAAAGAATTCTGTTACTGAAGGAGAAGAGTTTGGAAAAGCTAAAGATGGTACAGGAAAAATTAGTTCTACTAGAGAAGAGTTATTAGCAAAAGCAAGAAGAGGTGTTGAATTAGCAAGGTTAGCAGCTGCTGGCGGATTAATCGAATGGAATAAGGAAGCAGTTAAGAAATATGCTAAAGAAATAATGAGTAAGAGCGAAGAAACTATTGAATTTACAGAAAAGATGTTAAATGAATTACCATTAGTAAATGAAGCTGCATTAAAAGAAGCTACTATACCAGATGCAGATTCTGGAATAGTTGGAAATACATTATCTGGAGTGAGAGATCCTAACGCTAAATCAAAAACAGAAGGGATTGACAAAAGCTTAGAATCAGATGCAGAAATTACAAAATCTGCAAGTTTTGTACCTCAAGTGGCTATAAGTACACCATCTAGTTTACAATTATCTGATATGTTTACTACGGTAGAGAAAAAGTTAAAGAATAAAGGAGTTGATCCTTCTCAAGTAAGATTAAGAGTTGCAAGATATAAAAAATCGTGATTAAGTCGTTTTATTGTAAAAAAATTAAAAAAAGGAGTTAAATAATATGTCTAAAGTAATAATCTATCACGCATTTGCTAAAGATACTTTCCCTGTATCCACTACCGTATTAAATAGTGGATGGATGCCAGGACAACTAGGAACACTTAATAGCGCTGGGACTTCTATTAAGATTGCATCTACAGATGAAACAATGTTCTTATTAGCAGATAGTCCTAGTGAACTTAATTCTCCTCCTACAGGGTCTTTAGTTACTTGTATTTATGGGGCTGGTACTAAAGTTATTATTGATCATAGTCAAGAAGTTCAAACAAATTCAAGTAATAGAGCATATGAGTCTGATGTTGAAAATGCTTTGCCAGGTCAAAGTTTGTATGTTAGTGGGAATGGCAAGTTTACAACTGTTGTAACAGGATCGGTTTATGGTAAAGTTTTCCAAGTTCCATCTGCTACTAACAACTATGGACTTGGAGTAATTTTAAGATTTTAGCAGTTGTTTTTAAGAAGGGCCATTACCAATGGCCCTTAGATTTAAAGTTTTGAAAATTTTTATTATAAGGCATTGCCTTATAATTCTTACGAATTAAAAAATTCGTTCAACAAAAAAAAGGAGTAAGTAAAAAATGAACACAAAACCAAAAAAAGGATTCGCCATTAAAGAGGCAGGAACTACAGTAGATCCATATCAGAATTATTCTGATTCTGTTCTGAATAATGACGAAATATGGAATGCGTTGTTAACTGAAGCAGGACGTCAAGCTATAGGAGCTCAAATGGCAGTTCCTATTCGTACTCAATTGGATTATGTAGGTACAGCTCGTAAGTTTTTTGAAATAGACGTTCTTGCTCAAGGACAAATTGCAAGATACGATAAAGATATTAACGTTCCCGCATACGTTGTATCAAAAAGAGGAAAAGTTGATGAATGGACAGTTGAAGGTGAATATGTAGAACCTAATACCTGGGAGATATTTGCTCCTGCTTCAATTAGGTTAAAAGAAATACAAGAAAGACGTTTTAATATTCTTGATCGTACTCAAGAAAAGATAAGAATCGCTATACAAGAGCAAGAAGACGAACAGTTTTTACATTTACTAAATACTGTTACTCAAAATAATACTAATAATAATCCAATTACTACTTCTACAACAGGATGCGATAAATATTTCCTCAATAATTTATCTAGTATAGTTATGGATCATGATTTACCTTGTTATGGATTCTTAATGAGATTTGCATCTTTCAAAGACATTAGAGGATGGGATAATACAGATTTAGATCCTGTAACTATGAGAGAGATTTTGGAAACTGGTCTTTATGGAACTATTTGGGGTATTGATATAATTGTATCCCGTAAGGTGCCTAAAGGTACTGTTTACGCAATTGCAGAACCAAGATTTTTTGGTGTATTACCAATTCGTACAGAGGTAATTTTAATGCCAAATGATATTCCTGCAGAAGCAAAAATAGGGTATGTAGGATACGAAAATTTAGGTATGGCAATCGTAAATGCAAACGGAGTTTCGGTAGGAAGCCATAATTAATATTAATTCGGCCATTTTAAACTCCTGAAAGGTGTATAGCATTTACAAATGTTATACACCTTTGTTTTTTATATTGGAAAAATAAATTTATTACAAAGCTTTCGCAGATAGTATTTATTTTGTATTAATTAGTATAAAGGAGTTGTCGATATGCTTTGTTATAAAGATAAAACATTTTGTAAGCATTATGATTGCGATCTTTTCAAAAAATGTGATAGAAGTCTTACAGAAAAAGTGATTAAAGATGCACAAAGTTGGTGGGGAGGGGACAATCCTCCTATATCAGTATTTGAGAATAAGCCAGAATGTTTTGTTTGTAAATCTTGTATAAAAAGTGAATGTCAAAATTTAGAAAAGAATTAATATTATACTCCTTTGTTAAAATTCTTTCTTCCTATCTCTAAAAAATTAGATAAAGTTTTAAAAATTTTGAGCAAAGTTTTGTAAAAAAAAAATCAAAATTAGATGTAAAAAGATTTAAAAAATCCTATATATTATATAAGTAATAATATTAATATAGGAGTTAATAAATAAGATGTTAGATTGGAAAAAAGTATTGGCAGAATCTTATAATAGAACGAAGAAAGACATTGAGATTCCAAAACCAGATTTTTACAAAACTCTCAATAAAACAACTCTTCCAAATAATGCAACTTTTACAGGAGATAAGATTCCTAAAAGCGGAGATCCTTCACAAGTAGAGCTTAATGCATGGCATCTTCAAAACAAAGAGTTTAGCAATGATAAAGCAAAAGAAGACAAAGACTCTTACAGAGGTAGTCCTTTGACATCAGGTAATGCAAGAAAAGAAAATGTAGAAAATCAAATAAAAAAGAAGTTCTCATGGATAGAGGTTTTGTCTAATATTAGTATTGAAAAAAAGCCTGATGGTAATGTGAAAGTTTTAGTAGAGGAAAATACAACACCTTCTACAGAACCTTCTCAGGTTCAAACTCCTCAACAAGAATCTCAACACAATCAAGAAATACAATCAAAAGAAAAATCTTCGAGTAATCAAGTAAATTCTTGGGTAATTAAGAAAAATTCTAACTTTTCATTAGTTGGAAAAGAATGTAAAGATTATTGCGGGATTGGTATTTATGAAAATAATAAAGAAATAGAATTTTATAAAGTTGCCAAAAACGGACATAGTTTCGAAGAAATAATACCTCAAGGTAAATGGGAGACAAGGTTTGATGAGTTAGTTGGAGAACTATCTAAATAACAAGGGTCAAAAAAATGGCATTATCTCAAGCACAACAATATTTTGTAGACCTTTTAAGATCTCATTTATCAATGAGGGAAGTAAATGCAAAAGGTTCTAGTTATAAACTCTCCGCTGTGTTAGGAGATGAAGAACTGTGGGAAGATTTTAGATTAGGTTTAAACTATTTTAATACAACTCCTCCAGTTTTAACAACTTTTTCATCAGAAGATTTATATCAAGTTTCAAAAGCTACTATTAGTGAAGGCGGGGATCCCAATGCTCCTGAAAGAGAAGATATACAATCTATTTTAATAACTCCTGTTATTATGTGTGCCTTATTTTTTACAGGAATGAGATTACAATGGTTTGAAGCTGGAAAACATTTTCGCTATAGTGACAATGGTATTAGCATTGAAAGAGCAAAACAACAAGATTATGCTAATATTGTGAATGGAGATATTTTAGCATACCTTAACAATCAACTTTTAGCAATAAAGAAAGCTTTAGGATTTAAGCTACTTAAGTCGAAAGGTTTATGGTCTGGAATGATATCAATGCCAAGAAGTTTAACTAGAGGATTAAGAGGAACAAGAATAGGATTTGGGGGATAATTATGCAGAGAACATTATACTTTTTTATAACAACACTATAAAGTTAATAATGTTCTTTTTTATAAAATGAGAAAAAAGAAATAAATTTGTTATATAAAAAGGTGTTTGAAATGTATAAAATTGATGTAAAAGAAGGGACTTATACACTTAATTCCGGTAAAACTGTTACTCCTGATAATTTAGATGACTTAACAAAAGACGAAATTAAAGAGTTATTGGACACAGGAGTTTCTGCATGGGAGTTACTATTATTAAGAAAAAGTAATCACAATTTAGTAAATTCTATAAATGTAATTATGGAAAAAATACAAGAAAGAATAGAAAGTTTACACGAAGCAAATACAGAGATTTTAAAATCTCTGGAAAACATAAATAAAAAACTTATAATAACAACAAAAAATGGAATAAGTCAGGAGAGAAATATAGGAGAAGTAGTAGAGGAATTATGGGAAATACATAAAAAAGAAAGAAACGCAAAAAAACTTAGAGAGGTAATATTAACTTATAAGTACTATTTTACAATAGTATTTGTTTCGATATTTTTACTTTCATTTAAGTTTCATAACGAAATTAATAATTTTTTAAAGATTTTTGAGAATTATTTATTAGCAGGATTGTCTGCTGGTACAGCAGTTACCCTTATTCTTAGTATTATAAAGATGGTAATATCGAAAAAGTAGAAAGGAGGATACAATATGAGATCTTTTTATAAATGCAAATATTTCAAAATTCAGGAGTTAGTAGATAGAGTTACTTATGAAAAATTTGGGGAACAAGCCTGGATGTTTTTTGATGTTCGTTTATTAAAAACCTTAGATGGTATTAGAGAATATTTTAATTCTCCTATAATTATTAATAATTGGCATTTAGGAGGTAATTTAGATTCAAGAGGTTTTAGGAGACCTGATGATAAAACCGGAGCATTATATTCTCAACACAGATTCGGGAGAGCAGTAGATTTTACAGTTACAGGCAGAACTGCAGAAGAGGTAAGAAAAATAATAATTGATAATCAAAATATTTTTCCTTTTAACGAAATAACTGCGATGGAACTAGATGTTAGTTGGGTACATATAGATTTTAGAAATATAAACTCTGATGTTATATATTTATTTAAAGGATAATTTTTTACATGGAGGTTAAAAATGGAAGAAGTTGAAAAAAAAGAAGTTAAAAAAGTAGGTTTTTTTGAAGAAAGTGCGGGAGTTAAGTCATCTACACGCTTGTTTAGTTTTTTATTATTATTATTTATGTTTGGATTTGATATTCTAATTGCTTCATACCAAGAGTTTAAAATTGACCCTTACTTTATTGTATTTAATTTTGTTTTGTTAATAGGAGTCTTTATACCAAAGTATTTACATAAGTTAGCAGAAATAGGAAGTCCGTTTTTTAAGAAATAAGAAAGAGGTATAAGATGGATGTACCTTTAATTATAGATAATGCAGCTTATCAAGATATTGTAATAAGAGAAGGGAATTCTCACGTTACATTATTAGAATTTTGGGATACAGAAAATAATCCTATTGACTTAACAGGCTATGATTTTAAGATTTATCTTTACAAGCGTAGTAGACAACAAGAACCAGATATAACATTTGAAGGAAATGATTTTTATATTGTGCCAACGAGTGGTAGTATATTATGGAAAATAGAAGGAGAAAAAACCAAAGGCAAAGAAGGGGTTTATATGTATCATGGAGATTTAATAGATACGTCTACTTTTGAATCTTTAACTTGTTTATATGGAAAGTTTACAATAATTGACAAAAATATATAAGAAGAAAGTATGCCATTTTTACTGCCGAGAGTAATAAAAATAGTTATTAACCCTACTTTAAAAGCTTTAGGAACTGCAGAGCTTACGGAGCTTCGTACTCAAATTATTAATGAAATTCAAAACAGAATTAATGCAGATAATAATCTACAAAACCAAATTACTTTAGTTTCAGGTTCTCTTGTAACTGAAATTCAAGACAGAATTAATACTGATAATAATCTACAAAACCAAATTACTTTAGTTAGCGGATCATTAACTACTGAAATTCAAAATAGAACTAATGTTGATAATAATTTACAAAACCAAATTACTTTAGTTTCAGGTTCATTAACTACTGAAATTCAAAATAGAATTAGTGAGGATAATAATCTACAAAACCAAATTACTTTAGTTTCAGGTTCTCTTGTAACTGAAATTCAAGACAGAATTAATACTGATAATAATCTACAAAACCAAATTACTTTAGTTAGTGGATCATTAACTACTGAAATTCAAGACAGGATTAATGCTGATAATAATTTACAGAATCAAATAAATCAATTAGCTGCAAGTGGAAGTATAAGTACTGGTGAAAATTTAGGTAATGGGGAAGGAATTTATATTGACAATTCTGGTTCTATACTACAGTTTAAGACATTAAAAGGTTCTGGAAGTATAAATGTAAGTACAATTGGAAATGAGATTATAATTGATGGTCAAGATTTACAAAGTCAAATTACTTTAGTTAGCGGATCATTAACTACTGAAATTCAAAATAGAACTAATGTTGATAATAATTTACAAAACCAAATTACTTTAGTTTCAGGTTCTCTTGTAACTGAAATTCAAGACAGAGTTAATGCAGATAATAATTTACAAAATCAAATAACTTTAGTTTCAGGTTCTCTTGTAACTGAAATTCAAGACAGAGTTAATGCAGATAATAATTTACAAAATCAAATAACTTTAGTTTCTGGTTCTCTTGTAACTGAAATTCAAAATAGAATCAATGCAGATAATAATTTGCAGAATCAAATTACTTTAGTTTCTGGTTCTCTTGTAACTGAAATTCAAAATAGGATTAATGCTGATAATAATTTACAGAATCAAATAGATCAATTAGTTATAAGTGGAAGTATAAGTACTGGTGAAAATTTAGGTAATGGAGAAGGAATTTATATTGGTAATTCTGGTTCTATATTACAGTTTAAGACATTAAAAGGTTCTGGAAGTATAAATGTAAGTACAATTGGAAATGAGATTATAATTGTGGGCACAGGAGGATCTGGAAGTATATCTCAATTAGAGAGAGATGTAGTAGAAGAGTTTGTATTAACTTCTACAGATATTACAAATAAAAAAGTAGTTCTTGCATATACTCCAATTAATTCTAATTATGTAAGATTAGACGTTATAGGAGGATGTGCTCAAAGTAATGGAAATGATTTTATAGTTAATACGATGACGAAGGAATTAAGTTGGAGTGGATTAGGATTGGACGGAATACTTAGTGTTGGTGATAGATTAAGAGTGACATATAATATAATGAGTTCGTAAAGAGGTAATTATGAGTTTAATTAAGAGTAAATTTATTGATTTTACTGGAATTCCTTTAGGAAATGTATTAATATCAGGAACTGCAGGTGAAAACTTAAATGCAGGGGATATATGTTATTTATCAAATGATGGTAAATTTTACAAAGCAAATGCAAGTATGCTTTCTACAAGCAAAGGGTTATTAGCTATATCATCTTCTAGTGTTTCTGCAGGTTTTATTAATATTATGATATTAAGAGGGGCATACTCTACTACAGGATTATTAACTGGAAGCGAATATTGGTTAGATGGAGATATTTCCGGAGGAAAAACTCCTTACAAAACTTCTTATAATTTTAGTAATGTAACTAAATTACCAGATCCTTCTGTATTACCGTCTGGAATAGGATATGGTGTTTCTTTTAGTCCTAGTATGACTTATTTATCAGTAACTTGTAATAGTTCACCTTACATTATAATTTACAAAAGAGATGGAGATACATTTACTAAACTGTCTAATCCTTCTACATTACCGACCACTTTATGTTATAGTATAAAGTGGAGTTTTGACGAAACTTATTTAGCTACAGGGAGCTGGAATTCTCCTTATATTTTTATTTATAAACGTAGTGGAGATACATTTACTAAACTGTCTAATCCTTCTACATTACCGCCTGCTTATGTAAGAGGAGTTGATTGGAGCCCGGATATGACATATTTAGCAACAGCGCATTATAGTTCTCCTTACGTTACAATTTACAAAAGAAATGGAGATACATTTACTAAATTACCAGATCCTTCTGTATTGCCAACAGGAGATGGAAAGTGTATAGCATGGAGTCCGGATATGACATACTTAGTAGTCGGTCATGCAAACTCTCCTTACATTACAATTTACAAAAGAAATGGAGATACATTTACTAAATTGCCAGATCCTTCTGTATTACCAACAGAGGTTGCAAATGGAGTTTCTTTTAGTCCAGATATGACATATTTAGCAGTAGGTCATTTCGGTTCTCCTTATGTTACAATTTACAAAAGAAATGGAGATACTTTTACTAAATTACCAGATCCTTCTGTATTACCAACAGGAAATGGAAATGGGGTAGCGTGGAGTCCAGATGGAACATATTTAGCAGTTACACATATTACTTCTCCTTATCTTACAATTTACAAAAGAAACGGAGATACTTTTACTAAATTGCCAAATCCTTCTGTATTACCAACAGGAGCTGGAGATGAAACAACCTTTAGTCCTGATGGAGTATATTTAGTTGTATGTCACGATATTTCTCCTTACATTACAATTTATAAAGGAAGTACTGTAATAAGAAGAAGTTTAGGATATGCAATAAATGATTCAGTATTATTTTTTAATCCAGATAGATACAACGGAGTATAAATTTAGGATTTAGAAGTATTATGAATATGATTAAAAGCAAATTTATAGATTTTGATAACAGTTTGATTATTGATACTCAAGTGACATTAGGAACTGCAGGTGAAAACTTAAATGCAGGGGATATATGTTATTTATCAAATGATGGTAAATTTTACAAAGCAAATGCAAGTATGCTTTCTACAAGCAAAGGGTTATTAGCTATATCATCTTCTAGTGTTTCTTCTAATACAACAGGAGCTTTTATATTAGATGGTTTATACTCTACTACAGGATTATTAACTGGAAGCGAATATTGGTTGGATAGAGATACTTTCGGAGGAAAAATTTCTTACAAACCTTCTTATAATTTTAGTAATGTAACTAAATTACCAGATCCTTCTGTATTACCAACAAATCATTCTTTTGAAGCGTCATGGAGTTCAGACGGAGCATATTTAGCAATAGTTCACGTAGACTCTCCCTATATTACAATTTACAAAAGAAACGGAGATACATTTACTAAATTACCTAATCCTTCTGTATTACCAACTAGTACAGGAGTAGGAGTTTCTTTTAGTTCTGATAATACTTATTTAGCAGTAGGTCATGTAAACTCTCCTTATATTACAATTTACAAAAGAGATGGAGATACATTTACTAAATTACCTAATCCTTCTGTATTACCAACCGGTAACGCGTGGAGTGTATCTTTTAGTCCAGATGGAACATATTTAGCAGTTGCATATATTACTTCTCCTTACCTTACAATTTACAAAAGAGATGGAGATACTTTTACTAAATTACCAGATCCTTCTGTATTACCAACAGGGGTTGGAGTAGGAGTTTCTTTTAGTCCTGATAATACTTATTTAGTAGTCGGTCATTATAATTCTCCTTACGTTACAATTTACAAAAGAAATGGAGATACATTTACTAAATTGCCAGATCCTTCTGTATTACCGACTGGTAACGGGTGGAGTGTATCTTTTAGTTTAGACATGACTTATTTAGCAGTAGCTCATAAAGTTTCTCCTTACATTACAATTTACAAAAGAAATGGAGATACTTTTACTAAATTACCTAATCCTTCTGTATTACCAACAGGAGATGCATATGGAGTAAAATGGAGTCCGGATGGAACATATTTATCAGTAACCTATGCTGTTTCTCCTTATATTACAATTTACAAAAGAAATGGAGATACTTTTACTAAATTACCAGATCCTTCTGTATTACCAACAGGGGTTGGAGAAGAGGCAACCTTTAGTCCTGATGGAGTATATTTAGTTGTATGTCACGATATTTCTCCTTACATTACAATTTATAAAGGAAGTACTGTAATAAGAAGAAGTTTAGGATATGCAATAAATGATTCAGTATTATTTTTTAACTTAGACAAATATAAGGAGTAAAGAAAATGGAAAAGTATTTTTTAATATTAACTGAAGAAGGAAAACTTATTTTGTTAACAAAAAACTATACGTATCAAGATACGATTGATTATATTGTAATGGAGTTTAAAAAAGATTATGATGTTAGTAGTCCTGTTGTTGATAATGTTGTTTCTAATAGTTATGAAAATTTATTATTATTTAAAACAGACTTTTTAAGAGCTTTTCGTAATAAAAAATTAAAAGAAAGCGATTCGTTATGGATAGAAGCATTATCAAAGAAGAAAGGTTTAGATGAAGTAGAAAATTACAAACAACAACTTAGAGATTTACCTCAAACTCTTAACGTTGAAAATATGACATTAGAAGAAATATCAAATGCAGTTAAAAGTATACAAGCTCCAGTAATATAAATAGAGGAACAATATGGATTTAAGTAATTATTTAGATAATATATACAATTACGATTTAGGTTTAGGAATTGAACCGGAAATAATTGATTATATAAAAGAGAGTCATGTAATACAAAGCAGAATATCTCCTACTAGATGTTATTTATTACAACAATTAGAAGTAGGAAATACAGTTGGTTCTCAAGATGCTCCTCTTACTATAACTTCTTATATTGAGACGGATCCTCAATATCGTGCAATCATTTGGTCTTCTGGAAGTAATTATCCGGATCTTCGTTTTTATACTGCAGATACACAAAAAAGATTTACATTATGGATTGATGGGGTTGAAGCACATAGAGTGTATGAAGAGGATGATATAATTAACGATAATGAATATGCATTAGTTAAGAGAGAAGATTTGAGTGATAAAAGAGTGGAAGTAGTATTTAATAAAGGATTTAATGCATCTCAACATACAATTACTTATACATATTCTACAATTGATAAAGGTATAAATATAGAAAGATTAAAAATAGGAGAGTCAATAGACAGTCCTCATACTTTATATGGATGGAAGCAATGGTTAGATTTCCGCTCTGATCCTTTAAAAGAAAAACATCAAGTTCTTGTTCGTACTCCTTTAACAACAACTGCATTAACTATAAATGAAGAAGGGAAAGTAGTGATGGAAGATAATCAGTGTTGGATGATCTGGGAGCCCTATGTTAAAGACTGGGATATACTAATAGTACCTGCAAATCAAAACCCATTAAATAAAGAATTACGTTATATTATAGAAAATAAACAAGACAGTATAATTCAAGGACATTTAGTTAGTCAAAGATTTAAAATTAAGTTGTTAGAAGAAACAGATGAAAGGTATAAAATTCCTTATTTAACCGAATTTTCTGGCATAATGTTTAAAAATGCTCAGCTAAAAGTGCTTAAGAATGTTGTAGAGAAGAGTTTTACTTATAGAGATTTTTCCGCAGGTAGTTTATTAATTGGTAACATATCCTCTTCTAATTTTAACATATTAAAAGTTATAATAAGTATTAGCACACCTTTTGATAGTGGTAACCTATTTATTACGGATGATACACAAACTCCTCTTATAAATGATTTATCAATAACTGTTAGAAACTTTTATGTTTTTTACATTTATGTAAATTACAACACTCCTGTAAATTTATATTTAAATTTTTTAGGGAATCCTATTATTGGAGAAGGAAAAGTTATAGTATACTTTGTATGAGAAATGTAAATAAAATATCAAAAACTTTGACTTATGATAATTTAATTCAACAATCTCAAAACTTAATCGGGAGACTTCCAGTTAATACTATTGCTTTTAGAGTCGACTTACATAGTAGTTTAAATGAAGGAGTTATCAAGATAGTAGACGAAAACAATACTACTATAGTTGATAGTATTAATGTAAGTAAGAGGTTTGTTTTATTGTCTTTAATATTTGTTTGTTACAAAAATTTATATTTAAATTTAGTTGATAAAAATCCAATAGAAGGAAACATTACTGTAGTAATTTACTATATATATGAAAATAATTTAATAGAGTTTGATTTTAACTATTTAGACTTTTCTAAATCTATTATTCCATTACAAACATTTAATAACGATAGATTATATGTGCTTTATTTAGAAATAGAAGAAGAGTTCGATAAAGGAAAGATTTACATAGGAGATAGCGAAGAACGTGATAGTGTATTCTCAATAGATTTAGAAGGGAAAACTAAAAATCAATATTTTATAGAAGGGATTAATAAAAGAGATTTGAATTTGTATTTTGATGAGAACCCTACAAAAGGTAAAGCAAAATTAAAAATATATTACTTTAGTTTATGAATAATATAATTTCAAATATTAAAGGCACTTTAAGTCAAGAATTTTCCATAGGGGATACTACTAATTTAGTTGCTAGTGGGAGTATCTTACAAATAAAAAATGTAGAAGGAGAATTAATAGAAGTAGAAACAAAATCTATCACAGAAGAGAGTACTCTTAATACAGTTGCAACATTCTTTAACTTAAAGAGTTTATTGCCTTTGATCGAATTTGATTTTGATGGTAGCTCTCCTCCAGTCCCTGGAAACAATCTCAACAAATTTGGATTTTGTCACACTAGCGGAAGTATTTATAAGGATAAAACAATTGTATATGATAACGGTATTTCTTTAATACAAGTACCTTTTAATGTTGTCAAAGGGATTATAACTACTACACAAATTTCTGGTTCTATCGTTTTAAATTCGAATAGTATTTATATTAAAGAGGAAGATAATTTTATATTAAAAGGAGGCGCAGTAAATAAAAGTTTTTCTCAATATATTGTAGTTGAATATTCTTATATGGATAATATAATCTACTTTAGAGATCAGCTAAAAGAAAATACTGATATTATTAGTATTATAAATAAGGTAATAGAGCCTTTTTCTTATTTAAGTGTTATAAATGTTTATGCAGACAAATTAGAACCAATTTTCTCTTTTGAGAATATGATAGAGGAGGGAACATATATATTTGAAGATATTTATACTTTACAAACAAGTTCTACTCCGTTTATAGAAATAATTGCTTCTGGTAGTTCACAAGGAAGAGGAAAGATTTATATTGAATACAAAGAAAATAATTAAGAAATTAGTTTATATAGATATTATAATTAAGGGAGTTTGTTCATATGTCTGTATATAAGTATATAAGAGCAATAGAAACAGAAAAAGTTTTTGCTTCCAAAGTATTAAATTTTGGTTATGCAACTGGATTAAATAATAATTACTATTTATACTTAAGTAATTTAGGAGTGGATTTTTATGTAGATGGTCTTACAGTATTTATGAAGGTTCTTAATGGTATTGATGGTTCTGGATCTGTAACTTTAAATATTAATGGCATGGGTCCTGTTCCTATAGTGAAGTTGGGAAATAAACCTTTAAGTGTTGGGGATATAAATGATGGACAAATTGTGCAAGTAGTTTATGATTTGAGTAGTAATACATTCCAGCTTCAAAATCCTTCAAGTTCTTATTCTTTACTTGCTTCAAGTGTTGTTGATGATTCCTCTCATAGATTTGTAACAGATAGTCAAATACAATATTGGAATAGTAAACAAGATTCTCTTGGTTATATTCCCGAAAATATATCTAATAAAGGACAACCTGGAGGATATGCTTCTCTTGATGGAAACTCAAAAGTTCCTTTATCACAAATACCAGATATTGCAGGAATAGGAGGGACAAAGGTTTATGTAGTTTCTGGTTCAGTTAATCGTTTAGCAATTCCTACGGGATCATTACGCTCTGGGGATGGGTGTTATGAATATGGAACCGGAAATTCATATGTATGGGATGGTACTTTATGGTATTTGACTGCATCAAAAGATTGGGCAAATATTGGTATAGATTGGTCTAATATTACTAATATTCCTCAATCTTTCCCACCATCTGCTCATACACACACTCCTTCTGATGTTGGTTTAAGTCAAGTTCAAAATGTTACACAAATTCCGCTTAGTTATCTTGACACAGATCCTACACTTAGTGCAAATAGTGATGTTAAAATTTCTACTCAAAAAGCGATTAAAACATATGTAGATAACAAAATTCCAACTAATATTACTTCTTTAATAAATAAAGTTGAAAATTTAGAAGTATGTGAGCAGATAGAAATGGATTCAGAACCTAATAGCGGGAGTATTAATAAATTTTATGATTTGCTTAACAATACCAATTATTACAGCTTAGGAGTGTTAGATACTGCTAATACTACTTTGATATCTCTATTATCTGCAGGAAGTGATATGGCTCAGGTAGCAAATGCTTCTATATTTTCAGTAGGACAAGAAGTAACAATACAAAGTTCTTCAAGTATTGAAAGAAAAGTTATAAGTGCGATACCAGATGCTAATACTTTACGATTTTCATCTGCTGTAAATTCTTCTTATTCTGCTGCGATTACAAAAGTATATAGGAGTAATGTAGAAATTGATACTGTTAATAAAAGATTAAAGTTTGGAAAAATTGTAGCTTTTTCTGATATTCCTGAAAGAATTGACCCATCACAAGTGCAACAGTTACCTTATACATCGGGTAGAATAGGACGTAATGTGTTTTTTAGTGAGGATGGAACTTATATGTTATTAAGTATGATCAATGTAATACCTGCGGGTGTATTATATAAAAGAACAGGAGACACTTTTAATATTGTTCAATGGATAGATGTAGCTGGAAACTCTGGTAGAATTGGAGGTGTAGATAAGACGTTTACTTATTTTTGTGGACATGCTGCTGGTACACAAATTGGGTTATTCGTATATAAAAGAACGGGAGATGTTTTTTCACAGACACAAATTGTAGTATCTAATCAAGAGTGTTATGCATCTTGTATTGATCCTACTGGTACTTATATATTAGCAATTTTCAGAACACCTCCTTATGCAAGAGTTTATAAACGTAGTGGGAATACATTTTCATTTTTGACTGAACTTCCTACCTCTGCTACAGTTAATGCCTACCATTGTAGTATTGATCCTACAAGTACTTATTTTTATGTTAATGTTGGTACTTCTCCTTATTATTATATTTTTAAAAGACAAGGAGATAGTTTTACTTTAGTTATGAATCCTCCGAGCGGTGGCAGTCCATCATGTTGGAATTCAGACGGATCACTTTTTTATAATGGAAGTTTCTATAGGAGAGTAGGAGATACTTTTACTTTTTTATCATCTCTTCCTGCTTCTCAAGGGGCCGCCTTTAGTCCTAATGGACTATATTTTGTAGCTACTTATTATAATTCTCCTTATATAAGAATTTATTCAATCTCAGGAAATGTTTTTACTCCTATAGATATTTCTACGATGTATATTCCTGTTCGCCCTTGGGGCGTGGCTTTTTCAGCGGATTCTAAGTATTTAGCAATAACAAGAGAAGATTACCCAGCTTATCAACCTCCTTATGTAATAGTATATAAATATATATCAGGAGACAGAGATGCTACAGAGGTTGATATAAGATATAAGATTTTTCCAAAAGGAAACGTTTCTTCTATATTTGCAAATATTCAAAAGAATGATATTTCAGGATTCACGTTAGAAGGATATGTTTCTACACAACAAACTGAAGATTATATACAATTAGATAAACAAATAACAAGTTCTTTTGGAAATAGGTTTTCTAAAAAAGAACTTATTCCTGGAAATAATGTTACTTTAAAAATAAGAGCAACTAAATCATCACCTGCGGATGATGCATATATAACAAAAATATTTGGAGGAGTGAGATGAAAGGAAGTATTATTTTAGTTCAAAATAATGAAGGACACTTTTTGTCAAATGCTATAAAGTTTTTTACAAAGAGAGCAGCAAAAAAATATGGAGTAGGGAACTGGACACATTCAATGTTTTATGTAGGTAAGTTTTTTAACGAAGATTTTGTATTTAGTGCGGAGGCTGCTCAAAGTATTATGCCTCTAAAAAAGTTTCAAAAGCCTAAAGTTAAATATGTAATCTATAAGATAAATGATAATATTAAAGCAGAAGATTTAGATAATTTAATAAAAGACTTTTTTTTAAATTACGCGGGAGATACTTACGGGTTCTTTCAATTATTTTGGTTTATTTACAGATGGATTGCTGAAATAATTGGACTAGATGTAAGAAAAAAGAATAATTGGTTTCCTACTGGGGATATATGTTCTGAAATGACTTTTCGATTTTTAACAAAACGTCTTGAATACTCTAATAAAAATGTGATTATCAAAAATGTATTAAATAAGTTAAATGAATGGACAGAAAATACAATACATCCAGTAGATTTAGCGTATATAATCAAAAAGTTTCCATTAGTATTTGAAAAAGTAGAAGAATGGAATTAGTATATGCATTTTAAATTAAATAAATATTTAATTGAACAAAGTGTTAAGTTTTTAAGAAGAGTTTTAACATATAATAGTAAATGGGATAATTTAGGAATAGAACAAATACAAGTTGCATCGGGCTCATCTTTAGTATATGAACACTTTGCGTGGGAAAGCGAGAAGTATCCGATTATAGTAGTATCTACAGGAGGAGGGAATTATACAAGACCTTCATTTAATGATTTATGGAAAGTAGTAGACGACGATAGGTTTATCTTAGGTAAGAGACCTTTAACATATGTAGAAGTAAATAATTTAAATGATTTAATAGTTCCTATTAATTATAGAGATTTGATAGGGAATACAATTAGAGGAATTGAAGTTGTTGTTTCTTTAACAGAGAGAAATTTAGATGAAGAAAGCTTAGTTGTTCAAGTTTATAAAGACTCTTCTCTTATTAGCTCAGGAAGTTTAACTAATATAAAAGGAATGAATTCTTATTTTTCAGAGTTTTCTAATAGTTTTGAAATCCAAAAAAATAGTGATTATTATTTAAAGTTTTTGACTCAAGATAACAGTAGCTATTATATAATGATTGATAGTGACTTTAATGGGAATTATCAATATAATAATGCAACAAGATCTGGAAGTATAGTTGGGAGTTTATATTTTCCTGCTTGTATAAGATTAGGAGGGACTTTTGAATCTTCTTTACAATTTAGCGTTCAAGCTAAAAACGATACTGCTACTGTTTATAATCTTACAGAATTAATTTCTATATATTTTACTCTTGCTAAGTATTGTCAAGTATCTCGTGCGTCAGATGCAATAAACGGTTTAAAATTGTCTCAAGCAGATATAAATAATATAGTTTCTGAATTTACAGAAAAAGGTATTTTTATAAAGGGTATTTCTCAAGGTCCTATAAATAGTAGACGTAGAGGAGATAAAGATATTATTTTCTTTTCTACAATAACTGTAAATTTCTATACAGAGTGGTATGAAGATTATCCATTAAGTACAATACGTTCTATAGAGGTAGATGCTAAAACTTTTAATGAAAATTTGTTGTTTTATTGATAAGTGTAACTATATATATTATGTACTTTAATACTATTTTGTAAACAATTAAAATTTATATAAAAAGGAGTAAGTGAAAATGGCAACTTATAGACCTCCTCAAACAACCGTAGAGGTATATGATAATCCGATGATTATTAACACAGCTGGTAATGTTAAGATTCCGGCGATAGTAGGATTAGGTCCAACCGTTCTTCAAGTTGAAGATGTTGCTGTTGTAAGAAGGACTGGAAATATTGATATTTTGCCTGATAGTGATAAGACTATTTTGTCAATAACAAAAGTATCTCAAACTCCCAATATTGCATCTGGAAGTTTAGCTTATAAACTCATTTCTTTAGGGGGTGCCTTGTATGATATTTCTAAAATTTCTATTTCTAATCCCGGAGCAGTTCAATGGGCTTCTGGTACTGATGTTCCAAACGTAGGAGAAGTATATTATATAAGTTATACATATGCAGCTCCCCCAGAACAATTTGACCCGAAGATTTATTACGACAAAGAAAGTATTTTAAGAGATAAAGGTCCAGAAAATACTTCTACTGGAATATTATCAATAGCGGGAAGTATTGTTTTAGAGAACGGAAGTCCAGGAGTAATGTTAGTGCAAGCTTCAGGTTCAACTTATAGCGAAGTTGCGTATAAAGCTGCTATTGATAAGTTACAAAAGAAAGATAATATATCTTATATAGTTTGTGTTTTTCCAAGCGGGTCGGTTACAAAAGCTCAACAAGAATCTCTTATTAATTATGCTCATACACATGTAATAATTATGAATAATTCAGGAAAGGAGAGAGGAATTATTTCTGGTTCTCCAAGTCCTTATACGGCTTCTGATGGATTTGATTCTATAGGAGATATATCTACTCCAAATACTTATTGTTATAGAGCCAATTCAATAAAGAACAAACATCATACATATGTAGTTCCTTCTTATGCAACTCGATCTGATGCATTAGGGAATGTAATGAAACTAGATGGTAATTATATTGCAGCTGCACTTGCTGGATTAAGATCAGCTCAACCAAAACGTTCTACTCCTGTTCATGGGTTTGTGTTGACCGGATTTTCTATAGTGGATGAAAAGTGGAATGATATGGAAATGAATCGTTTAGGAGCTGCAAGCTGTTGTGTTATTCAAAGTAAATCAGGAATTGTAACTGTAAGAGATGATATTACTACAGATCCTACATCTGCGGATACTCAAGAACCATCAGTAGTTGATGTACAACGATTAGTAAAAGAAACTCTTAGAAAAGGACTTAACGATGTCTTTTCTAATAAAGGAAAGGTTATTAATAGTACAACAGTTAATGATGTAGTAGCAGTTACTACTTCACTCCTACAATCTTTAGTGAGAGCACAAGAGATCTCTGCATACGGAAAAATAGATAATCCTTTAACCGGAGAAACAAAAGTTTCTGCAAAACAAAATGCACAAGAGCCAAGACAAATTGATGTTTCTTGTTCTTATAAACCTTTATATCCATTAAAGTGGATAAATGTAACAGTAAATGTTTATATTTAATTCTTTTTTAAGATTTTAGTTTTTTTTACAACAAAAAAAGTTTGAAAAAACTTTTTTTGTTGTATTATATTAGTCATTATTGATTTTTTTAAGAGAAAATAATATAATGGAAAAAAAATGCCCTATCATATTTATTTCTTGCAAACCCAATAGAATAAAAAAAATTCAAAACACACCATCATCCAAACCTCCAAAAAAACTAAATATAATTTTAAACAAAATAAAAATAGAAGGAAAAGCATATGTTAAATAAACTAAGTTTTGATAACATATTTATTCCACGTAAAATAGATGAAATAGAAGAAAAAGAAAGAGCAAAAATTCAAAAACTTCTACAACAAGAAATTATAGAAGGAGATTTAGATTTACAAGGAATTAATTGGATTGAAGATTTAGGAAATGTTAAAGAAGTAAGAGGTAATGTATATTTACAAAACTCTTCCATTAAAAGTTTAGGAAATCTTGAGAGAGTTGAAGGAGATTTAAGTTTAGAAAACACCCCTATTCAATCTTTAGGAAATCTCAAATATGTTGGAGAAGATTTATATTTACAAGATACTTCTATTCAATCATTAGGAAGTCTTAAACAAGTGGAGGGAAGTTTATACTTACAAAACTCTCAAATCCAATCATTAGGAAATCTTGAACATGTAAGATGGAACTTAGATTTATATAATACCTCTATTCAATCTTTAGGAAATCTTCAATATGTTGGAAGATGGTTAGACTTAAGAAACACTCCTATTCAATCATTAGGAAATCTTTGTTATGTTGGAAAAGACTTATACTTACGAAATACTCCTTTATCTAAACTTCCAAAAGAAGAATTGGATGAAATTTTAAGCGGAATAGAAATAAAAGGAGAAATATATATTGAATAAATCAAACTTTAACAACATATTTATTCCACGTAAGATAGATGAAATAGAAGAAAAAGAAAAAACGAAAATTCAAAAACTTCTTCAACAAGAAGTCATAGAAGGAGATTTAGATTTACATGGAATTGATTGGATTGAAGATTTAGGGAATATTAGAGAAGTAAGAGGGGATTTATACTTATATGATTCTTCCATTAAAAGTTTAGGAAAACTTGAAAAAGTTAATGGAGGTTTATATTCACACAATACTCCTATTCAATCATTAGGAAATCTTTGTTATGTCAGGAAAAATCTATGGTTAGAAAACTCTCAAATCCAATCATTAGGAGACCTCGAATATGTTGGACAGTCTTTAGATTTACGTAATACTTCTATTCAGTCTTTAGGAAAACTTGAGTATGTAGGGGGGAATTTAGATTTAAAAAACTCTCAAATTCAATCCTTAGGAGACCTCGAATATGTCGGTGAGAGTTTATTAGCAGCAAACTCTCAAATCCAATCTTTAGGAAATCTTGAAAGAGTTGGCAAAGATTTATGGTTAGAAAACACTCCTATTCAATCATTAGGAAATCTTCGTTATGTTGGAGAAGATTTAGATTTATCGAATACTCTCATTCAATCACTAGAAAATCTTTGTTATGTTGGTAGCTATTTAGATTTACGCAATACTCCTATTCAATCATTAGGAAATCTCGAGTATGTCAGAGGATGGTTAGACTTACGAAATACCCCATTATCAAAACTTTCAAAAGAAGAACTAAATAAAATTTTAAGTAAAATAGAAATCAGAGGAGAAGTATATGTTGAATAAACTAAGTTTTGATAATATATTCATTCCACGTAAAATAGATGAAATAGAAGAAAAAGAAAAAACGAGAATTCAAAAGATTCTTCAACAAGAAATCATAGAAGGAGATTTAGATTTATATGGAATTAATTGGATTGAAGATTTAGGAAATGTTAAAGAAGTAAGAGGCAGTTTAGATTTACACGATTCTTCTATTAAAAGTTTAGGAAATCTTGAAAGGGTTGGAGGTGATTTATGGTTAGAAAATACTCTCGTTCAATCATTAGGAAATCTTCGTTATGTTGGAGGGAGTTTAGATTTACGTAATACTTCTATTCAATCATTAGGGAATCTTAAATATGTAGGAGGTCATTTTGATTTACACAATTCTCAAATCCAATCATTAGGAAATCTTCGTTATGTTGGAAGCAGTTTATGGTTGAATAATACTCCTATTCAATCATTAGGAAATCTCGAATATGTTGGAAGGAGATTATACTTACAAAATACTCCATTATCTAAACTTCCAAAAAAAGAACTAAATAAAATTTTAAGTAAGATAGAAATTGGACAAGAAGTACATGTTAGATAAACTAAGTTTTGATAACATATTTATTCCACGTAAACTTGATGAAATAGAAGAAAAAGAAAAAACGAGAATTCAAAAGATTCTTCAACAAGAAATCATAGAAGGAGATTTAGATTTACGTGGAATTAACTGGATCGAAGATTTAGGAAATATTAGAGAAGTAAAAGGAGATTTATACTTAAATGATTCTTCCATTAAAAGTTTAGGAAATCTTGAAAAGGTCGAAGGCAGTTTATGGTTAGAAAACACTTCTATTCAATCATTAGGAAATCTTCGTTATGTTGGAGGCAGTTTATGGTTACAAAATACTCCTATTCAATCATTAGGAAATCTTAAATATGTAGGGCGGAGTTTATACTTACAAAATACTCCTATTCAATCATTAGGAAATCTTGAATATGTTGGAGGTTATTTATATTTACAAAATACTCCAATTCAATCATTAGGAAATCTTGAGTATGTTAGAAAAGACTTATACTTACAAAATACTCCTTTATCAAAACTTCCAAAAGAAGAACTAAATAAAATTTTAAGTAAGATAGAAATTAGAAGAAAAGTATATGTTAAATAAACTAAGTTTTAACAACATATTCATTCCACGTAAACTTGATGAAATAGAAGAAAAAGAAAAAACGAGAATTCAAAAGATTCTTCAACAAGAAGTCATAGAAGGAGATTTAGATTTACGCGGAATTAACTGGATCGAAGATTTAGGAAATGTTAAAGAAGTAAGAGGTAATGTATATTTACAAAACTCTTCCATTAAAAGTTTAGGAAATCTTAAACAAGTTAACGGAGATTTATGGTTAGAAAACACTCCCATTCAATCATTAGGAAATCTTGAACGAGTTGAAGGTAGTTTAGATTTAGAAAACACTTTTATTCAATCATTAGAAAATCTCGAATATGTTGGAGGTTATTTAAATTTACGTAACACTTCTATTCAATCATTAGGAAATCTTTATTATATTAGAGGATGGTTAGATTTACGAAACTCTCAAATTCAATCATTAGGAAATCTTGAACATGTAGGACGTAGTTTATACTTACAAAATACTCCTATTCAATCATTAAGAAATCTTGAGTATATTGGCGAAAGTTTATTTGCATCAAACACTCCTATTCAATCATTAGGAAATCTTCATTATGTAGGGTGGAATTTAGATTTACAAAACTCTCAAATTCAATCTTTAGGTGATCTTCATTATGTTGGAAAAAACTTATACTTGCAAAATACCTCATTATCAGAACTTCCAGAAGAAGAATTAAATAGAATCTTAAGTAAGATAGAAATTAGAGGAAAAGTATATGTTAGATAAACTAAGTTTTGATAACATATTTATTCCACGTAAGATAGATGAAATAGAAGAAAAAGAAAAAATGAGAATTCAAAAACTTCTACGGCCAGAAGTCGTAGAAGGGGACTTAGATTTACACGAAATTAACTGTATTGAAGATTTAGGAAACATTAGAGAAGTAAAAGGCAATGTATATTTACAAAACTCTTCCATTAAAAGTTTAGGGAAGCTTGAAAGAGTTGATGGAGATTTATGGTTATACAGTATTCAAATCCAATCTTTAGGAAATCTTCAATATGTGGGACAGTCTTTATATTTACTCAATGTTCCTATTCAGTCATTAGGAAATCTTCAATATGTTGGTGGTTATTTAGATTTACATAATTCTCAAATCCAATCATTAGGAAATCTTTGTCATGTTGGGGAAGGTTTATGGTTAAAAAACTCTCAAATTCAATCATTAGGAAATCTTAAGTACGTTGGACAGTCTTTAGATTTACAAAACACTCCTATTCAATCATTAGGAAATCTTCAACACGTTGGAAGATGGCTAGACTTAAGAAACACTCCTATTCAATCTTTAGGAAATCTTCGTTATGTTGGAAAAGACTTATACTTACGAAATACTCCTTTATCAAAACTTCCAGAAGAAGAACTAAATAAAATTTTAAGTAAGATAGAAATCGAAGGAGAAGTATATGTTAAATAAACCAAGCTTTAACAACATATTTATCCCTCGTAGAATAGATGAAATAGAAGAAAGAGAAAAAAAGAAAATTCGAAAACTTCTGCAACAAGAAATCATAGAAGGATGGTTAGATTTATCTAGAATTGACTGGATCGAAGATTTAGGAAACGTTAGAGAAGTAAGAGGTAATTTATACTTACAAGACTCTTCTATTAAACGTTTAGGAAAGCTTGAAAGAGTAGATGGAGATTTACGCTTAGAAAACTCTCCTATTCAATCATTAGGAAATCTTGAAAGAGTAGATGGAAATTTACATTTAGAAAATTCTCAAATTCAATCATTAGGAAATCTTGAAAGAGTAGATGGAAATTTACATTTAGAAAATTCTCAAATTCAATCATTAGGAAATCTTAAATATGTAGAGGGAAGTTTAGATTTAGCAAACACCCCCATTCAATCATTAGGAAATCTTGAACGAGTTGACAGAGATTTATGGTTAGACCATACTTCCATTCAATCCTTGGGAAATCTTCGTTATGTTGGTGGTTATTTAGATTTACACGATACCCCTATTCAATCATTAGGAAATCTTGAACAAGTTGACGAAGACTTACAGTTAGAAAATTCTCAAATTCAATCATTAGGAAATCTTCGTTATGTAGGACAATCTTTAGATTTACACAACACTCCTATTCAATCATTAGGAAATCTCCAACAAGTAGGAGGGAATTTAGATTTACAAAACTCTCAAATTCAATCTTTAGGAAAACTTGAGTATGTTAGAGGATGGATAGACTTAAGAGATACTCCATTATCAAAACTTCCAAAAGAAGAATTAAATAGAATTTTAAGTAAGATAGAAATAGAAGAGGGGATATATGTATAAACTAAGTTTTAACGACATATTTATTCCACGTAGAATAGATGAAATAGAAGAAAAAGAAAAAACGAGAATTCAAAAGATTCTTCAACAAGAAGTTGTAGAAGGAAGTTTAGATTTACCCGGAATTAACTGGATCGAAGATTTAGGAAATATTAGAGAAGTAAGAGGTAATTTATACTTACAAAACTCTTCTATTAAAAGTTTAGGAAAACTAGAGTATGTTGAAAAAAGTTTATGGTTATACAATTCTCAAATTCAATCTTTAGGGAATCTTAAAAAAGTTAATGGGGATTTATGGTTATACAATACTCCTATTCAATCATTAGGAAATCTTGAACGAGTTAATGGGAATCTATGGTTAGACAATTCTCAAATCCAATCATTGGGAAATCTTCAACACGTAGGAGAGAGTTTAGATTTAGAAAACACTCCTATTCAATCATTGGGAAAACTTAAGTATGTTGGAGCATGTTTATACTTAAGAAATACTCCATTATCAAAACTTCCAAGAAAAGAACTAAATATAATTTTAAACAAAATAGAAATTGGTGGAGAAGTATATGTTAGATAAACTAAGCTTTAATGGTATATTCATTCCACGTAAAATAGATGAAATAGAAGAAAAAGAAAAAACGAGAATTCAAAAACTTCTACAACAAGAAATCATAGAAGGAGATTTAGATTTACAAGGGATTAATCAGATCGAAGATTTAGGAAATGTTAGAGAAGTAAGAGGGAATTTAGATTTACGAAACTCTTCCATTAAAAGTTTAGAAAATCTTGAGTATATTGGTGAAAGTTTATTAGCCTCAAACACTCCTATTCAATCATTAGGAAATCTTCGTTATGTTGGAGAAGATTTAAATTTACGCAACACTCCTATTCAATCATTAGAAAAACTTGAACGAGTTGAAGGTAATTTAGATTTAGAAAGCACTCCTATTCAATCATTAGGGAATCTTCGTTATGTTGGTGGTTATTTAGATTTACACAACACTCCTATTCAATCATTAGGAAATCTCGAATATGTAGGATCGTGGTTAGATTTACAAAAAGCTTCTATTCAATCCTTAGGAAATCTTCATTATGTTAGAGGATGGTTAGACCTAAGAGATACTCCTATTCAATCATTAGGAAATCTTGAACGTATTGGAGAATGGTTAAGTTTACGTAATACTTCTATTCAATCTTTAGGAAATCTTCGTTATGTTGGAAAAGACTTATACTTACGAAACACATCTTTATCAAAACTTCCAGAAGAAGAATTAAATAGAATCTTAAGTAAGATAGAAATCGGAGGAGAAGTATATGTTGAATAAACTAAGTTTTGATAACATATTTATTCCACGTAGAATAGATGAAATAGAAGAAAAAGAAAGAGCAAGAATTCGAAGACTTTTACAACAAGAAGTCGTAGAAGGAAGTTTAGATTTACAAGAAATTGACTGGATCGAAGATTTAGGAAATGTTAGAGAAGTAAGAGGTAATGTATATTTACAAAACTCTTCTATTAAAAGTTTAGGAAGACTTGAAAAAGTTGAAGGCAGTTTATTGTTACACAATTCTCAAATTCAATCTTTAGGAAATCTTAAACAAGTTAATGGAGATTTATGGCTATACAATACTCCTATTCAATCATTAGGAAATCTTAAACAAGTTGGTAATTATTTAGATTTACAAAATACTCCTATTCAATCCTTAGGAAAACTTGAGTGTGTCGGAAAGTCTTTAGATTTACGTAATACTCCTATTCAGTCATTAGGAAATCTTAGATATGTTGGAGAAAACTTATACTTACAAAATACTCCTATTCAATCTTTAGGAAATCTTAAACATGTTGAAGGAGATTTAGATTTACGCAATACCCCCATCCAATCATTAGGAAATCTCAAATATGTAGGATATAATTTATACTTGCAAAACTCTCAAATTCAATCATTAGGAAATCTCAGATATGTAGGACTGTCTTTAGATTTACAAAACACTCCTATTCAATCATTAGGAAATCTCGAGTACGTAAGGTGGAGGTTAGACTTACAAAATACTCCATTATCAAAACTTCCAGAAGAAGAATTAAATAGAATCTTAAGTAAGATAGAAATTGGAGGAGAAGTATATGTTGAATAAGTTAAGTTTCAATAACATATTCATTCCACGTAGAATAGATGAAATAGAAGAAAAAGAAAAAACGAAAATTCAAAAGATTCTTCAACAAGAAATTATAGAAGGAGATTTAGATTTACGTGAAATTAACTGGATTGAAGATTTAGGAAATATTAGAGAAGTAAAAGGTAATGCATATTTACGAAACTCTTCTATTAAAAGTTTAGGAAAACTTGAAAGAGTTGAAGGAGATTTATGGTTAGACAATTCTCAAATTCAATCCTTAGGAAATCTTCGTTATGTTGGAGGGTGGTTATGTTTACAAAACACTCCTATTCAATCATTAGGAAATCTTGAGTATATTGGTGAAAACTTATTACTACAAAACTCTCAAATCCAATCATTAGGAAATCTTCAACACATAGGAGGGAGTTTAGATTTACGTAATACCTCTATTCAATCTTTAGGAAATCTTCAATATGTAGGGTGGAATTTAGATTTACAAAACTCTCAAATTCAATCATTAGGAAATCTTGAATATGTTGGAGGATGGATAGACTTACGAAATAATCCATTATTAGAACTTCCAAAAAAAGAACTAAACAAAATTTTAAGTAAGATAGAAATTGGCGGAGGAGTATATGTTGAATAAACTAAGTTTTAATAACATATTTATTCCTCGTAAGATAGATGAAATAGAAGAAAAAGAAAAAACGAGAATTCAACAGATTCTTCAACAAGAAATCATAGAAGGAGATTTAGATTTACGTAGAATTGACTGGATTGAAGATTTAGGAAATATTAGAGAAGTAAGAGGGAATTTAAATTTAAGTGATTCCCCCATTAAAAGTTTAAGAAATCTTGAAAGAGTAGATGGAAATTTACATTTAGAAAATTCTCAAATCCAATCATTAGGAAATCTTGAATATGTTGGAAGAAATTTATGGATATATAACACTCCTATTCGATCATTAGAAAACCTTGAAAGAGTAGAAGGAGATTTACGTTTAGAAAATTCTCAAATTCAATCATTAGGAAATCTTCGTTATGTTGAAGATTATTTAAATTTATATAACACTCCTATTCAATCATTAGGAAATCTTCAATACGTTGGAAAGAGTTTAGATTTAGAAAACACTCCTATTCAATCTTTAGGAAATCTTCAATATGTTGGAGAAGATTTATATTTACAAAATACTTCTATTCAATCATTAGGAAATCTTGAATATGTCGGAGGTTATTTAGATTTACGAAACTCTCAAATCCGATTATTAGGAAATCTTCAACATGTTGGAGGTTATTTAGATTTACACGATTCTCAAATTCAATCTTTAGGAAAACTTAAGTATGTCAGAGGATGGATAGACTTAAGAAATACTCCATTATCTAAACTTCCAAAAGAAGAACTAAACAAAATTTTAAGTAAGATAGAAATCGAAGGAGAAGTATATGTTAAATAAACTAAGTTTTGACAACATATTTATTCCACGCAAGATAGATGAAATAGAAGAAAAAGAAAAAATGAGAATTCAAAGACTTTTACAACAAGAAGTCGTAGAAGGAGACTTAGATTTACATGGAATTAATTGGATTGAAGATTTAGGAAATATTAGAGAAGTAAGAGGAGATTTAGATTTACACGGAATTAATTGGATCGAAGATTTAGGAAATATTAGAGAAGTAAGAGGCCATTTATACTTACATGGTTCTTCCATCAAAAGTTTAGGAAAGCTTAAGTATGTTGGAAACAGTTTATGGTTACAAAATACCCCTATTCAATCATTAGGAAATCTTGAAAAAGTTGGAGGCAGTTTACGGTTAGAAAACATTCCCATTCAATCATTAGGAAATCTTAAATATGTAGGGTGGAGTTTATACTTACAAAACTCTCAAATCCAATCATTAGGAAACCTTGAATATGTTGGAGCAGACTTACATTTACAAAACACTCCTATTCAGTCATTAGGAAATCTTCAACATGTAGGAGGAAATTTATGGTTATCCAACACTCCTATTCAATCACTAGGAAATCTTAAACATGTAGGAGGAAGTTTAGGTTTATCAGACACTTCCATCCAATCTTTAGGAAATCTTCGTTATGTTGGAAAAAACTTATACTTACAAAACACACTTTTATCTAAACTTTCGAAAGAAGAACTAAACAAAATTTTAAGTAAAATAGAAATCGGAAAAAGAGTATATGTCAAACAAACTAAGTTTTGATAACATATTTATTCCACGTAAGATAGATAAAATAGAAGAAAAAGAAAGAATGAGAATTCAAAAGATTCTACAACAAAAAGTCGTAGAAGGAGATTTAGATTTACATGGAATTAATTGGATTGAAGATTTAGGAAATATTAAAGAAGTAAAAGGAGATTTATACTTACAAAACTCTTCTATTAAAAGTTTAGGAAATCTTGAATATGTTGAGGCAGACTTAAATTTACAAAATACTCCTATTCAATCGTTAGGAAATCTTCGCCACGTTGGAGGAGATTTAGATTTACGCAATACTCCTATTCAATCATTAGGAAATCTTGAATATGTAGGATGGGATTTATTCTTACGCAATACTCCTATTCAATCATTAGGAAATCTTAAGTATGTAGGATGGGATTTATTCTTACAAAACACTCCTTTATCAAGACTTCCAAAAGAAGAACTAAATATAATTTTAAACAAAATAAAAATTGGAGGAAAAGCATATGTCAAACAAGCTAAGTTTTAACAACATATTTATTCCACGCAAAACAGATGAAATATTAGAAAAAGAAAGAGTAAGAGCTCAAAAACTTTTACAACAAGAAGTTGTAGAAGGAGACTTAAATTTACAAGAAACTAATCAGATTGAAGATTTAGGAAATGTTAAAGAAGTAAGAGGTAATGTATATTTACAACACTCTTCTATTCAATCTTTAGGAAATCTTGAAAAAGTCGAAGGTAGTTTATGGTTACACTATACTTCTATTGAATCATTAGGAAATCTTAAATATATTGGAGGAAATTTATACGCAGAGGATACCCCTATTCAATCATTAGGAAATCTTGAATATGCTGGAGGAAATTTAGATTTACGTGAAACCTCCATTCAATCTTTAGGAAATCTTAAAGAGGTTTACGGAGATTTATGGTTATCCGACACTCCTATTCAATCATTAGGAAGACTTGAAAGAGTTGAAGGCAGTTTAAGTTTACAAAGCACCCAAATTCAATCCTTAGGAAATCTTGAATATGTTGGAGGAAATTTAGATTTATCCGACACTCCTATTCAGTCATTAGGAAATCTCAATTATGTTGGAAAAAACTTATACTTACAAGACACGCCTTTATCCGAACTTCCAGAAGAAGAACTAAATAAAATTTTAAGTAAAGTAAAAGTAGAAGGAGAAACATATGTACATAAGTTAAACAAACTAAAATTTAACAACCTGCTTATTATTCCACAAATAATAGATGGAATAGAAGAAAGAGAAAGAGTTCAAAAACTTTTACAACAAGAAGTTATAGAAGAAGATTTAGATTTACGTGGAATTAACTGGATTGAAGATTTAGGAAACATTAGAGAAGTAAAAGGTGATGCATATTTACGAAACTCTTCTATTAAAAGTTTAGGAAATCTTCGTTATGTTGGTGGTCATTTAGATTTACGTAACACTCCTATTCAATCATTAGGAAACCTTGAGCATATTGGTAAAAGTTTATTAGCATCAAACTCTCAAATTCAATCGTTAGGAAACCTTGAACGAATAGAATGGGATTTAGATTTACATAACACTCCTATTCAATCATTAGGAAATCTTGAACGCGTTGGATTAGGCTTAAATTTACAAAACACTCCTATCCCATCATTAGGAAATCTTCGTTATGTTGGAGGTTATTTAGATTTATATAACACTCCTATTCAATCATTAGAAAATCTTGAGTATATTGGTGGAAGTTTATATGTAGCAAACACTCAAATTCAATCGTTAGGAAATTTTAAACATATAAAGGGTAGCTTAAATTTATCAAATACTCCTATTCAATCATTAGGAAATCTTGAGAGAGTAGAAGAAGATTTATGGTTAGAAAACACTTCTATTCAATCTTTAGGAAATCTTCGTTATGTTGGGAGAGATTTAGATTTACGTAAAACTTCTATTCAATCATTAGGAAATCTTGAACGAGTTGACAGAGATTTAAATTTACAAAACACTCCTATTCAATCATTAGGAAATCTTGAACGTGTTGGTGGTTATTTGAATTTATCAAACACTCCTATTCAATCTTTAGGAAACCTCAAATATGTAGAATGGAATTTATACTTACAAAACTCTCAAATTCAATCATTAGGAAATCTTCGTTATGTTGGAGGAGCTTTATACTTAAAAAATACTCCATTATCTAAACTTCCAAGAGAAGAACTAAATAAAATTTTAAGTAAGATAAGAATTAGTAGAGGAGTATATGTCGAATAAACTAAGCTTTAACAATATATTTATTCCACGTAGAATAGATGAAATAGAAGAAAAAGAAAAAAAGAAAATTCAAAAGATTCTTCAACAAGAAATCATAGAAGGAGATTTAGATTTACAAAGAATTAATTGGATTGAAGATTTAGGAAATATTAAAGAAGTAAAAGGATATTTATACTTATACAATTCTTCTATCAAAAGCTTAGGAAATCTTGAAAGAGTAGAAGGTAGTTTAGATTTAGAAAGTACTCCTATTCAATCTTTAGGAAATCTTCATTATGTTGGAGGTTATTTATATTTACAAAATACTCCAATTCAATCATTAGGAAATCTTGAGTATGTTAGAAAAGACTTATACTTACAAAATACTCCTTTATCAAAACTTCCAAAAAAAGAACTAAATAAAATTTTAAGTAAGATAGAAATTGGTGGAGGGGTATATGTTAAATAAACTAAACTTCAACAACATATTTATTCCACGTAAACTTGATGAAATAGAAGAAAAGGAAAAAACGAGAATTCAAAAACTTCTACAACAAGAAGTAATAGAAGGAGACTTAGATTTACATGGAATTGACTGGATCGAAGATTTAGGAAATATTAGAGAAGTAAGAGGAGATTTATACTTATATGATTCTTCTATTCAATCTTTAGGAAAACTCGAACGAGTTGAAGGTAGTTTAGATTTAGAAAACACTCTTATTCAATCCTTAGGAAATCTCAAATACATTGGAGAAAATTTATGGTCAGAAAAAACACCTATTCAATCATTAGGAAATCTTGAACGAGTTGAAGGTAGTTTAGATTTAGAAAACACTCCTATTCAATCATTAGGAAAACTTGAAAAAGTTGAAGGTAGTTTAGATTTAGAAAACACTCCTATTCAATCATTAGGAAATCTTCGTTATGTTGGCGGTTATTTAGATTTACACAACACTCAAATCCAATCATTAGGAAATCTTGAATATGTTGGATCAGACTTAAATTTACAAAACTCTCCAATTCAATCTTTAGGAAAACTTAAGCGTGTTAGAGGACGGTTAGACTTAAGAAATACACCTATTCAATCATTAGAAAATCTTGAACGAGTAGGATGGGATTTAGATTTACGTAATACCCCTATTCAATCCTTAGGAAATCTCAAACGAGTAGGATGGGATTTATTCTTACAAAATACTCCTTTATCAAAACTTTCAGAAGAAGAATTAAATAGAATCTTAAGTAGGATAAGAATCATAGGAAAAGTACATGTTAAATAAACTAAACTTTAACAACATATTCATTCCACGTAAGGTAGATGAAATAGAAGAAAAAGAAAAAATGAGAATTCAAAAGATTCTTCAACAAGAAGTTATAGAAGGAGATTTAGATTTACATGGAATTAACTATATCGAAGATTTAGGAAATATTAGAGAAGTAAAAGGTAATGTATATTTACAAAACTCTTCTATTAAAAGTTTAGAAAAACTTGAGTATGTTGAGGGTTGTTTAGATTTACACAATACTCTTATTCAATCATTAGGAAATCTTGAGTATATTGGCGAAAGTTTATTCTCATCAAATACTCCTATTCAATCATTAGGAAATCTTGAATATGTGGGAGGGAGTTTAGATTTAGAAAACACCCCTATTCAATCATTAGGAAATCTTGAATATGTAGGAGGAAATTTATGGTTGCATAATACTCCTATTCAATCCTTAGGAAATCTTTGTTATGTTGAGGGTTATTTAGATTTGTCAAACACTCCTATTCAATCCTTGAGAAACCTTAAATATGTAAAGGAAAGCTTATACTTGCAAAATACCCCTTTATCAAAACTTCCAAAAAAAGAACTAAATATAATTTTAAACAAAATAGAAATTGAAGGAAAAGCATATGTTAAACAAACTAAACTTTAACAACATATTTATTCCACGCAAGATAGATGAAATAGAAGAAAAAGAAAAAATGAGAATTCAAAAACTTCTACAATCAGAAGTCGTAGAAGGAAGTTTAGATTTACAAGGAATTGACTGGATCGAAGATTTAGGAAACGTTAGAGAAGTAAAAGGTAGTGTATATTTACAAAACTCTTCTATTAAAAGTTTAGGAAATCTTCGTTATATTGGTGAAAGTTTATTAGTAGCAAACACTCCTATTCAATCTTTAGGAAATCTTCAATATGTTGATGGAGATTTATATTTATACGATACTTCTATTCAATCTTTAGGAAAACTTGAACGAGCAGGGCAGTCTTTATACTTATCCAATACTCCCATTCAATCATTAGGAAATCTTTGTTATGTTGGGGAAGACTTAGATTTACGTAACACTCCTATTCAATCATTAGGAAATCTTGAACGAGTTGAAGGTAGTTTAGATTTAGAAAACACTCCTATTCAATCATTAGGAAATCTTAAGTATGTTGGAAATTATTTAAATTTATCAAACACTCCTATTCAATCTTTAGGAAATCTTGAACAAGTAGGATGGAGTTTAAATTTAGAAAACTCTCAAATCCAATCTTTAGGAAAACTTGAGTATGTTGGAGGAGATTTATTCTTACAAAACACTCCGTTATCTAAACTTCCGAGAGAAGAACGAAATAAAATTTTAAGTAAGATAGAAATAAGAGAGGAAGTACATGTTAAATAAACTAAACTTTAACAACATATTTATTCCACGTAAACTTAATGAAATAGAAGAAAAGGAAAAAACGAAAATTCAAAAACTTCTACAACAAGAAATCATAGAAGGAGATTTAGATTTACGTGGAATTAACTGGATTGAAGATTTAGGAAATATTAAAGAAGTAAAAGGATATTTATACTTATACAATTCTTCTATCAAAAGCTTAGGAAATCTTGAAAGAGTAGAAGGTAGTTTAGATTTAGAAAGTACTCCTATTCAATCTTTAGGAAATCTTCATTATGTTGGAGGTAGTTTATGGTTGCAAAATACTCCTATTCAATCATTAGGTAATCTTAAAAGAGTCGAAGGAAGTTTAAACTTACGTGATACCTTTATTCAATCTTTAGGAAATCTTGAATATGTAGGATGGGATTTATTCTTACGCGATACCCCCATTCAATCCTTAGGAAACCTTGAATATGTAGGATGGGATTTATTCTTACAAAACACTCCTTTATCAAAACTTTCGGAAGAAGAACTAAATAAAATTTTAAGTAAAGTAGAAATCAGAGGAAGAGTATATGTTGAATAAACTAAGCTTTAACAACTAAAAAGATAGTCTATAAGGAGTATAAAAGAACATAAACTTAAATGTATTGTATTAAATATATTAGAAGGAGGTATATATTTATATAACTTAATTATACAAAGTATATAATATTTGTAAGAATTTATTATATTTACAAAATGTTTTTCTTTTATTTCTTTTCCATAGTAAAAACTATATATTAAATATTAAAAAAAAGAGATTTGGGATGAAGAAAAAATCAACTTCTTATGATTACATAGATACTTCTTTAGATCAACCTGAAGATAGAAATTTTGCAAATGAATTAGACGATGTTAAATTGAAAAGAGTAAATCCTAATCGCTATGATAAAAAGAAGGATTGGTATAATTACTTAAATGAGCATTTACATGATGATAACATATCGAACAGAAGTGACACCACTACTTTGAACAAAGGAGCAAGAAAAATAAAAACATCTCTATCTTTTAACAATCCAGGATTTATTCCGACTAATGAAGGTATGATGTTACCTGAAGATATTATTGACGAGCTTACTTATAAAAACTATGCTTATAATAGAAGAATATCTGACAAGGTTACTCCCGAAAGCTGGAAAAGAATGCTAAACCATGGGTTAGATCCTGTAAGGGACAAAGACATTATCGAAAAAAATAACGAAAAAGTAGATAGAATGGAAAGAAGATTTCAAAAAGAATTAATGTTAGAAAAAAACGAAGAGTAAACTAGTATGTCTTTAATTGGATTAACAAGAAGACATAAAGCTTGTAAAGTTTGTACTGTAATAACAGATGATAATGTTTTAAATCAACTTAATATTGATTTGATTTTATCAAGAAAAACTATAAAAGAAATTATTAATGAATATGGGAAGTATATTCCTGAGAATATACCACCATTAAATCATGTAAACTTATTAAATCATAAAAAACATTGTGATCCTTCTACAATTGCAGAAGAAATTCTCCGTAGAAAAAACCAACCTATTACTCCAGGTGATTTTGTTTCTATTCTATATGCAGAAAGATTTAAAGAGCGTATAGATAAACAAAATGTTTTACATGCAATATATAAAGAACGTATAAATAATATTCAATTCTTAAGAGACTTATTAGAGGATAAGCAAAAAGAGTATGAAAGATATAAAAGTAAAGAAGATCCTTTATCTAGAGAGGATGCTAAAAAAACAGAAAAAGAAATAAGAGAGATTATATCTCAAATTGATTCTATAGAAAGAGATATACAATCTGTTATTTTACAAGATATAAAAGTAGAAAAAGGTCCGGGAAATACTTATATAAACAACAATGTAGTAAACATATTTGAAAACGACTTAAAATCTTTTATGGACGAGTTTATACCACGTTTAGTTTATGAAGTATTATCAGATGATACAGAGAAAGCCAAAGAAGTTATATCTCTTATGAGCATGTTGTTAGATAAACATATTTCTCCTTCTATGAAAAAACTTAAAGAAGGTTCTATAGGTAATGTTACTCCTTTATTAATTACTTCAAATAGTCAGAGAGAAGGAATTGTTTAAAATAAAATAGTATTTATTAGGAAAAAATACTAAATATTAGTTAGTAAACATAAATATAACAAAAAAAATAGGAGTTTATAGAAAAATGACAAGAATACCAGAAACAAAAACAGTTGTATCTTACGCATATACAGTAAAGGTAAATGGTAAAGCAGTTGGCACACTTCAAACATTTACTCCATCAGGAACAAGAATGCTTGATCGAGTTCGTGAAATTATGAATGAAGAAAATGATATTGTAGAAATCGTTCCAGGAAGAACAGAATTTACTGCAACCATTGATAGATTAGAAACTTATGATGAAGCATTAATTCAAGCATTAGGATATGATAATTTTACGACACTAGATCAAATTACTACTCCTATTCAAATTATAGAAGAGATAAGTGGCCCGAATGGAAAACGCAGAACCATTCATTATGAGGATTGTTGGATACAAAGTGTAAACAAAACTATCAGAGAGGGTACCATTACTGTATCAGAATCAGTTACATTATGGGTAACTCGTGTACAAGTTTTATCATAAAAAAATAAGGATACAATAGCACATGGAAGAGTTTAGAAACACGTTAATGAGACAGCTTGAAGATTTAGCAGCACTTTCTGAAAGAAACGGCTTAATAGATGTTAAACCTTTTAAAGACTGGAAAGGAAGTAAGTATTGGTCAAATGCTATATTTAAAATGAGGTTATGTAATGCGGGTGAGGTTTTAGAAATTTCAAACTACGCAGAACAATTTTCTGGCGACTCAAAGGACCGTGCCATAAAAATAGAGACAGTAGCACGATCTATTTATGAAATAAATGGAATACCAATTGGGTCTCCAGACGAAGTATTAAAGTATAATCAAAAACATAATACTAACTTAACGAGAGTTGAGTATTTAAGAAATTGGGTAAAAGATTTAGAAACAATAGTTGTTGATACATTATATAGTGTTTATGTAGCTTTACAACTAAAACAAATTCGCTTAGTAATGGGAGAATCTCAATGCGCAACTTGTGGTAATGTATATGAAAACACTAACCTACCAGATAATAGTAAAAAGATAAAATACTCTACGAGCGAAATTATATGTGGAAAATGTATTGAAGAAGGAATAGACACAAAAGATTTTGACATTGAAGTTTTTAAATGTGAAAAATGTAAAAAGGAGTTTGAAAAATTTGAAGAATTTTCTAAACACAACGACACTTGTACAACAACAGACTTCGACACAATTTAATTTTGATGATATTACGAATGTCTTATTTTATAATAAAAAACCTGTTTATTTTATTACACCATTTAGGGATATAATAAAGTATCAAATAATAATTCCAACATATTTATCTTTATTTGATAAAAACACAAGTGATATTTATACAATATTAAAAAGTGCTGTACAAAACGACCGGATATACAATTATCTTTTAAAATTACCTGCATGGATGTTAGGAAGAGTTATTAAAGAATATAAAGAGGGAATTGAAAAGTGGGAAGATTATATTATTAATAACCTTGAAAAATATTGTGAAACATTTGAAAGCAAACTAAAATGGACTTTAGTCAAAACTACGGGGGTAAATACAGTATTAAGTCTGCCATTATCTTTAGAACAGTCTTTATGGATATTTTATTGTAGTAAGAATGATGAAAAAGAGAAAATAGAATTAATGATAAAACTAAGAGACAGTTTGTTACCTTGGATAAACCCAGAGTTATGGGACAAAGTACAAAAACAAAAGGAAAATGCAAGGTTTAACTCTGCTTACGAAAAAATACATAAACAAATATTAGAAGAGTTAGACATAATTAAGTAGGGTATATGGCAACTGAAGGAATAAAACCAGAAGATTTAAATAATCTCTCAGGAAGTGCAGAAAACTTAAGAGAAGGTTTTAAAAATGCGTCATTAGGAGCATTTACTCTTACAGAAGAAACTACTGGATTATTAGGAGTATTACAAGAATTAGGAAGTACCTTAGATTTTATTACAAGAAACCCTCTTGTTAGTTTTACATTTTTTGAGAAAATAGGAAGATCGTTACAAAAAGAAATTATTCAACATTTAAGAGAAGTTAAAAACTTAACAGATGCTCAAGTAGCATCTTGGAATAAATGGGCATCTGTAATTAATTTTACTACAAGCTCATTGTTATCATTTACTACAAAAGTAGCATATTTACAATCTCAATTAAGAGCAGGTACTATAGATTTAAGTAGGTACTTTAACTTAAATGCTTTGCCGTATGGCGCTCCTTTTGAAACTGTGTATCAAGTTCAACGAATGAGAGCATTACAGACTTTACAGTTAAATGCAGACTTTGCAAAGGCCAACGCAGAAATTAAACAAATGTTAGGGAGATTAATTACACCAGAACAGATTTCAAGCGTTACAGGAATGAGAGGACTAATGGCAAAAGAAGTATACGAAAATTTTATGAAACAAATTACTTTATACTCTCGTGCATATCCAGAAGCTAACATTCCACGACTAGCAGGAAGATTATATGAGGAGTATGGCGGTTTTGGAATGACTCCTCTTGCCGCAATAAATGCTGCTATGTATTTCTCGCGTATGGCAGCTTATGGTAGAATGATTCCAACCGCAGATGTTGGGGAAAATATGAATATTTTGTTAAGAACTGCAGAGTTGTATAAAAGTAGGGGATTAGGAGTAAAATCATTTGAAATGGCTCAAGCTTCAATATTAGGATTATCTCAAGTAAGAGGAGCGGGAGGAGAACCTTTACCTTTAACTTTAATTACTGAATTATTAAGTATGTATCCTGGCAGAGCTCCAGAACAAGAAATTTTAATGAGAGCCTTAGGAGTACCTTTAACACAAAGAGCACAATATTTAGGAACTTACGGTCCATTGTTTACAATTCAAGCATTACAAAAGTGGGCTAAAAGTAAAGGATTAGCAGGAATGCCAGGAAGTGAAGTTCAGGATATTGTTACAAGAGAATTAGGATCGAAGATGGGAAGATCTTATCAAGAGTTAATTACTTTAGCACAATTACCTGATATTACCTTTAAGGTACAAGATATAGAAAAAGTAGTTAAGAGTATAAATTCATTAAATACAGAACAAGTAAATTCATTAAAAAACTTTATACAAGGAATACCAGATAGACATGCAAGAGAACTAGAACAAAGAGAAAAGAGAGCTCGAAAATTACCAGACGTAATAGGAGGCTTTCTTGATTGGATTTCTACACAAGCTGCAGGGAAGGCAGAGGACTTAGGAATTTCTCCATTACTTTTACAATCTATAATCGGAGGTCTTGTTAGTGGAGCTCTTGCTTATACAGGAATTAAAGGGATAAAAAAACTTAAAGGAATTGCAGGGGCGCTTACAAAATCTGGTGGATTAAGAGACATTATTTTAGGAGGTAAAGTTGCAGGAGAGGTTGCAGAAGGAGTAGGAGGTAAGGTTGCTGGGGAAGTTGCAGAAGAAGTAGCAACAAAGGTAGGTACAAAACTCGGTTTAGGGGCATTAGGAAAAACAGTATCAAAATTCTTTGGACCAATAGGTGCTATACTTGCTGTTTATGATATAGTAGATTTATTAGTTGATTCAATAAATAGACAAAGTGAGTTAACACAAGCAGAGAGAGAGTATAAAAAGATTGAAGAAGTATCAAAAGGAATAGGAACTACACCAGGTAAGTTTTTTAGATCTCCTCAAGGTTTCAAATCTCTTAGTAAATATATGACTACTCCTTCAGTATCAGACGCAACTGGAGTTAGTCTTGGCAAAGAGCTTAGTAAATTAGATACGACAAGAGAAGATGCTTTATCTGCTTTAAAAGACAAATCTTCTTCTGGTACATTAAATGTTATATTTTCAACTTCCTCTGGAATAAATCTTGGAGAAACAATAGCTGAGATAGGAAAAGAAACATTTATTAATATAAACATTGGCGCAATTATAAATTCAATGTCAGGAAGATCTTAATATGTCAAGAATATCAATGAAAATATACAAAGTTCCAGTAGTTCCTTCATCTGAAATAAAAACAAAATTAAATTCTCAGAATTACTTAATAGGAGTTACAGAAGCAGATATAGTAAAGAAAGAAGATGACTACTTACATATTACTCTTACTCCTAATAATTTTTCTTCAAATGATGCATCTAAGATATTTCTTAGTTCTTCAATGCCGATAGATTGTGTAGTACAAAAGGATAGTGTAACAAACGAGTATTACGTACTCTTAACGGAAACTAATACAAAATATTATATACCTAAGAGTTTTGGTGTTGAAAGAAGAGAATTCGATCAAATCTTTGAATTCTATGTAAATCCAATAAGAGTAACTCCTATTTATAGGAAGATATATAACGAAATTAGAACAAGAGGAGGATGGGAGGTACAACACTGGGGAAATGCGTTAACAGAATTAAAAGTAGATTGTATAACTGGAGGGATGTTATTAAAAGAAGATGGTTCTAAATTATCTAAAACTGAATCTATCGTAGAATCTCAAGCGTGGAAGAAAGTACAAAAACTAAGACAGATATATGAAGAAGATCATAAGTATAGAAATCAACCTTTAAAAAGTTTACTTGGCATAAATTATTATGATCTTTTTTTGATAGGCTTTTTCACAGAGTTTAGCGGGCCGATAGCAGATGCTGAAAAACCTTATCTTATGACATTTGGGTTTACATTCAAAGTATTAGACTATATGCAGTTGGATACTGCATATATGTAAGTTTTTGAATATAGGAGGTTAAAGAAAAATGAGAATTTTAAAGTTTAGTTATAGCTATACACAACTTAATGAAGATAGTATAAAAGAAGGAAAATTAAAGATTGGAGACTATGTAACGCCTACTACTACAATTGTATCTCCGGAAGAAACACTTGCTGTATATCCTGGAGAATTTTACAGAGTAGTAGAATTTTTACCTTCTAAATACAAAGGAGGGTTTGTAATTGATGTTGAAGGAAATAAATGGGGGTTTTGGTTTTCAAAAGAAGGATTAGGTGAGTACTTTCAAAAGGTAGAAATGTCTAAACAAGACAAGATGGAAGTAACATATGGAGAACTTCCTTACAAGATTTTACAAACATTAAATGAAAAAGGGTTGTTATCTCTCGACAACATTGTAGAGATTGTTTTAAATCAAAAATTAAGTGTTCCTCCTGAAAATGTACGTAAAGTAAAAACAGAAATTATAAAAGCAGTTTATGCTTTACAAGAATTACAATTTATTGCTCCTACTGTTGTTGTAAAAGATGGTCAAAAAACATATATGATTACTCCAAAAGGAAAACAATATTTAAAAGCAGATTAAGATTATGTCGTGGCAAAACATTACACATTATTATCCTAACGCAATGCTCATATTTGTTTCGTCTTATCAGAAAGATAGCAATAATTTATCATCTGTAGTATTTTCTAATTTAGGAGACGTTAAGGAAATACAATCTATTCGTGTTTCTTTAACAGTAAAGTCATCTCCTGGAACTTTAAGCGCCACAATAGTTAATACAGGTAAAAAGTTTTTTAGAGAAGACGATCCAGAAAAGGAAATTCCAATATTATATAACTATAGTAATAAAAAGAAAAAAATAAATGTGTATGCAAATATCTCATCAAATTCGCAACTTATGGATTCTTTCAGAACAGTCTCAGAAGAAGAGCATAGTAATTTTTATGAATTCAGTAGTTACGATGAATGGGAAAAGTATGAATACATAATTCTTGAAGATAAAGAAACTCAATTAAGATATCCTCTTTTTAATACAAGAAATTCATTAGGTAAAGTTCAAGAATATTGGACATATGATATAGACGGGAATATAATTGTTATAAAAGATATTAATCAGATAAAACAAAAGGTATCGGGAGAAGAAATTCTTATAAATGTTAACAATAGTACGAGAGTATTTATTATATACAAGTATAATAATCAAGCGTTTACTACTACATACAAAGATATTGATGTACAAGGTAAAGGGAAAAAGTATGAAAGAGGAAGATGTAGAATCGAACCGATGGACAGAGTAATTTGTTATATGTCAAAAAGGTTTGATAATCGAAAAGTATCTGATATGATTAGAGTATTTACAGGAGTAGTAGATAGTGTAGAAGACAGCTATAGTGGAGACCAAGAACTTTTAAATATCCAATGTACAGATGTTACTAAGTATATGAAACTTTCTTACATAAATGTAAATCCCGCATTGTTACTTGACAAAGCAACTGATATTAATCAAACTCCAGATCAAAAACTAACTATTTGGACTAGTATACTAAAAGGACTTAGGGCTCCAGATATCATACGTTTAGTAACTTTAGGACATAAACATTTATCTAAGAAAACATCTCAAACACAATCTATCGATGGTATTGGATATTATGATGCTTCAAATGTTCCCAAAATAGGAACTCGTATTAGATTTAGTCCAGAAGACAATTCCTTTATAGAAGTAACTCAAGATGGTAATAGAAAGAAAATAAGTTTTAAAGAAGCATTAGGGGCGTTGTTTACAACAAGTACTGTTCATATAGTAGATCCTTTTAATAAAAACACTCATTTGAAAGGATTTCGCCCATACGAAATTTCTTTATCATTATCTTGGAGTTACTATCAAGGAGAATGGAAAACGAGAAGAGAAATAGCAGAAAGAGTTGCAGAAGATAGTCATTTTAACTTTTATGCAGATCGTAATGGGGAAATTTGGTTTCATCCTCTAAGGTTTGACAACTCTTGGATTTTTGCGTGTGAAGATCCTAGAATTTATATTATTGACACAGACAGTATAATAAGCTATGGATTTGTAGAATCAGATCAAAATATATACTCTACTGTTTATGCTTCTACCGAACCAGATTTTGCTTATGAATCTTTGCAGTCATTAGGGTGGTATGCAAGAACAGTAAGAGATGATGGAGTTACTATGAAATATGGCCAAAGATTTTTTACAGTTCACAATCCTATTATAAACACTAAAGATAAAACGGATAAAGCAATCATTGCATTTGCAAAATCAGTTTTGCAAAGATTACTTGCAGGAAGGTATCAAGGACAAGTTACAATAGTAGGTAGACCAGAGATTGATCCTGGCAGACCTGTATATATTCCATTAGTTAATAGAGTTTATTATGTAGAAACAGTTGAACATAGTTTTTCTTTTGGTAGTCAATTTACTACTACACTAAGTTTAAGTTATGGAAGAAAACCATGGGAATATTTACCAGAGATTATTTCTTTTTCGGAAAGCGACGAGATTTACTTAGTTGATGCACACGTTTATCAATATGTAGAAACCTTAACTAACGAAGCAAAGAAAAATGTCAAAAATCCGAAGTAATAGAGATATTAAATACGTAATAATTCAGCATACTGGAGATTCTATTCCTATAACTGCAACAGAATTAAATCAATATCACTTACAGATGGGAGATTATGGACCTCCTTATGATATTATAATAGATTCTTTTGGTAATTTATCTTTATCTCAACGGTGGACAAGATCTCAAAAAAGAGAACTATTAGAAGTAAACGCATCTTTTTATAAAATTTTTTACTACAAAGAACATTTTTACATAGATATATTACCTATATATTATCAAGACAAAAGTTTAGTTATTGGAGTTATAGGAGATTTTGATAATGTTAGGCCTAATTCTTTTATTTATAATACTTTAGTTAAAGTTTTAACTGAGATAAATAATAATTTAAATATTGATTTATACACTGACCTACTTTATTATTATGAAATATATAATACTACTTCTCCAGGAGTTTTCTTTTTTGATAAGATTAAACTAATTAAAGATGTAACAAAAGCTAAAAAATCAGTATTTATACCTTATATTTATAAGAAAGAAATTGTTGATACTGGAGGAATTATTGATAAAGAACAATCTAAGGAAGAGGATATAAGTGGAGTTTTACTATATGAAGATAATACTATAATGTTTAGTGAAGATAATACATATATACAATTGGAGTAATAAAATATGGCAGTAACAGGAAAAAAATTATCAGAGCTTGAAAAAATACAAGATTCTAGTATAAGAGAATCTTTACATCTAAAATATGTTCCAGTGCTTGATACTACTCGTTCGTTAGACTCAGCTAAAAATGTTACTGTGAATTTGGATAATTTATTAAGTGTAATAATAGATGACGAAAATTTATCTTATAATAGAAGTTGGAGTAGTTACAAAGTAAGAGATTTATTAGAAGTTAAAGCAGATAGATCATATGTACAAAGCATCTATGATTCTTTGATAAACGAACTGAATTCAAAAGCAACTAAATCATATGTAGACAATCTACTTTTAGGTATATCATGGCAAAATCCGGTAATTAATTTTGTAACACAAGCACAATTAAACTCTTTATCTCCACAAGAAAATGATAGATATATTATTACTGATGGAACAAATATTAATAAAATCGCTATAAGACAAGGAGGAAGTTGGGTATATGTAACTCCTCAAAACAACTGGGCAGTAGTAAGATCAAGTAACAATTCTATTTATGTATATAACTCAAATTCTACAGATGCAATTAAGTGGATGAGTTTACAAGGAGTTGCCCCACCTCCATATAATCCTTATAAATATTTTACGTTAACTACAAATATGAGCGCAGGGGATCTTGTAGTATTGAATACAAATGGTACGATTTCAAAGATTACTTATAATCCTATTACTTTTATTTCTAATTTGGCTCCTAGTAATGTAAATGATAGTGTATTTATGCTATCTGTTATAGGATTACAAAATGATGTATTTGTTTATACTTATCAAAGAAACGTTTCTTCTAGTGACCGAAGAATTATAACTAATGTAGTTCAGATTTCAGGAGGGTCAATAACTATTGGGAGTAATCCTCTTATTAGTTATTTTAATGATACGCTTCCTGACGCAAAATTATCAAAATATGATTCGAGTACAGGAGCATTATTTATAAAATATTTTATGGGATCACCTGCAACTATTGATACTATAAGAGTAAGCTTAACTCTTTTTACAACAAGTGGTACATCAATAATAACTCAGCAAAGCATAAGTCTTAGTTTAACCTCTGGATATTTGAATGTTGCACGAAACAGTCTTGCAGGAGCTGGAACTTCTAACTCAGCATTAAGTTTTGGAGGATATAATCCTAATTTTGGAATATATCTTTCAACAACAGAATTATTTGATAAAGTAGTTTGGACTACTAAAAATAATATGAATGTTGCACGTTACGGTTTAGCAGGAGCTGGAACTTCTAACTCAGCATTAAGTTTTGGAGGAGATAGTTCTACAGGATATGTTGCAACAACAGAATTATTTGACGGAATAAGTTGGACTACTAAAAATAATATGAATGTTGCGCGTGAAAGTCTTGCAGGAGCGGGAACTTCTAACTCAGCATTAAGTTTTGGAGGATATCCAGGTTATAGAACAACAGAATTATTTGACGGAATAAGTTGGACTACTAAAAATAATATGAATGTTGATCGTGAACGTCTTGCAGGAGCGGGAACTTCTAACTCAGCATTAAGTTTTGGAGGATATCGTGCTGGTGCTGTTGCAACAACAGAATTATTTGATGGAACAAGTTGGACTATTAAAAATAATATGAATGTTGCACGAAGCGGTCTTGCAGGAGCTGGAACTTCTAACTCAGCATTAAGTTTCGGAGGAATAGGGGGTACTAGAACAACGGAATTATTTGACGGAACAAGTTGGACTACTAAAAATGGTATGTATGTTGATCGTTACGATTTAGCAGGGGCTGGAACTTCCAACTCAGCATTAAGTTTCGGAGGACATGGTTCTGAAAAATATCTTGCAGCAACAGAATTATTTAATGGAACAAATTGGCATGATCTTTATAATTATACTCTCAAACCACAATTTTTTGATCGTTTTAATACAGTAAAATTATTTCCGTTATCAAGTAATAAAGTACTTTTATCGGTAGGAAAAGCTTTTGCTTCCTATAATCTATCTCCTTTTAGTTTTGATAATTATTATCTTTATATAGATAACAATACTTACGCATATGTTATAGACGCTCTTAACTCTACTACTTTTGTTACTTATAGAACTTCTTCTAATAATCACTATGTAAGTATAATACAATACTTAAATAATGACTTAGTATTTGATCCATCATTATTTATGTTTGAAACAGGAGTTACATTATCTAATGTAAGAATAAAAAGGTTAACCGATATTTCTTTCTTATTAGTATATTCTAAAAGTGGGGTGTATCATTTTAGAATAGGTGTAATTAGTAGTGGTCCTAATATAAGTTTTACATCTCCTATAATTCTATCAGGAGTTTCTAATGTTTATGATGTATGCGTTCTTTCTGAATCTACATTTATAGTATATCATCCATCTGGAATAGTTCCAGGAAACATAGATTCTCAAAATCAAATAGAATTTGGTTCTAATATACCTTATAATTCATCTTATATAAGTTCTTCCTACAATGCTGGTACTACTATATCTCCTACGCTTAGTGCATTTGTATATTCTTCTGGGTCTATTGCTAAAGGTTATGGGATAGTTTATAGTCAACAAACTATGGGGAAAGTAGTTGGTATCTTACAAGAGAGTGGAAGTGCTGGTCAAAGTAAACCAGTAGCACTTTTTGGGGATATAAGCAAAGTACATAGTGGACTTGTTCCTGGAAGTACTTACTATTATAATATTAATACTGGTAATGGTTTAACTACTACAAAAAATGATTATCCTGCTGGGATGGCAATTAGTCAAACAGAATTAAAAATAATGTATCAAAAACAATAAGGAGAATCTTTTATGAATATTGAAAATGCAGTAAACATTATTAATACTTCTAATTTATTAAAAGAAAATGAATTACAAGATATCTTAAACTTGAAAGAAGAATTAGCAGAAACATTTGCTAAATCTCAAGTTTTTAGAACTCGAACAGAAATGGAAGTTTCTGTTTTGAATGACTTACATTTTCCTACTCATGCTGCTAAATACTGGCAAGCAGTAAGAGAACAAAACGTACATTTTACAGAGTTAGTAGAATTATCTTATGAGTATAGAAGAAAATGTATTGAAATTAAGAAGTTAAAAAGAAAGTTAGAAAAAGAAGAAGATGATTTAGAAAGAGAACTTATTCAAATTGACATAGAGAGAGAAGAATTTCATTTAAGACAAATGGAAAAAGTTGCAAGAGACAGATTAAGAGAAGTAAAGGAGTGGAGCGATATAAAGAAGAGAGAAATGAAACATATGACAAAAGAAGAACTGGAAGATGTAAACAATCATCAGTTAATTAGTTATACCAAGAGGTTTATACAAGAAGCAATGTTAATAGATTCTAATACTGAAGTTGCAGTAAAGATAAGTATATTAGGACATTTGAAGAATGCTTTGCAAGAATGTATAAGAAAAGAAGTATTGAACGAAGTACTAAAAGATCTTCCAGATAATCAAAAACTGTTTTTAGCGGAAGTCTTAAACTCTGAAATGAAGCAAGATAAAATAGAGGAAGCTTCTATAATAGAAGAAATAAAATTATGAGATTTCGAAAGCAATATTTATCCGACATAACTTCTACTATAGTACCATCTAATTTAAACAAACACGCAAGGTTAGCTCAAGTTATAAGTGTAGAAGCAGAAAAAGGAGTGTGTACAATAAGATTTCTCGATACTCCTAGTACACGCTCTGATGTTATTCTTGTACAGCCCTCCTCTGGAATATTCAACATCCCAGAGGTAGGCAATATTGTTATAGTTGTATTTGATAAATTTGAAAGGCCTTATATAGTAGGATATATAAATTTAGGACACGAAAGCAGAGTGCGTAAATTAAATACATTGCCAAAATTTAAGCCTGGTGAAAAATTTTTTGAAGCAGGGGGTTCTTACTTTTATATAAGAAAAAATGGAAATATTATAATATCTACTTTAACCGGGAATTATCTAGAAATAGAGAACACTTCAGGATCGTTAAAGTTTGAAAGTGTAAACTGGAAGGTTATTACAGAAGGAGGAATATTATATTTTGGAATTGTTAAAAGGCTTGTAAAGGATGAAAAAGGTAATCTTGAATACAAACCAATAACATCTTTTAATGGGGACGCTTATACAGAATTAAGCTTAAAAGTTATAGAAAAAGCGGATGGTTCTCTTGGAATTGATCCAAATGCTTCTCCTTTAATTGAAATGACTTTAGGAACTTTAGTTGATAAAGAAGGAAATGTAGTAGATAAAAATTTAAACAAAACTTTATACTCAAATAAAGAAGTACTTTTACATTTAAAGTTAAAAAATGGAGTTCAAATTGATATAGATAAAGAAGGAAGATTAAGTATAAAGAACATGAAGATAAATATAAATGAAGGAAGTGTTGATTATGATGATCCAGATATTGCATTAGGATTAGAAAAAAACAACGCATTATTAGGTACAAGAGGACAACATGTTGCAAGAGAACATGATGAAGTTACTATTCCTATAAGTACACAATTTGAATCTGTAGAACATAAAACATTATCTGAAAAGAACCTTCAAAATTTGAATGCTTTGCAAACTTTAGCTATGTCAATTATTTCTCCTATGGGACCATGTTTTCTAAACCTCGGAGTTTTAGGGGTAAACAATAGTTTAAAAGGAGAAATAACATCTGGTGCAAAAGATGTTATAGTAGGAGGGGAGTAAATGACACCTGCAGAGTTATTAGCTCAAAAAATAACAGAAAGTATATTAAAGCAAGATGCGGGGGCGGGAAAAACTATAGGAGATTTAACTGAAAATGATAAAAGTGGCTATATTTATAACTCGTGGCTTAATATTTGTAAACCTTTAGTTCAATATTTAGGGGCTTCTGGATCAGTATCTGGGTTTATTTTATGGGGAAGTATATTAGGAAGTATATCTGATCAAACTGATTTATATGAGATATTAACTACTCTTCAAAACGTAGATAATAATCTACAAAACCAAATTACTTTAGTTTCAGGTTCTCTTGTAACTGAAATTCAAAATAGAATCAATGCTGATAATAATTTACAAAGTCAAATCAATCAATTAGTTATAAGTGGAGGCATAAGTACTGGTGAAAATTTAGGTAGTGGAGAAGGAATTTATATTGGTAATTTTGGTTCTATACTACGGTTTAAGACACTAAAAGGTTCTGGAAGTATAAATGTAAGTACAATTGGAAATGAGATTATAATTGATGGTCAAGATTTACAAAACCAAATTACTTTAGTTAGTGGATCATTAACTACTGAAATTCAAAATAGAATCAATGCAGATAATAATCTACAAAGTCAAATTACTTTAGTTTCTGGTTCTCTTGTAACTGAAATTCAAAATAGAATTAGCGGGGATAATAATCTACAAAACCAAATTACTTTAGTTAGTGGATCATTAACTACTGAAATTCAAAATAGAATTAGCGAGGATAATAATTTACAAAACCAAATTACTTTAGTTTCAGGTTCTCTTGTAACTGAAATTCAAGACAGAATTAATACTGATAATAATCTACAAAACCAAATTAC